ATACCTTCTTAAGATATGCTTCTTCTTTACTTAGCATAAACTCTCTAGCATAGCCTCTTGCAGAGTCTTGATTGTTACTAGCAGTCCAATATACTTCTAACGTATAGTCTTTATCATAAAGTATCTCAGTAAGTGGTATATCGTAACTTAATAAGTGTACTGGATCATCATTAGCTTGCCATACTATACTATCTCCATATTTTAATATCCATGTCGTAGTCATATGTCTATCATCTTCTAAGTACTTTACATTAAACGTATTAGTTATTCTAGCTTTTACTATCTTATTATCAAAATCTGTTTCAGCTACTACAGTAGGTGTATTGATTATAACTGCTGGTACAGCACCAGTATTTACATTTATAACAGCTTCTTTACTCTTAACTTGGTTATTAGCACTATATTGTACACCTAATGTATAGTTTTTACCATATGTAATACCTAACGCTTTATGCATTCTTACTTTTATAGTTCTACTATTAGGATCACCAGGGTTAACAATATCACAACTTATAGTAGTCTTGCTAGTAACAGGATTAACTTGTACTTCTCTTTTAGCATCTGGTCCATATGAGAATGTAGTTTCATTTCTTCTAGCATTAGTTTTAAGTATTGTAGTTACTAATTTACCACTATCATCCTTAATAGTCCATACAGTATCTTTTTGATCATTATTCTCTCTATTAGCAGGTGTATATACATAGTTACTATTCTCTATAATCCAATACATTTCATTATTACTTATAGGTTCTATAGTAACTCTAGGTACTGGAGTATCTATTATACCTAATGGTATATAGAACTCTTTCTTAGGTAGATATACTTTACCTAATGGAGTATCAAAACTTAACTCTGCTATATAATCTTCGTTATATCTAAACCTACCTACATTAACAACATCTAATGTTCTTCTATACTTACTAGTGTTATTAGGATCAGAGTCTTCTGGTGTCATACCTATATGCCAATCTATACCGCCATTCATAGGTATAGCATTCATATCAGGATTTAAACCTAAACCTTTATTCTCTAATTGCTTATATACTAATAAACTATTATATTGTTTATTCCATATAGATAAATAGCTTTTAAATATAGGATTTATATTAGGAGAGTTAAATAAGCTACTATTAAGATTACTATTAAATGTATTAGGTTTAATACTAAGTTTACTAAGATCTCTAGCATCTACTGTAGTCTCTGCTATTACTCTTATATCTGGTTTAAAAGTAGTTTTAAATAGTTCTGAGTTAAACTTATCTCCTACTATATAAGCTTCTACTTCTATCTCTTGTTCATTTACATTAGGTATCTTAGCGGGGCTATGGTTAAACTCTGTATTATTAGTACCATTATAACCAAACATCTTAAATATATCATTAGTGCTAAATGGTATCTCCATAGCTTCTCTATATTTACCAGCGTGTCTAGTATCTAGTTCGTTAAAAGATTCTATCTCTGTAGTCTTATTATAGATTCTATAAGCTATAGCTTTTACTTTATCAACTTGATTAGCTATTTCATATGTACTAAATCTCATAACAGCAGTACAGTTAGTACTATTATAGTTCATAGTGAACTCTGTAGGTACTGTAGAACTTACTACAGGTACCAACCTTAACATAGCTCTATTAGATTCAAAGTTAGTACTATAGTAGATACATTCTATAGTATGTACTACACCAGTAGCTAGTATTAAAGAAGTTATATCTAAAGATGTAAAATCCTTATTACCTTTAAAATCATATCTTACTATACGTCCTGATATAGGATGTGTACAAACTAATCTCCACCAAGTAGCTGTATGTAGTTCATCACTATTAGTAATAATAAACTTACTACCACGTACTATATGTTTACCACCAGTATATTCATAAGCTAATTCTGGTTTCTCTATATGTATATCTATAGTTAACCAGCTATACTTATTAGTTTTACTTCTAGGTATTCTAATGTTATTAGTATTGAATACTACTTCTACAGTATAGGTTTCATTAACAGTTAATGTATCTTTAGGCAGTGTTATAGAAGTAAGATTAGTTTCATCATCTAGAGAACTAAATACAGTATTGTTAGTAGAATCTTTTACTTTCCAACTAGTAGACCTATGCTCTATCTTACCTACTTTATCTTCTCCAAACGCTATAAACTTACTAGTGCTTATAGTAGGATTAAACTTATTATCAGATACTGTAATAGTAACTGGTCTTATACCATATGGAGGTGTAGTATAGTGTAATAGATCAGACCATGGTGACATAATTTCATTACTTCTAAATCTATAGCGCACATAAACTTCTTTATTATCTTCAGCTACATTAGGTAACCAGCTAGTTAATCCAGATTCGTCTGTAGTACTATCTAGAGTATCTAATGGTTCTTCCATATTCTCAGTACCGAATGCTTCCCAATCAGTACTAGTATGTTTACCTACGAAATATGGAGATGTTCTATAGCTAGCTATCTTAAGTGGTCTATCCCAGTTATCTTCGTCTGTAATACCGCCATTATTCTCTGTAATATCAGGTTTAAGTATCTTATTGATCTCTAAGCCTAAATCAATATTTTGTATATTCTTATCTATAGATAGATCAGTTAGTAGATAACCAGATTTATCAGGTAGGTTAATAATAATATCTTGATCTGTATGTACTACATCAAGATGTTTAGTCTTAGTAGTAATACTATCTTTAAAATTAATTTTACCCATAAGAGTATCCTTATTAGTAATTTATTTAATCTACTAAGGTATACTAGGTAGATCATGCATTTTTAACCTTACTTTAAAATAAAAAAATAAAGATATAGAGGATAGAGTTCTATACAGAACCCTATCCTAGTATTAAATACTGCAGCAACATTATATTACTGCAGTATATATTATTAGGCAGTATTGACTACTGCGACATAGTCTTCTAGTTTAAATAGATCGTTATAAAAACTTTCTACATAACCAGCAGACTGTTCTCTTCTTTTACGAAACTCTGCAAAGTTCGTAGAAGACATTAGAAGATTATCTTCATAGTTTATTTTTAATAAATTACGTAAGATAATCTTCTAATGGTACACCAAGTTTATTATGCAACATATGTATACATCGGCATAATGCTTGCTTGTAGTCCATTACAGTCATACTTTATACCTCCTTTCTATAGGATTAAGAAGGTAATATAGTTCGTACCTATACTATCCTTCTATATGTATAATATATAACTGTTTTAACGTCACTTTGATACCTAACAGTATCAAAGTGACTATATCTTTTTATGCGTGATTGATAACTAGAACCTATATAGGAGAATTTGAATGTTAAGAAATAAATATAAAATTGGTAGAGAGTCTATAGAAGATACTGATATTATAGAGAATCCGGTAGAAGTAGAATCTGATGTAAACACTGCAGATGCTGTAGATCCTAATGAACTACCAGTAGAAGATCTTCTACACTATGAAGAAGATATGGCTACTATACAAAAGTTAGATTTTGATATTAGTCAAGTAGTAGATGCAGCTGATGAAGGTAATGAATTAGCTAAAGAGGTTACAGAAGGTTTAGAAAGAGCAGCAGATCTTGTAGCTGGTAAAGCTGAAAATGATCCTATAGACGCTGTAGCTACACAAGAGTCTCTTAAGTACTTATTTAAGAGAGCTGGGTTAGAATATAACCCTAGTAAGTTTAACTTAGAAGATGCTACTAGTAATTTACAGTTAGCTAACTCTATTAACCTAGAGTTCTTTAAAGAGCTTGCTACAGGTATTAAAGAAGGTGCTGTTAAAGTTTATGAATATTTAGTAGAACTATTAACTAAACTATGGAAATATATATCTGGTATATTCTATAAAGAAGGTAAGAAGTATTTAGATATTAAAGTTTATAATAATGGAGCCGCTGCTTATGTAGATTTAACTGGTAAAGGCGATTTCCTTAAAGGTGAAAAATCTCTTAAAGTAGAGAACTATGTAAGAATGCTAGCTATATCTAAATCACTAACAGATGGTATAGCTAACTATACACTATTGACAGGTATAGGCGGTATAGTAGCTGTAATAAGAAAAGGTCTAACAGATATAGAAAAAGCTGATGAAGCTAATAGTAAAAATGTAGTATATAGCTTTAATAAAAATCTAGTAGATAGCTTTGATGCTGTATTTAGAGAGCACTATAATGTTATTAGTAACTTTATATACCCAGAGTATCAACAAGAGGTAAATAGCCTTATTAACAAAATGGGTAAAGGTAAAGATGAAAAAGTATTCTATATAGGCTATAGTAATACTACTGGTGAAACACTAGCTGTATATACTATGGAGATAGTTTACGTAGGTAAAGATAGAGATGAAACTGGTGTAGCTACTATAGTAATTAGAAACTATAATATAGATAGTCCTAAACTAAAAGATAATACAAATACTCAACTTGTATTAGAAAGAGCTGGTGAAGCATTAAGAAAACTTAATAATGTAGGTGGCACTATTAAGTATGGTCAAAATACTGTAGATGAGTTTAGAAATGTTTCTAAAGTATTTAGAGACTATGTTAAAACTTTATCTACAGTACGTACTGATCCTATCTTATTAGGTGTATCTAATAGTGTTAATAATATGTTAACTAACCTAGTTAATCTAACAAGAGTAATTTGTGCAAATGGTATGGCAGAAAGAGATTTCTTTAAAGAGATAAGCGAAGTAGATGTTATAATAAATACTAAACGTTAATATACTAGAGTAACTCCTACTAATGGAGTTACTCTAGTTATTTTAATTTATACCTAGTTCTATAGGTATTCAAAATCTCTGATTTTAAGACTATCCTATCTATATAGGTAGGTATGAAATTTATTGTTATATAAAAATAATAAGGAGAGCTATATGAAATTTAAAGATTTCACAACTGGTAAAGTAAATCTAGAAGATATAGATACTGTAATAGAAGAACCAGTTGATGTTGAACCTACTGTTATAGAACCTAGAGTTAGGATAGCAGATGTTGTTAATAAAATAATGGAACAAGAAGCTAACGCAGCTGCAGAAGATAGTAAAGTTATAGCTACTGTAGTAGAACCTGCTATAAGTAATAGTTTAACAGCTAAGACTTATAATATGTCTACAGATGTTAAATCAGCTCGTACTGCTATAAGTATGAAACTAGATGATCTAGCTATAGTTATTACAGAACTATTAGATATAGTACGTAAGTATCAACTAGAGCCAGAGACTATAAACGAAGCTGCTCTAGCAGAGTTTAAAGCTAAACTTAATGTACTTAATAGTATGGCTGGTACTAGCTTTAATACTGATATAAACTCTGAATCTGATTTTGAAGGTTATGTAGAGCTTATGACCAAGATACTTACTAACGTAGCTGAAGATATTTCTATATTAAAATCAGAGTTAGCTACATTTGTATCTAAAGTTATATCAGAGCTTAATGGACTTAAAGTAGAAAAATATAAAGAAGTAGTAGCTAAGACTCTAGATGATATTAAAGCTCAACCAGCTAAAGTTGTTACTGTAGCTGATCACATACTAGAAGCTGTAGCTGGTATGGAGAATATAACTAGAGAAGCTCTTATAGAGAATATTAAACACCATGAGTATATTATATCAGGTGCTAATGAAACTGAAGGTACTATGGAAGATAATATCTCTATGGATACTGGATTAAGAGATGAACAGATAGATAATATAGTAGCTGCTGTAGAGTCTTATATTAAAGTAGCAAATAGTAACCCTATAGTTAAAGTAGCTTTAACTGGTGGTGACCTTAGTAAAACACTAACTTCATTTACTGTTAACCTATTACCTAAACTTAATAGTGTATATAAAGGTATATTAGAGATACTAGGTAAAGAGAACTTTGAATCTGAAGTTGGTAATAGTACTGATAATGTTAAGAATGAAATAAATAAACAATTAGTAGCTCTAGTAGATCTTACTGTAAAAGATGAAGAGTCTAATATTACTTATGTACATCATAAAGATGGATTCTATAGTGTAGAAGGTAATAGCTTAGTAAAAGAGAACTATCCTATTACTAAAGTACCTAACTTAAGCTATGATAGATTTACTACTATAGCTACTAGTATGGAAGTAGTTAATACTCCATCAGATGTATTAGTAAGCTTTCCAGATACTATAGTAAAACTATTGAAATCAGATGCTTTTGAAGTAACTGATACTAAACAACTGTTCTCTGTGAATGTAGCACTAGGTACTATATTAGGTCTAGTAGGTCTATATAGAGATGAAGTAGTATATGGTATATATGGTTTACAGAAGTCATTATCAGAGTTAGGATTAGCATATCTTAATATTATATTAACATTGAAAGGTAAGAGCAAATGAAACTAGGTAAATATGTTGGTAATAATATTAAAGTAGAAACTAAAGTAGATACTAGACTTAACGCTGAAGGTTTACAAGATATAGTATTTGGTAGAGAAATAAATCAAGAAGGTATATTAGATACTATTAAGAGTTGGTTTAGTAAGCAAGAAGAGAAACCAGAAGAAATTACATATACGCTAGGCGTACGTGACAAAGCTGGATTACTAACTAAGAAAGATTTTAGCAAAGCCTACTGTTTTCCAGCTAATAACTTATTTCCTTATATCTATAACTTTCTATTTAAACAGCCATCCGACGTTAAGAAATATGTAGAAGCTGTTGCCAATAACCTTAATAACCTATTAGCGTTAACCAGTAAACCTGGCATAGTAGAACCTTTAAAAGTAACAAAAGCTTTAAAGGATGTAAATCAGTTTTTAAGTAATCCTAAATTACAAAAGAGTACTAACGAAAATATAATCTATAGCTTAGGTTATATCGATTTAAACACTAAGCAAAAGCAGATGAATATAGATACAGCTGCTATGGAAATAAAGTTTAAAGTGAACAACGATAGCAAATACCCTATAATTTATCTAGAGGCTGAATACGCACAAAAGGTAGATCGCCTAGAGATGAAGTTAAATCCAGAGTGGTTATCGCAATATAGCAACTATTTAGATCCGAGTGTAGTAAAGACTTTAGTAAATGACTATAAACAATATAAAGGTACATATTTAAAACTAGATAAGAAGATACCAGAAGAAGTACGTAAAGACTATATATATAAACTACCAGAAGTTTATCAAAAAGTTTCTGATCTAATAGACGATAATTCTTGGAATGATGAACTTGTAAGCGCTATGGGTAGAATGGTAGATGCTATAGAGTTTATAGAAGATATGGTAGATGCTATAGCAGAATTATCTATTGTAGATGACGGTTCAGTTCAAGAACTAATTACAGAACATAACCTTAAGAAGGCATAACGATGAAGATAATAAGACTTAATAAAGAATCTATAGAGAATGAAGTTACTGAAGTGCCATCTGAAGTAACTCTTAACCCTATAGAATCGGATCAAGCTATAGAGATAGCTAATAACAACCCTACTACATCAGAGTTAGATAGTAGTACTAGCTATGATAATGTAAATAAGATAGCTAGCGATATAGACGATAATTTTCTTACTATAGACGAGATACAATCTGCTACTAAGAGTATTAAAGCAGCTATAGGACAAGATGAAGATCTACCTGTACGTATTATGCGTAATACTGAAGCTCTTAAGATAGCTTATAGTAAACTAGGTATAAAACCATTAAGCATATCTAGAGAAGATATAGAGAATAATCCAGCTGAAGTACTTAAAGTATTAGAAGATGAAACACAAGGTATACAGAGTAAAGCTAATAATGATACATGGGCTACTGTAAAAGAAGATTGTGCTAATATAGTAAAACTTATAGATGCTTCTGTAGATGCTATAGCTAATAGAGCATCTGATAAAGATAGAGCATTAGAGTTACTTAAATCTGGTAAACTAAGTAAGCATTCTATAGATCTTACTAATGTATTAGAATATGTAGGTAGTTTAAGATACTTTCTAACTAAAGAAGATAACTCTTTATTTAACTTGGCTAGTATCATGTCAGATCTACTTAGTATAGATAGTCCTAAGTTAACTAGTACTGATAATACTATACTAGCTGGTATAAATAAGCTAGATCCAGAGTCTATAAAAGCAGCTAGAGAGCATATATTATCTGCTATAGAGTCAGATCCACTCAATGCTAAATTAAAATCATTAGTAGCTATTAGAACAGAGTTACCAGATTATCCATTATACGGTAAACTAACTGGTCTTAATAAGATTAAAGTAATGTCTAACAATACTTGTAAAGAAGTCACTGTAGATAATACAGAAGTTACTTTTAACATTACAGATGATAATACAGCTAAAGAAGCTTTTGTAGAAGGTGCTAATGAAGCATTAGCTAACTTTGAAACTAGATTTAAGAATCTATTTATACTATATAAGAAGAAATACGAAATACTAGAAGAGATAGTAAAACCTTTAGCATATGATCTAGTATCTGAACAAGACCAAACTAAAATAGAAGAGCTTACAGAAGTACTTAACTTAATAAGATATTACTATATAGGTTTTGTTAAGAATAGAATAGTAGATAAAGTAAATGCTTATAATGGTCTATTAGATACTGTAGTATTAACATTTGATCCTAAAGAAGATAGTAGTGCTGAAGATACTGTAACTGAAGAACCGGTTAAAGAAGAAGAACCTAGTAAATCTGAAGATAGTGATCCAGAGACTATAGAAGATGATAGTACTGTAGAATCTAAAGAAGAACCTATAGAGGAAGAGAGTAAATAAAGATGGATACTTTTGTAATTAATAATATATCAGCAGGAGAATTCCTAAATAAACAATACTTAATAGGAGATAGGTACTACGATAATCACTTAGCTCCTTATTGGTCACTACTTAAAGAGTATTCAGATAGCTTAGAGCGTAACTCTGTATTCAATAGTAGTGAAGATATGGATACATTCTATGGTCTACTAGATGCTTGCTATGGTTTCCTAATGAAAGATCTTAGGTTTATGCTATCTAATAGCTATAAGACTATACAAGCTAGAGAAGGTAACCTTGGTACTAATAGAGCTAGTCTTACAGAGATTATAAATACTCTATTACAAGAGAGAATACTACTAGAGCCTAATACTAAACTATTTCTAGAAGATCTATATGATCTACTATATAGAAATAGAAATATCTCTATAAGTAATCACTTCTATATACTTAGTAAGCCTATTAAAGATTATAAGATAGGTACTAAAGGTATAGAGATAAGATTAGATAGTGAAAATAAGAGCTATCTTAAGAATGATAGAATAACTAGTAAACCAGCATATGACTTAAGTAGGTTATTAGATCTATTAGGTATTAGAGGTACACTAGATGTATTACATATACTAATAGGTATATGGATTAATACATATTTATATACTTATAAAGTAATGCTAGATAGTTTAGTAAAACCTACACTAACTTGGAAGAACATAGGTATGGGTACTGCGTTTATCTCTAATAGAGGTAATAGTAGTAATAATAACACTAGTGGTGGTAGTACATTACCAGTTACACCTGGTAGTGGTGGTACTGTACCTGGTACTAGTGGTACTGGGGGTACAGGTACACCTGGTGCTACACCAGGTACTGGCACTGGTACTGGTACTCCAGGTAGTACACCTACAGTTAGACCAAATGTCTCTGTTATTATACCATTTGCAGCTACTCCTATGCGTTAATAAGACTAAGAAAGGAACTCCAGTATGAGAACTAAACTAATGCTATATGGTTTAGAATCTACCGTAGATAACCCATTAGATATTATACTGGGTAACGATCTTAAGAAGGTACTAGGATTAGATCCTAGTATCTATACTGTTAATAATACTAAACCAGATGATGCTCTTAAGAGCTTTGGTATGGGTGGTACTAGTAGTTCTAATACACTACCGGCTGAATGGATTAGAGTAGATGGTTCTGAGATACCAGAAGAAGATTCTGGTACTATGGAGCATCCAGAGCGTTATACAGAGTATAACCTATTCCAAGATAACGAGATTGGTGTTAGAGCTGGTACACTACGCTATAAACGTAGAAAGAATATTAAGTTTACTTACTATAGCCAATCTAAATCTAAAGTTATCTCTATGGTAGAGAAGCTACGTAGCTTTGACATCTATAATGCTGGTAAGAAGAAACATAAGTTAGAATATAGCTATGATTTACCTCCAGAGTACATGTGGACTATTGATCATGTTAGAACTCTTAAGAATAAAAGATTACCTAAAGAAGAACAGTTAGATCTAGTAGATTATATTAATAAATATTCTATACAGAAAGTATCTAGAGTAAATACTACAGATGCTACACCTTATAAGTTTAACTTAACTATAAGAGAACATCTATATGATGTTACTGGTATACTTACTACAGAGACTTATAACCTAGAAGCAGAAGAAGGTGAGAATAACTATTGGAGTTTTACTATAGAGTATAGCGTATGGTATCAAAAACCTATTATGCTAGTACTACAGTATCCTGTATTGATATGGAATACTCCATTAGACTCTAGATTAACTAAAGTAGTAGCTAGACCAGAAGTAAGATCTCCTGTACAAGGTACTCCAGATTACATGTATAGAGGTTTGTATTGGATAGGTAAACCTAACTCTGATTATAAAGGTTACTATAACGTAGATAGATTAGTACTACCACTTATAGACGATTTTGATAACTTTCCAGATGATTATAAATATAGATCTATATGCAGTATGCTTATAGTAGTAGATGATAAGAATCCATATGAAGTAGCTAATATAAAACATTTACCTAACTATACTATAAGAGAGAGTTTTCTTAATTACTTATTAGAAGAACCTAGTGAAGCTACAGAGCTTATGAAAGGTCTATTTAATATACAACTCTATAGGAATGGTGTATTAGATAGTAGAAATAAAATCACTATGGATAGAGAAGGTAATATAACTACAGAGTTTCCTATGGATATTAAATCTACCTATAGAATCATTATTAGAGTTATGGTAGATTTAGACTATATGAAAGAATCTAGTCTTAGAAGACTTAATAGATATGTATATAAACAACTAGAAGAGTATAAGAATAAACTACAAGAAGATGATAATCATAAACTGATTATAAACCCGCATAGGAAAGATAAACTTTACTATGTAGATGAGTTTGGTAATATACTAGATAATGAAGGTTATGTAGTGTATACAGATGGTACTAGAGTTACTGTTAATGCTAATGATATTACAGATGAACCTAGTATAGAAGATCTAGTAGAACAGAAGACAGAGTAGATAACCGATTAAGGTTATCTACTCTGTTATAGTGCTAAAGTAAGTCAGATCCGTGATCTTGTAGCCTATATTAGGTTACTATATAAATTATTTATAAGGATGATGCTATGGCAGAACAGTTATTAACGAAACTGGTATGTAAAATATTCGATGTTAGTAATAGTACTTTAATATACGAATCGGATGTTACTAAGGAGATCAATGGTATTATACTACCTAAAGGTGTATTAGTACCTAATAAAGAATATAGACTAGAGATCTATAAGAATACTACTACAGATAGTTCTGATTTTCATATGTTACTATCTGGTACATTTTTAACTTCAGCATGGAAAGTAGAAACTCCAGTTAGCTTAGGTTGGGAAGCTGTTACTAATAAACCTAGTTTTGATACATTATATATTAAACAAGGTGAGCTAATTACATATGCTAAGAAAGATGATCTTAAAGCTAAAGCAGATGCTAACGATGTAGTAGCTCTTAATAATAAAGTAGATACATTTGTAAGTAAAGTAAGTACGCTACCTGAGAACTTGTTCAATACTGGTCCTATAGTAAAAGAAACTGAATTGAATCAGTTTATAGTAGATAGAACCTATACTAAAACTATAATAGATAGTAAGTTTGCTAATTTAAATCTACCTGGTGGTATAGATAAATTCTTTACTAGAAGTATGCTAAGGGATGAATTAAGAAAACTAGGCTTAGATATGCCATATAGCGCTGAAGAACTATCTACTATGGGATTTAGAGGACATAATAAGATTAACATACTTATAAGTCTAGCTGATTTAGTTGGCTATATGGGAGCTAGAGATCTTGGTATATATACTACCAAATATGGTAGATTATTTGTTAAGTATGCAGAGACTGTTAATAAACCTGGTAGTAATATTGGATTAGGAGCTTCTGATAAAGCTAACTGGAATATGATACTAGCACCTGAAGATAGCTGCCCTGATAATAGTTATAATACATTAACTCCTATACCAGCTGGTTACCAACCTAAGGCAGGTGAGTTTAGAGCTAAGTTTGTAAACTGTACTACTTATGATAACGGTATCTACTATTGGCCTCCATATCTACTATCTAAGGTAGCTAAAAATCCACCTAGAAGTGACTATACATACTATCTAGATAGATTATCAGCTGGTACTGCATATCTTAACTTAGTTATAGAGTGCCCAGATAGAATAGATAAAATAACACTACGTGGTCAATATGGTAGATATGCTAAGTCTATGGGTGTATCAGTAGGCTATGATGAAGAAACTATACTACCTATGACAGTACAGAACAGAGGTACTGATTATGATAAAGAATTAAAATGGATAGTACCATTTGCGCCTGATAAACAATAACTTAAAAAGAGAGTAATAGATTATGAAAAAAGTATTACCTTTTAATAGTATAACAGAAGAGTCTCTTAAGAAGATACTTACTTCTGCTGTACGTGAATATGCAGATTATCTACCATACTCTGATATTTTTACATTATTTAGGTCTAATAATGATAAAGTCTATGAACTTACTGGTATAACTAAAGGAGTTCCTTTAGAACCATACCAGCTTATAGACTATGCTAAACTAGAACCTATACCTAGTAAAGTATTAAATAATAAAATAGGTAATGTAGATAAGATAGTATCTGATAAATCTGGTTTTACAGTATCTGTACAAACTAGATCTATTAGAACTATAAGGTTAACTATACAACACATAACACATAATAGTGCTAAACATAAGAATCTATTAAATAGAATAATAGATACTTATAAAGACACTATGACTACAGAAGTAAATGTTACCTATAATGTTACTAAAAATCTACATAACCTATTAGAGTACGTGTATGAACTTAAGAACTATAACTTAACTACTCCTATAGCTAAAGAAGATTACTATCTAGCTAACCCTAGCTTACATAAAGATCCAACTAGTGGTAACTATACTATAGATAAAAGTACTACAGTAACTGGTAAGTTTATATCGGCTAATACTGTAGAAGAAGCTAAAAGGTTAGTAACTACTATAGTAGTAGATATTACAGTACCACTATATGATACTCTTATAGTAGATCTACCATTACAGGTTAATAATAGACAACTAGATAGAAAACTTATAGATTTTGTAAATATACTAGTAGAGTCTAGCTCTGAGAAAATCAATAACTTTGAACTAGGTGATCTATTTAGTAAAACTAGAACCTATAGAGGTATACCAGAAGAAACATTAGTTACTATACCACAGCTAGATAAAGCTAAGTTAATATCTAACACTGAATATAATACAGTAGCTAGTATATTACTTACTTTAGATAAAACTAAACCTAAAACACTATGTAGTATATTTAGTCTACCAGACTTTAAACTATTAGAACCATATGTAAGCTATCTTAAAGTTAATAACTCTGATGCTATATCTGGTAACCTATTTAAGTTTGAAGTCTATAGAGAGAATGAGAAAATAGAGAATATTAGTTTAGCAGCTAATGGTAATATAACTAGTACTACAGTATTAGATTTAGAATCTGACTATAGACTAGTTATAGGTATACATAAGAAAGTAGCTAGCTTACCTACTGAAAAGATAGAAGCTATATTGAACTTTCTTAAACCAGTAGCAGAAGATTTTGTAGATAATAATAAACATCTAGATAGTAACTTATATACATATGCTCTAGCAGAATCTGCTAAAGGACTTAAATATAAGCTAGATGATAATGGTAACTTAATAACACCTAAAGGTAAATTAAGCTTTATAGATGGTTCTGCCGTATACGAACTAGTAGATGAACTTAATAACTCTGAATGGTATATAAGTACTACTAACTATGGTAACTTAGAAGCTGAAGATGATATAGTAGATCCAGTAGATTACCATAGTGGATCATTACCAGATACTGTAGGCGGTGAATGGATTAAATATAAAGGTATATATTTCCACAAGACTATATGTAACGAAGATAATGATCCTGCTACTGAATATACTAAACGTTATGATACTATAGAGAATGAAAACATAGCTTATAAAGTAAATGATTTCTTTAAGTATTACATATGGGATAAGAATAAAGTTACTAAGAACATACCATTTACAGCTAATGCTAGTAGATTAAACGAATATTATAAAGATAAAGTAGCACATGGTATAACAGATCTTAAATATGATTTCGACTGGATAGAATTTAACGATATACTATATAAGATAAAGAAACATACTCTATTAGATATAAACGATAGTTCTATACCTAGAATGAAACTAGTTAATGATACTACTGTATTAACAGCTAATGGACCATTTGCTTACTATAAAGATTATACTATATGGTTATTCCATAATGAAACTGATAAAGTAGGTAAGATAGAGTTAGAAAGGTTAACAGAGAAAGAAACTAATAGTAGACGTAAAGCAGCTATAAATACATTTCTTAAGAAAGATAGACTTATACCTATAGTAACTATATCTAGAGATGAAACTAATAAAAAGAACTTAGCTAAAGAAGGTTGGCACGAGTTAACACATAGTGGTGTATACTTATATAGCTTCCAAAAACCAGTATGGAACGATTGGAATAACTTAAAGATACATCATACTGTTATGGATTATGAAATAGATACAGAGTTTATGAAAGAAGTTAAGAAATACTTAGATAGTAATAACTATGTATTTAATCAAGAAGGTGATTATAACCTATACTGTTGGGATAATAGTAAAGCTAGTAATGTAAGCTTACCTAAGTTTAACAGAGTAGATGCTTTAACTGTTATTAAGAATACTATTAATCTTAACTATGTTATGCTAGGTCAAACTATCTATAAAGTTAAGAATATAGTAAGAGGTGGTATAGCTAGTAAGAGTAAGTTAGCTATGCTTAATGGTGGTAATGTAAACTACTTTACTCTACCTAACGCTTCTACTTTACTTATAACTAAGAAAGATACTACACTATACGTTACTATAATAACTAGCTTAGAAGAACAGCTAGTAACATTAGTACTAGATATGAATAATAGTTTTCCTAAGAGAACTATACTTAAGAATATAACAGATCAAAATGATTTTATATTAGTATGCTATACTGGTGTTAATCCAGATGAACTAAGTAACCTACAAGGTTATATTAGACTATCTGCTATAGGTACGTTAAGACGTTCTGGTATACAACCTAGTACTGATATAGATAAACTAGAACCAGGTGATCTAGATAGAGGTGAAGTAATACCTAGTAAACCAATAATAAAACCTGTAGTTCCTATAGATCCTAGTAAACCTAAACCTAAACCAATAGATCCTACAGAACCAGAGAGAGATAAACCTAAACCACCTCCACCATCTCCAACTGATACTGAGATATGGAGATTACTACCAGGTAGACCTAATGATAGGATCTGGGTACATAGATCGTTAATCAATCTGAATGATACTCCAGTTACAGATGATAGTGATGCTATAAGAGCATGGCCTATAGATGGATCTTGGAAGTACGTATGGGAACAAGGTGATAGCGAAGCTAAAAAAGCATTACCTAACAATATAGGTACAGTGCCTATAGCTAGCATGCCTATAGTACAGTTCTTTTATAATAAAGCTATGGCAGAAGGTAGTGAAGAAGATGGTTATAAGACTCTAACTAAAGAACAGATAAAAGGTAAGTATGACTATTATATTATTAAATATAATGGTAAATATCTTGCAGTACAGTTAGATAAATTCCAAATACTAGATAAACCATTCTATAGTAAAGATGGCTATGATTTCTGCTATGGTGGATCTGGATATAGATCTATAGTAGATGGTAATAAACTATCTATAGAGGTAGTTAGTCTACTAACAGAAAATGCTACTAGATTTGTATTTGAACCTATAACAGAAGAACTTAAAGCTAATTATACTTTACAAGGTACTAGTGATGCTGCGCTAAGCGCTGTACTACAAGAACCAGATAGACCAATTAAAGTATTCGTATGGCTAGATCTACTGTTTGACGATAGTAAACCACTATGGTGCTATAATATACCTAATGCTAGAGAAGCTACTATACCTAAAGCTGATGTAGAGATATGGAGAGATGATTACTTAAGTAGGTTAGGACTTAAAGTACATAATAAAGTTATGAACTATAAAGATAAACCTAAAGTACCGTTAACAGAAGGCTTTGTTAATTTCTTAGTTAGTGAAAAAGGTAGACAGTATAGCTTTAAAAGAAATAGAGAGTATGGTATATTCTACGTATTCGACGAATCTAAACTAGAAGCTGCTACTAAACCACCTTTCTATAGTGTTGGTAATAGCTACAATGTAGCATATTGGTTAACTAGACTTAAAACTAATGTTGAAACTTATACTACGATAGGTAATGTAGTAAAACAACCTATAATGTATGTAAATGATACTGCTTATAAAGTATTAGAAGTATCTACAGAAGAAGATAGTGTTTACCAATCAGATCTTAAGTCATTTCTAAATATTACAGATCCTAATATTAGAGTTATGGCTGCTAGAGATATGGTAATGGTAAAACCAGATACTACTGATAATACTAAGTTCTATATTAGAATGTATGCTTATCAAGCTGGATTACATCCTACTATAGAGTGGGATAAACCAAATAATAAAGGTTATGGTGTTGTAGTTACTTTTAAACTACAAGCTATACAAGGAGATAGAAAATATGTTAGCTATGATATAAACGGAGATTTAACATTAGATAACTTAGGTAAATGCTATAGTAGACTAAAACTATTTAATAACGTTGGTAGTGGTATAGGTAGTATGTTTATACAACCTGATGGTACTCCTTATGGTAAGATTAACTATTCTGATAATGGTGGTCCGTATATTATGCAAGAGTTTGTACATCAGTACACATTTACAGATAGCAGACCAGTCTGGGTACAGATAGATAATCTTAATAGATGGTACTCTAAATATAGTACATATCCTTACGTACCAAAAAATAAAGATATTACTACTAAACTAGAGAAACTTAAGACTATAAGGTTAGATCAGAGTCAGTATGGTTACTTCTTTAACGCAGATAGCTATAGTAGCTTAGCACAAGATCAAAGAGAAGCTATGTACGAGAGAATGTCATATGCTAGTACTTATAATAGCTATTTTGATACTAAGGCACTTAAAGATCCTAAATGCATACTATTAGAGATAAATAAAATAGTCTATAAAGTTAAGACTATAGAGTATGCTACTGATTGGGCTGGTAATAACCCAGAGATAGAGTATCTTAAATCTGAACTAGATAATGTAGCTATGGCTAGTAACCGTGGTTATGTCATAGGCGTAGCTAAGAATGTATTCTGGTACATAAGTAAACAGATACCTAAAGAAGTTTCTAGTTATAAAAGCTATCTACCTGTTAAGATAACATTAGAACCATATGAGTTCTATAACCTACCGATAGTACCTGAAGATGGTGTTGAAACTGGTAAGAGAATAACTAAACATATGTACGAGAATGGTTTAGACTCTACTAGATACCTTAGACTTAACTCTGGTAGCTATGTAGGTGCTGCAGCTGCAGCTACAGCTGATATACTAGCACAAGATAATGAAGGTGTAGAGTTTAAACATCAGATCTCTTGTTGGGATTCATTCTCTATATCGACTAAAGCTAATGCTGTGCAACCTACATTCGATAAGAGAGATCTTATCAGAATGAACTATGATAAATGGTTAGCACATCACCCTCTTAAAGCTGGAGAGCCTATACACGAGATAAAACAAGCAGATCCTATAATGATACATCTTACTGCAGATACTACCGAAGGTACTATAACTATGACACTAGATAAGTATACTCCTGTAGTAGATAATGTAAAAGATACTGTACATAAAGTAATCTTTAGATTCTTTAGATATGATCCTGTACGAGAAGCTGTTATGGATAAGAATACTGGTAGGTTAGATCCTAGTAAAGCATACTTTACTAAAGAGTTTGTATTAAATCCAGAACTTAGAGATGTGCCTATGACATTTAGTATAGGTAAAGAAGATGCTAAAGCATTCTACGAAGCATCTGGTGGTACTGGTTATAAGTATGATAGTAGTAATGGAGATGGTACATACTTCTGGTGCTATGTACAAGCAGAAGTTATAGGCCATACTCAAACTGTATTTTCAGGATTTGGTAAAGATAGAGATTTTTATAGAGATAGCAATAGAGTAGAAGTATATAGACCTATTAGAATAGGAACTGTAGAAGTCTATGGTATGGATACTAAGAAACCTACTTTTAAAGCTAATGTTGGTTATGGTAGATCTAATGTAGCTAACTGGAATAAGATAGAGTATCTTAAGTATAAAGTCTATGAAAAGGATAAACCATCTGTTATAGTAGATAGTGGTAAACTAACTGACTATGCTGCTACTAATGTACCATTAACTCCTGGTACTGATACTGGAAGGTTTAAAATAGAGACTGACTATGTATTAGAAACTAGAGTTAAATACCCTATGCTAGATAGTGAAATAGTACTAGAGAAGAAAGAGTGGAATACTCCTAGAGCTTCTGTAGATGCACCTACTGGGCTTAGAACATATGACTATTGGAGACGTAATGACCAACGTATAGACATACGTATAAGATTTGATAATCCTAATATTAAGTATGCTGGTGATAGAGGTATAGTATGGAGAGCAGCACATGTTACTATACTAGATAAAACAGATGGTACTACTATATTCGATACTGAGACTGATGTATGTGCTTATAAAGGTGCTGGCGGTATAGAGATGCAGTTCAATGGTGTTGGTTCAGATCCAGCTACTGATATAGCTGGCTATAACATAGGTTGGAAATATGGTCATGACTATAATATAAAAGTAAGACATATTTGCACAGATGGTATAGAGTCTGAAGATAGTGAGTATAACTATACTACTATATCCGAAATGTTACCAGCTAGTGTAAATGAACCTGTGCCTATTAATAGTGATTGTAATGCAGATATTAAATCTGATATGACTAGAACTATTAATGTAGTGCTAAATCCAGCTAAAGTTGTAGTTAACTATAGAGTAAATCAAACTATCAATGGTGCTGATTGGAAGATAGTAGATAAAGTAAATGGCGTAGAGAAAGTACTAGCTGAAAGTAACGATGATATAGGTAATATATTTAACTATACAGTTACAGATAGTGTACCTACTGATGAGGTTACTAAAAAGCATGAGTATATATTTAAAGTAAGATACTTTATAATAGATGCTGCTGATAAGAATAAGAAAGTTTATTCTGATTGGTGTGTATCTAGTATAGCTAAAGTAAAATCACCATTTAGAGCACCAGATAGGCAAGATAGTGTATATCCTACTGTACAGGTAGTTAGTAAAACACCTACTAGTATAACTATAAAGATAATACACCCAGGCGACGGTCCTAGAAGAGGTTATAGATACCTTATAACTGGTCCTATGGGAGTATTTACAGATGCTACTGATGTTAGTAAACCAGGTACAGTATATAATAGCTTTAAGAGTGAATTTGCTACTGAAGTAATACCAGATGAAACTTATACATTTACAGGTCTTATACCTAATAATGAATATAGTTTAAGTGGTGCTGTATATTACGCAGCTGGTACTGCTATGAATGGAGAAACATTTGCTGCTACGTATACTTATAATGCAACTCCGTATGTAGAAGTTACTGACTTTGTAGAAAATGTAAACTACGATCCTAGATATATTTATGCTGCTTGGGATAAAGTAACATTTATAGATTGGATTGGTTTCTATAAAGATGGTAGTTCTAGCTTTACTCCAGGTAGTAGTCTATTATATACACATCACTATGAGCTACGTAAAGATGCTATAGATGGTGAGATTGTTTACTCTGCTACTGGTGCTGAGTATGTATATCCTAAGTTCACTATGGAGATGAAACATACATATTACTTAGTAGGTTGGTGGGAGTTCAAATGTAGAGGTGGTTCTGAGAGAAGAGCTATGTCTAATAAGATCTACATGACTCTTAAAGCAGCTGACTTTAATAAAGCTTTAGTATTAGGTAGCGGTAAGATAGAGTATACCGGCTATGGTAGTTTTAGCTATTATGATTCTGGTACTAGTGACGATATTAACTTAACTAGAACACAGTTTAAGAATGCTTATAACTTAGTACCAGTAGATGGTAATGCTTGTTATATGTTTAATATCTCTATACCGGATAAATACAAAGCTAATGTTAAGGATATAAACTGGAAGTGGAAGATGCCTTGGCAATCTGCAGCAGAGATAGTTCCTAAGAATGATCCATCTGACATCTTTAAAGAGTGTAAGAAGAGTTGGCCTTGGGGTACTGGTAAAGATCTTACTACTGGTGAGACTAAGAATATCAATGCTACTTCAGTATCTCTTATTATAACATTTGAAGATGATAGTACACAAGTATGGAGTATTTATTAATCTTAGTATTACTATAGTTGAATTCTAACTAAGACCCTCTCTTAGTAAGAAATTCCAATTTTAATCCAATCCATTTTAAATTCGCAACATAGAGCTAGAAGGGTAAAACCTTCTAGCTCTATGCTTTATTAACTATTCTTAAGAATCTCGTGACTATAAAGCTAATAAGGAATAGCAAATGAATACTGATTTTAATATTGTAAATTGGAATCTTAAGATAGAAGATTCTATAACGCCTAGAATAACTATAGATCCTATGTTAGAACATAATGAAAGACCTGATATTGCATTTACTAGTTGGTTTATTATAAACGCTACTAGTAATCTAGAAGCTTATAGTAACATAGGTTCTAATAAGTATATATTACAAGTTGATAAAGAACTAGATTCTGATACTAAATATATACTAAGAATACTACTTAATACTGATGATGGTGAAATAGTAAAAGAACAAGAGTTTACTACACCTAAAGTTTCTATAGATACTCCTAGAGTTGGGTTAGATATATCTAACCATAATAGTAAATTAATACTAAGACTTAAAGATAGATTTACTATACATAATAGTAACGAAGATCATGTAGCTACTAGCTGGATGGTACAAGATCTTAATGGTAAAGTAGTGTTTGAATCTGCTATGGATACTGAAAACTTAATTTCTATAGATCTTACAGATTATCTTAACTCTAATACTAACTACTACTTCTTCGTTAAGTTACATAGTGAACACTACACTAGTAAAACATTAGAACAGTTCTATACAGTACCATTATTTATAGAAGATGAAGAGTTTGATTCTATTACTACAGTAAGTTTAGATAAAGATAACTTACCTATAGTAAGTTTTACTAATACAGCTGGTAAACATATTAAATATGTTACACTAGATGTTAAACTAAGATACTATCCAGATGCTAACTTAGACTTACTTACTAAACGTTATGATAATAGATCTACTGGAGATATTAAACTAACAGCAGATGATATGCTAAAGATCATAGAGAGATGTGGAGATAAACTATCATTATGGAGTTTACCTTGGATATTTAAAGTTACTATAACTTACGTAGATAATAGTAAATCACTATCTAGATCTGATTATATTAACATAAGAATGAATTATGAAATAGATCCTATAGAGAATATTGGTAAAGAGTATCCAGTATTTAAACTAGGTAATATACATAATATGGTAAGCTATGATAAAGTAGTAAAAGTAAAATGGTTAGTAAGAGCTTCTAATGGTGATATACTAGCTTCTGAGAACAGAAGTAACCAAGTACAAACTTTAGATCTTACAGACTACTATAACGAAGGTATATTAACTAAACACTATACATATTATCTATCTGCTATAGTAACATTTAAATCTGGTTATAGTTGTTATGCTACTGATATAGAAGGTACTCCATTCTTTAAGAATGGTATCAAAATAGGTACTCCATATGTACAGCTAGATAGCATAGAGAAACTAGATAGTAACCTAATGAATATTAAACTTACATTATCTAAAGGTATAGTAGTTCATAATCCTAAAGGTGAAGATGTAGAAGTTACTAAAATGGGATTAAGGCTAGTAGACAAGCTTACTAAGACTACTATATACTCAGAAGTTAAAGAAATAGATACTAAACTAGTACTAAGTAGATCTAGCTTAAGTCCAGTTACATTATCTAACAGTAGTAAAGATATAGGTATATACTATAATAAAAGCTATGTATTATATTTAACATATATAGCTAGTAATGGTCTAGTGTCTACTTCTACATGTTTTGAATTTAATACTGGAGATATACCAGCTACTATAGTACCAGATCCAGATCTATTAGGTATAACTATGGAGCACTCTGGAGAGATTAACTATATTAAGATTAATTTAGCTAGAACAGAGTCTAATGTAAGTTGTAATCTTAAGATCTATAAAGAAGATAAAGAAGTCTATAGTAAAAACTATCAAGTAGCTGATACTGAGATAGTAGTTAAGGATAAAGATCCTGGATTAACAGAGTACTTAGAATATAATAGAGAGTATTGGGTAGAGTTATGCTATAGTAGAGATAATATAAAATCTAATACTATAGTAAAGAAAGTATATTTAACTAATGATAATCTAACTACTATAGAAACTAAACCAGAACTTAAGTTATTTACATACTTAAATACTGATAATAGTCTAGTAGTAAGATTAGTTAGAAATAACCTTAATATTAAATTTAAATCTATAGAGCTTACTGTAGCTAATGAAGATACGCATGTTTATAATATAGAGTCTGGTTTAATTAAACTAGAGAATCTATATCCTAATACAGAGTATAATCTATATGCTACTGGAGTATTAGAAGACGATAGTAAGGTAGTTAGTAATACTATAAATATTACTACTAAGAACTATGGTCTAGATAAACTAACAGATGCTTATGATATATTAGGTAATATTGGCTATAGAACTGGTATGTATACTAGTAAGCTTAGTAGAGATATGTTAAGCTTCTATATTAAAGATAAGCACCTTATGAATAATCTTAAAGCTATAGAAGTTAAAATACAACCAGATAGTATAGAGGCTAGACCTACTTATATACTTAATATACTTAAAGAAGAGCTAGTAGAGTCTGAATATTTATTTAATAACTACGAACTAGAAGATATAGAAGCTAGAGATAGATTCTATATTACAGTAACTCCTATTATGGTAGATAATAAGAAACTTAAGAGTAAAGTACTAGAGTTCTTTATGCAACCTAAAACTTTATGTAATATAAGTAATGCTATAAGTTGGGCTGTAGTAGAAGATCCAGTTACTACTATAAGAGCTATAGATATAAGATCTGATAAACTATTAACTCCTAAAGTAGGTAATAGTACTAGCTATAAGAAAGTAATAGTTAAGTTAACTAGTGGATTACTATTTGATCTTATAGATTATGCTACTATAGAGTATAATGTAAATATAAATGGTAAAATAGTTACTTTTAATAGAAAGATAGAGAAACCATTTAGTAACTACCATGGTTTATCAGTATTCTGTTTAGTACACGATGATATAGTACGATACTCTGCTTATAGAGATAGTACATGTTATATTAACTTTACTCCTACTAATATGAAATTTAAAGTAGTACTGAAAGATGGTAAAGAGATAAGGTGGTAACAGCTATGAGTCTATATGACCTTAGAAAAGATAAAGATATTAGATATGTTAAAGGTGGTAGGAAACTAGGCGTATATAACGGTGATGTTAAAACAGGTAGCTATATAGATGTTAATGGTGAATTTATTAATAAAGATGGTTTTGCATTAACAGAAGATGGTTATATTAAATTCGATAAGGATGGAGCACCTATAACAGGTGCTACTCCTAGTTATATACCTATAGACCAATACGAGCCAGATGGTAACCCTTGGCTATCTGAATATGAAAAACGTAAAGAGAATAGATATAGGAATTCTGATTACATCAATGCTAGAGATGATCTACTAATAACTAATTATTTTAATATGTTTAAAATAAGGCTAGATGTGCCAGATGAACTTATATTATCTCCAAATGGTTTTATTAAATGCTGGAAGCATTATAACCAAGTATGTAGAACTGTACAGGTCACTTGGGGAGATGTATTTAGAACAGGAGATTTATAATGGCAGTCTATAATGTGCCATATGGCGAGAATAATAGAAAAGATGACTACCTAGGTGAAGTTGAAAGATTTAGAACTAGAGAAGAGATGCAAACCTCTACTAGATATAACGAAGAGCTACCATTAGAAGCCATTAAGCAATATGTACGTGGTATGCCTTGGGAAGTAGATTATTTCAACCAGATTGGGGATGTAAATGATCTAGATCTAGTAGTAGATAATAAACTAGCTGTAGGTAATCAAAAGTACAATAGAATACAAAAACTAAGAATCTATGTAGAAACTGCTCTTAACCAGACTAATATAAGAGATATAAAAGCTTCTGGTACTATTAACTCTGGGTTTAGACCTAGAAAAGGTGATGTATTCGTAGCTACACTAATTGGTGGTAGAATAGGTATGTTTAAACTAACAGAAGTTAGAATGGAACACTATAATAACCATCCAGTCTATAGTATAGATTTTGAACTGATTAACTTCTTAGAAGATAACCCAGATACTTATAATAACTTAATAGCTAAAGCTATAGGTAATTTTGTATATAATAAAGAGTATAACTTTGATCAATCTGATATGATACTAACTAGACAAGAGTTTGCTCTAGTAGAAGATATGAAAGATGCTATAGCAGATATAACAGATTACTATTTCGATACTTTTATAGATAGAGATACTAAGTTACTTATGTTACCTAGTAAAGGTAGTAACTATGTAGATCAAGAGCTAGGTAAGTTTTGTAGAAAAGTATTTAGTGTTATGGACTATCCACAACTTACAGAGTTACAAACTGTAGATTATGATATGGATAAATCTATAAAATATACTATATGGGATCTATTATTAACTAGAAACATAAAGATACTACGTAGAACAGAACCATTTATAGGTTTTACTAGATCTCCATTTCCTATGTCTAACTTAAATAGTATACATGCTCACTTTCTAGATATAAGCTATATAGTAGATAAAACTGAATATCCTGTAGATCTATCTGATATAGAAGATACTACTATGCTAGCTGATTTAAGTTTAGATAGCTACCCTACATTAGATGCTATAAGAGCATCTGATAGTAAGAATACTACTGTAGCTGCTAAGGCATGGGATCAGTTCATACCAGAACTAGACTTCTCTGTAAAAACTAAAACAGACTCTGGAGAGACTATAATCAAACCAGTTAAAGAAGTTCTATATGGTAAAGAAGAAACTATAGAAGAGAAACCTAAAGAACCTAAGTTTGAAGTAGATAACTTAAATACTCTTATAGGTACTAAAGTAGATAAAGAAGATCATACCACAGAGCTACCTACTAAACCTATAGATAGATCTATACCAGATATAAGAGCTACTAAACAATACAATAGAAGGAGACCATAGTATGGAATTAAGTAAAAGTGAATGGTTTGTACTATTCTTTATTATGTTAACAGGTATATTTCTATCAGCATTTCATCTAGCTAGTTTTCTAGTTACCGCTATAGGATTAGGTATACAGAGTTTCTATATAGCAGTTAAAGATATAATGGGAGGTAAAGGTTTATGGAAGAAAACAGATCAGAACCAAGATATGAAATTACACCAGAGCTAAAACTAGTAAAAGCTACTTATAATACTGTTATAATAGATACTAAACACCCTGATAGTGATAGTGAAAGTTTTGATTGGATAGTAGTCTATATGCCAGGTGGTGAGTCTAAGATATTTACTAATAAAAGACTAGTAATACCAGTAGATGATATTAATCTTAGAGGTAAGACTGTAGAATATAATGTAAGATATAGATATGACGGTAAAGATACTCTACCTAGTATAATACAAGTAGATATACCTAATGAACCTGATATGAATCTATTTATAGATATAGATAAAGATAGGTATAAAAGAATACCAGATAGTAATCTATATATAGATCCTATCTCTATGTGCTATGTAGTAAAAGTAGATGAAGATCTAGTTGATATACCATTAGATAAGCTAATAGAGAGTAATCCAATAATAGCTAATAGAGCTCCATTAGAGGCTACTGGAGAGACTTTAGTAGCTAATGAAGATAATCATACTACTGAAAAAGAAAATGCAACAGAAGCTACCGTAGAGCCTATAAAAGGTAAAGCTAGATTAGCGTCTGTTATACTTAGTAGTGATCCTAACCTAGATAAGATAAAAACTCTAGTAACAGAAGATCAATTTCTAATAGTACTAGATAGACTACGTAAGAATCCTTATGATAAGTTAACTTATGTAGATATGCTAACTGGTCTTATAGTAACTGAAGTAGGTATAATCATAAAGAGTCAACCAGTAGATTATGATAAAGATAAATATATAGCTTATCTACAGGAAGAGTGGTTAAAGAGATTCATTAAGAAAGACGAAGAGATAGTATTACCAGAACCTAAAGTAGAATCTAAAGATAAAGATAAAGCAGAGTCTGATAGTAAACTAAACTCTTATGTACTTAGTAAAAACTTCTATGCTGGAAATAGGACTAAGATGACTATATTCGAACAAGAAGTATATAAGTATGTAAGAAGAGAACAGTTGAATCCAGATATACTAATGGCACTCTATAAAGAGTTTCCTAGCTGGCCTACTGTAGATAAATACTATAAACTTCCTATACTAGTACTTATGTTAAAGGATTACATAGCATCTGTAAGAACGGAGATATGAAGCTATGCCATTGAATAAATATGAATATAGGTTAATGGAACAACAACCTAAAGTCAATGTAGTTAATAAAGAACTTGAGATAGAACTACCTACTGGTAGCTACTTCTGTTATGTACCACAAATAGCTACATATACAGAACAAGAACTTAACTACTATGGTGTTCCACAAGAAGGCTATCTAGATGAATTAGGTAATGCTAATCTTAACAAGATGATATTAGTAAAATGGTCTATATCCGAAATGCTAGATGCTTATATATCTGGCTATAGGATAGTACTAGAGAATAGAAATGATATTACTAGTATAACAGATAAGATAGACGAGTATTTTGAAGCTGTTAATAGAGTCATAACTAGCACTTCTGGCTATGGAGTTAAGTTTGACGAAAGACTAGAGATGCTAGATAACTTTAACAGATCTATATATACGAATAACTATGGTAAGATAGCTGCTAAACGAGCTGAGATCATTAAGAAAGCCTCTATGGAGTCATTGGCACCTGGATTGATATTCGAAGATATTGTACCTATTAGAACTAATAATAGTTTACCTAAAAATGGTCCTATTAATAAGTACACTGTATCTAATGCAGCAGCAGAGTTACCTAAAGTACCTACTACACCATTTGATACTGCTGTAAATCCATTAGCACCAGTATATTCTCAAGAACCTGTTATAGAGTTTAATAGAGAATATGAATCTAGATATATAGATCCTACAGAACGTAGATTACATAATGAATATTTAAGAGCTAAAGAAAAAGTAAAAGGAGCATGATATGCAAGAGAAAAAAGGATGTCCTATAGTAGCTAACTTAAGATTAGCTATAGAGACTACTAAAGTAATAGCAGAGTATCTTAAAGATCCTAAAGCTACTGTACAGAATGAGATTAGTAAGATAGCATATGGTAAAAATATACTACCAGAAGAGAAGTTAAGAAACTTAGAGAAAGGTCTTAATAGTAACCTTACTAATAGTATAGCAGCTTCATTAGGTAAAAAAGAACTAGCTGATATACTTAACTTCTATATAGAAGAGATAAAGAAACACTTCCATAGTAAGTTTATTAAACTACAGACTAATAGTAAGATACTTAATAACGTACTTAGTACACTAGATGAAAACTATAATAATGGTGTTGTAGAGACTAGGTGGATGGCTATCAATAGTAGTCAACTCTATAGAAATGTATTTCTACAGAAGCTAGAGAGAGATTTTGAACCATCACTACGTGGTATAGAGTATAGAATAGATTTTAATATAGATACTAAAAAACTACTTATAATAATGAAATCTACTATAGCTAAACTATTAGAGAAAGATAATGTAAGTAAACTTAGTAATATCAATAGCGAAGTTAATAAACTATTAGATCTTACTAAAGATCTAGACCATATGCAAGTTATAGTTCCTAAAGATGCTCTAGAAGATGATAAGACTATAGAGAAATCTATAGAGTTTAATATCAATGTTCCTATACTTAATAAAGAAGGTACTGGTAAACTACTTAGAGAGCTAGCATTAGAGACTAAAGATATAGATAGTGGTGTAGAGATACTACCTGCAATAGAATCATTAAGAGATCCTATAGCTAAGTATTTTAATAAAGTAACTGCTGATGTTAATGTAGTAACTGATATACTTAATAATGGCTATGTAGCTGTAGTAGATGAAACTCTACCTAGAATACAAGATGCTATTAGTAAAATAACTACAGAGTATATAGAGATGCATACTACAGATGAAGAGTTCATTAGTAGAGTAACTAACTATATTAACGTATTGATTAGAATCATAGACCTAGAGAACTATACTACTGGTTTAGCATATGAAGTAACTACAGAAGTATCTAAAGACTTTAGTACATATTTAGCATTGTATAACCTATATAACTTAATATTACTATATGGTGTTACACCAGCTAAAGAACCTAAACTTAATAGAGAACAATAAATATACTATAGAGGATAAGATATGAGTACTGAAAAGATATTACAAGGAGGACTATTAGATACTGATGTAGAGATGATAATCAATAACAAACAGGCTAAAGGTTCTTATACGTATGATATTACCATATCTTCTCCTGTAGCTGATCACCACGTAGAGCTACTTAAGAACGTAACCTGGATTAGAGATTTTAACTCTAGCTATGCAGAAGATCTAAGAGTTATATTTACACTAGATGGAGCAATCTATAGAGATTACTTTCATAACTATCAAGATCATTTAGAAGTTACTATCAACAAGATGAATGGTTCTTATATAGTAGATAGTACTAGATATAAAATGGTTATACTAACTAACTCTGCTACTGGTAAGAGAGATACTATAGACTATCTTACATCACAACAGCTATCAGCTTTTGTACCTATAGATATAGAAGCACAATGTATAGATCTAGACTATTATTCACTAGTAGATATAAATATAGAAGGTACTTATAAGAACCAGAATATGGTTAATGTAATAAGTACTGAGTTTCTAGATAACCTTAAACGTATAGACTATGGATCTGGAGTACCAGATCTTAATATAGATATAGTACAACCTGATAATACTAACACTTATGGACATGTATTAATACCAACTGGTACTAAACTTATTAATCTACCTACATATCTACAGAATGGTGATAACTACGGTGTATATAATGGCGGTATGGGTACTTTTATACAGAAGTTCAATAAGAAGAAATATATCTATGTATATCCACTAAATGATGTTAAACAATATGAACGTAGAGAAGATAAACTTATGATAGTCCATAGTAGGGATAATAGAGTTGGTTCTGCTGGTCCTACTTACCTAGTAGATGGTAAAGTTACTAAGATTATACCTAAGTTTGATTACCAGCAGATAGAGAATGGTCAGAAAGATATAATGCAATATGGTAATGCTCTTAGTTATGGTAACCCTGATAACATCTATAAGAGCTATAGAAAGATAGATAATGGTAATACATTAAAAGGTTCTAGTAAGACTAATGTTAAGACTATATCTACTAAGAATATGAAAGATGGTTCTAATAGAACTACCTATGTAGGTACTAGTAATAATATGTATAGATATAGAAGTTCTACTATATTGAATACATTAAGTATCTATAGATTCGATTGGGTAGAATCTGATATAGACCTTATATATCCTGGCATGCCTTGTGTATTTCTTATGGAGCATGCTAAACAAGGTATAATAAAATTATATGGTAACGTACAGTCAGTATCGCAAGCTTATGCTAATGATCATAAAGAGACACATGGTACTATCAATGTAGCTGTTATGAATCCAGAAACTTATATGGATATGGAAGAGTATGATACTAACTTACGTACTAAATAAAACTAAATAGATAGAGTATAGACTATGTCTATACTCTATCTTATAAATTATAGTTCTTAAACTCTACTCTAGTAGTAAACCTAAGTATCTTAGTAAGACTATCAGCATAAGCTTCTATTCTAGACATCTTATCATTCCTAAACTTAGGTATACCATATATTCTAAGTATATAAGTATTAGTATCTAAATCTATCTTAGGACTCCATTCAGAGGTACGTATACCATATACTTTCCATAGTGTATTACGCACATACCAAGATTCTAACTCTATAAGTCTTTTCATGCGCTTAGGTAGTTTAGTTAATTTAAGCTCATATCTAGACAGATAAGGTTTAAGCAGATAATCTATCATATCATGTTTATGCTCTATATAGAAGTTATCTTCTGTGTTAGTTATATAGATAGCTTTTATATATTCAGAGTTAGTTATGATTCTAGACATTACATTATTTATACCTATATTAGGATTACTATAGTACCTAGTAAACTTTCTATAGGATGTTGGTGTTAGTGTAATATGTAATACACCATCTATAAGCTCTTGTTGTTTAATATGTATCTCTCTATAATAGATCTCCATTAGTCCTATTATATAAGAGTTCTGCTCTTCTGTCTCTATAAGTTTCATGCTCTTTCTACCCATATTATACTCCTTATAATAAATAAATCATAATAGAGCTATATAAGTAAAAAATAAGATAGATGGACTACAGTACTTCTATATAGAAGTACTGTAGTCTTACGTTATCTAATGTAGTATGATTCTACGTATTTTACTTTAGCTCCATCTTCAGGATCTGGCATAATACCAAATGAAAATGTATATGTAGTATCTTTATAAGAGAGATCTACTATTACAGATAGAGCATCATCGTCTATAGTAACAGCTTTAAAGAACTCTCTAGATAGTATTCTAGATAATACAGTTTGAAATAAATCTCTATTGTTAGGTTCTATATAGTTATTTCTATCTGTTATATTATCTATTATAGTATTAGTCTCTTTTATTATATCTTCTATATCAGTAGCTAGGTATTGATACTTATTAACTCTATCAAATCTTACCATAGTCCCTCCGTTACATTCTCAGACTCTTCTGTATTAGATTTAGTAGTATTAGGTTTACTATCTGTAGTAGAGCTACCATTATAACCATTCTTATAACGATTAAATATCTCTAACCATTTACTAGTATAATCTTCTTGTCCGCCTACACAAGACTCTAGTTTTCTAGTAACATCATCTAGATAAGATATACCTTGTATAGGTAGATAGTTTAAGTAGTACTGAAAGTTCTGAGGAGTATTAGCTAAGTTATCAAAACTAGCTTGTACTTTATCATAATCTACAAATGGTGCTACGTATAGTGGTGGTACTAAGAAGAGTACTTCTTCATTATTAGTATTAGATACTACTTTAACTTGTGTTCTACCGTTATCAGTTAGTTTCATCCACTGTTCATATGCAGGTGAACTAATAATGTTCTTATCAGCTCCATTTCTAGATAGACCTATTAACATATTAAGATAACCAGTTACAAAGTTATCTTCTGTTATAACAGCAGCTACATCATCGTCTATCTTCTCTATAGCTTCTGCTGCTGTAGATAGTTCATTTACCATAAACTCTCTAAAGCCTGGTACATATGCCCAGCGTTTATTATCTTCAAATTTCTTATTAGCCATAGTATATACTCCATATTAAAATTCTATATCATATTCATATTTCTTCATAAGTTTAGTTTCAAACTCTATAACTCCAGACTTTCTACCTTTAATAGCTCTAGATAGTTTAAAGGTATTAGTATCTCTAGTAGTGTTAATATCAATATTAATATTTACTATATCACCTTCTATATACTTTACATCTACTAGTGGAGATACAGTATCAAAATATTCTCCATATAGATTCTCTATATCAGCTTCTATAGCTTTAGCTAATAGTTCTGGTTGTACTTGTGTTTGTAATGTATATTTTAAAGATGTAACTCTACCACGAAATAAATTAGATTGTGAATAGTCTGCAGCTTGATAGTATTCCCATAGTTTAGACATTTGGGATACAGGGTTAGTATCCCAACCATCTACTGTTAATGTTGGTATTACAGGTAGCATAATAAAATCCTTATAGTTAAATCACGCATTATTCTACCTGATCAACAGTTAGTATGTCTAATATATTAGTATCTATAGTATATCTATTCTTATAGTAACCTATTACAGTAGTAAATACTATATAGTAAGTACTATCAGGTTTTATCTTCTCTTCCCAATTAGAAGCTGTAATACCATTATCCCTACTAAAGTTATATATACCAGAGAATGTAGAGTTACCTATTCTATAGAATACCATAAGCTTACTAGAGCCATAGTTAAAACTATGTTTAAACTTAGCTTTAGTAATGAATATAGGATATTTCCATTTATTACCAAATGGAAATAACGACTCTACTTGCAGTGCTAAACTAGCTGTAATATTAGTAGGTTTTATATAGGTTATTACATCTAGCTTATTAGGTGTTAGTTTATAGTTTATAGACTTACCTACTTTATCAGATAGCACTTTACGAAACTCTTCTAATAGATTAGCTCCTATCTCGATACCACAAGCACCTTGATGACCAGCTGCTTTCCATACTAAATCTGGTCTCTCCTGTTGTATCTCTTTAAGTATATCTAAAAACTGTATATCCATAGCAGATCTACAAGAACCTAATAGTATAGTATTATCAGAGTTATGTTTAAACACTATAGAAGGTCTATTAAATACTTCTACTAACTGTGATGCTATAGGACCTGATATACCATATTCAGAATCTACTACTACTGCTAGAGCATAAGTATGTTCTAAATCTAAGTAATCTAGGTATACAGACTCTATAGCTTTTTGTACATATTCTCGTTGTTCTGTTTTACGTCTATTATTCTCTTGTATAGCATAGGTAAGTAATCTCTCTGATTGCTCTACTGGTACTGTAAATGCTTCTGATATAGTACGCTCTGTAGAACATCTATTGCCAGAGTTGAAGAATGGACCTAAGTTCCAACTTATGATCTTATCTTTTATAAGCTTAGGTAACTTAAGTAGTTTACTTAATACATTAAGATAGTTATCTTTAAGTTTACTAGCTTCTCTTACTCCATATAGTACTGTAGCTCTATTATGTATGTTATTAAGAGGCATTTGATCTATAACAGTTGATATACCTACATATGGTAATAACCTATAAAGTTCTTTAAGATCTTTACCTAATTTACGATGTATACCTACACATAGATTAAAAGCTACGTGACAACCTGATATGCCTTGGAATACTTTATCTTCTACCATAGGATTTAAAAAACCAGCTACTGTAGTAGCTCTAGTCTCTATAGGAGCTACGTGGTGATCTGTAATAACAGTATCTATACCATTTTCAATCTTAAGTATAGCTACCTCAGCTTCATTTAGACTAGCATGATCTGATGTTATTATAAGATCTATATGGAAGCTTGTAGAGTCCATATGTTTAATCTCTTCTAGTAGTACTTTATTAATACCATTACCATTCTTTCTTTGGTTAGGTAATAGTGCTACATTATTATGTCCTAATATCTCTTTAAGATACTTATATAGTACTATACCAGATGTTAATCCATCACAGTCATAATCAGATAGACATAATATCCTACCACCTCTATTTATTACATCTACTACAGAGTTAACAGCTTGTTCTAATCCATTATAGTTATCTAAATCAAAATCTAATTCATACTTAGGATATAAATAACTCTTAAGTAGAAAATCTTTAGGTATAGTAGTATCATTAGGTTTACTATATAGTATATCTTCACTAGCTAAGCTACTATCTATATTAGCATAGTAATACTCTTTAACCCAATCTTCTTTCTCTCCAGTATAGTTTATATTACGCTTACTTAGTTTATCTATATCTATAGCCATATAGACTCCTTTTAATTTAATCTTATCTAGATAAGTCTTACTATGTTTTATAATAGTGCTAGCGTTAAGTTTAGCTGATTTTCGTACTATATGTACAGAATATATTATGTTTTAATTAAGGATATACAATATGAAAATATTAAGGCTATTACAAAATAAGATAGAACCAGTAGAGGCTATAGTAGATATTTCTAAATCTACTAATGGTAAAGATAAAAGTAAAAGTTTCGTTATATATCATGGTTCTTTTGGTACAGGTTTATGGAATATAAAAACCTATCTACACACTAGACACTTTCCTCCTACTAATAAAGGAGATAAGATAAAACTAGATGGCAACACATATGCATTTAGTGCTATACATAAAGATAAGCATATAGCTAAAGATCAAAAAGGTAATAATATCTATATTATATCTAAAGATTCTTCTTATGTAGATCTTAATACTATAATACTATTTTGGAATCTACCTATGTTTCCAACTGCAGATGTTAGCTATAAGATAGAAGGTTCTGCTAGAGTACTAGCAGAAGGTACTTATGGTAAGTTCCATATAGATAATTTAATAACTACACCAGCTCCTGTAGTAGAGATCTCTGGTAAATGTTCACTAACGTGGATAGCAGATGATCCTAGAGCCGGTACAGTTACATCACAAACTATAGAATATGATCCAGTGTTAGATACTTGGGATATAAAACCTAAAGAAGTAGTTAGAAAGGATATATAAGTTATGCTATATGATAATACAACTGGAGGAGCTACATTTGGCTCTGTTAAGATCTCTAGTACAAATCAACAAGGTGGATTTGAATCTGCTGGTGAACGTACTGTAATAGTAGGTAATACTAAAAAGATAGGTAAGAAGAAGAGCTATGGTTATGGTATGGCTTCTATTTCAGAGCAAGCTTACTTAGAGTTACTTAAAAAGTATCAACGTTAATACTAAGAATATATAGAAGGCTAGGATGATGTATAAAAATATAGAAGACCTATTAGAACATGAATTTAGTAGAGTTATTATAAACCGTAGCTTTCTTACTAAGTTAGAGAACTATCTTAGAAACTTTAAATATAAATCAGTAGGTACTGATAACTCAGAGTTTCTAGGTAGTAACCTTATAGGTGTTAAGAAGTTTGTATTCAGCGAGAATGACGGTAAAACCTTTTTAAAAGATCTTACTTTTAAAGACGAAAGACAATTAGAGAATCTCTATAGAGATATAGATTGGATTAATAGCGATTTTAAAGTAAGTTCTAATACCATATACCTTACTACAGTATTACTTATGTATAAAACTTATAATAGTGCTATAAGTAACTCTGATAAAGAGAAGATACTTAAAGATCTTTATTTAGTATTTGCTTATAAAGCATTTGGTTCTGCTTATAACTATTTCTTTAGATACCAAGCAGATGAATCTGTATCTAGATTAACTTATGAAGAGCTAGATAGAAAATACTTACTTAAGAGATATGGTAGCTGGGAAGGTGTATTTGAACATAGAAGCTTAGATGTACTACCTAAAGGTATATTCGAAGATAGGCTACGTAACTTAACACCAGAAGGTCTTACTGATATTATAAACGGTTTATATACAAGAATAAAAGATATAGTTAAAAACCTATTTGTAATCTATAAAGAGATACTAGATAGAAATGAAAAGATTAACTCTAGTAGCAGGTTAGGTACTAGAGGTGAAGAAGAAGATTATGAACTAGAGTTTAAAGAAGTTACTGGTGGTTTAGCTTCTAATATACAAGCTATTAAAGAATCTATGTCTAGTTCTGGAGATTTTGTAGATGATAACCTAATATACTTAGTATGTACTGTGTTACCATCTGTTAAGAAATGGAAACTAGAAGAGCTTATTAGAAGATTAACACAAGTACCATATCCGACTGACCCTAAATTAGACTATGTAGAAGCTGTAGTAAGCTATAGCTATAGTTATCTACTTACTAAAGGTATACAGAAAGATTATAATAAGAGACTATATGAATCTCTTAAGTTACTTAAAGCTTGTTGGAGTGCTGGTAATATAAAAGAAGAACGTGGTAGAGTAGCTAAAGCTATGACTAATGAACTAGTATACCTAGTACTACAGACTACTAATAGGACACAAGCTCCTACTATAGCAATAGGATTAATGTTATACCTATTTTGTAAATCTGTTAAAGTTAATTAAGTAAATATAAGGTAGAGTAATAAATGATCCTAAGTTAGGCTTATTACATTTCCGTATAGCTTAGGAACATATAGGAATCATCCTTATGAAAAAAAGAAGTTAGAGTTAGAGTAGAGTACTATACGTACTCTACTCTATCTTTTAATCTAAATCATCTTCGTTAAAAGTAAATAGATTCATAAGTTCATCTGTACATATAGTAATATAATCTTGATCTAATGTAAGATATACATACATTACTACATACTTACCTTCTATATGCCAATCAGTATGCATAGTAGCTACAGTCTTAGATAACGATTCCATTATCTGTTCTTCTGTAAGTATCTTAGTAGTACCGCATTTCTTAGAGTTAGTAGTATTAGCTTTTAATACTTTATCTATATATAGATTTAGAAATGGTATAAGCTTATCTACTAATAGATTACTATCATACTCATCTTGATTACGTATAGCATACTCTAAACCATGCGCAGCTACTGTATCTTTAAACTTAGCTATATCAACTGCTAGTACATAGTCTTCTAAGTTAAGTTCTTCGTCTATCATATCAGTAGTTTGTGTTAAACGTTTTACTATCTTAATCATAGGTACTCCAATGGACATTCACCGCCTATTTCTATATCTATAGTCTCTTCATTCTCTGTTACATCTATATAAGCAAACTTAAGACTATTTAATAATACATTATAGTCTTCTTCTATTTTATCTTCGTCAAAGTCGTGCTGTAGAGCTATAACATTACGTTGTAGATATAACCACTCTAAGATTTCGTTAATAAGACCATCAGTATCTGAATCAAATACTCCCATATTAGATTGTATAGACTCTGGATTATCTAATATAGTTCTTAAGTTAGATTCTAGCTCTATAGCTTTATCTTCTGCATATTCTGGATCACCTACGAATACATTTGTTTCTATATTATAATACATAATATTATCCTTTAAAAGTAATAGTTAAAATATTATCTTTCAGTTCTATATTAGATTTACCTAATAATAGTTTCTGAAAGTGATTGAAGGTTAGTATAACTTGTTTAGTTAGACTACCAATACCTGCTACTCTATTAGTATAGCAACCTAAATCTCTAATAGAGGTACATTTATCTGGTATAGGTCTAGGTAATAACTTATAACGTCTTACTCTAGTAAGAGCTAAGTTATTACAATACTTTACTAGATCTGTATATAGCGTAGCTACTACATCAGTTCTTATAAATACAAATAGAGTATTCTTAACTATATTATAAAGTGTTTGATTCTCTATAGTAGCTTTAAGATGCTCTAGGTCAGATTCTATAAGCTCTAGTGGTATACTGTTATTATCAAATGTGCTAGTACAAACTATAGCTCCATCTGTTATTTCAGTATGTGTTACTAACATTACTGTATTCCTTTATTAAAATATTTCAATATAGCTATATATTAAAAATAAGTAAGCTAGTACAACATAGTGTACTAGCTTACTATATGATAGCATCTTTTAATATATATCTTAAGAAATCTTTAAAGTCCTCTAGAGACATATAGTATAATTTTTGTAATATATCAGTTACTAAGTGGTTATACTCGCACTCTAGATGAAACCCTAGCCATTTAAGTTGTCTAAATGTATAGAATCTCCAGGCTTTAGAATACTCTCCATTTTTGTATAATGCAGATTTAATACTATAGGCGAGATTATTCTTAAGACAAGATAACATATTAATCAATTCAAAGTCAGTAGTTATAGTATACATCTCTTCTTCTAGAAATGTATATGGATAACAGCTAACCATTTTACACAATATCATTTTCTTATTCTCAATATCATCCGCATTATCAGAATGTCTCTTTTCAGAGTTATATTCTGTATAGCGTTCTCTATAATAAGATACTGGTTTGATAGCACTAGTAAGATAGTGCATCTTAAGTATCTTTAAATTCTCTATAGTACCGTATTCTTTCACCTAGATAATCCTTTCTAGACATGATGTAATACACCAGCTGAAGCTAAGTTATTCCTTATAGTTTCTTTAGCCTCTTCTATTTTAAGATTATAGTAGTACTCTTTATACCCTCTAAACTCAAAATAGTATTTAATAATAATATAACAAACATATACTAAGTCTACTAATAACTTCATATTTAACTTAAATAGTTCATATTTAGTTAAATCTTTAAGAGTCTTATGTAGCCTTTTATAAGACAAGAATAGAGCTTCAAAAGCCATATTTACAAATCTAAGTCTAACTGACCTCATGTAGTTAGCTCTTAGTGTCATAGTATGTTTATAGTATTGGAATGCTATAATATATAATAAACGCACTAGCATATCACGTCTCCTTGTGTATAGTCAGCGATTAATATTTTGGGTAGTATACATTAGACCCAGAATCTACATCGTTGTCGCATACAAATACTCTACCTAGGTAACCGCCTTCTACATGTAGATAGATAGTATGTGAACTAGCTAGTTGAAATGCTAGTGTTTTAACAGTACCTCTATAAGCTAACTTAAGGTTAACTATAGGATCTCTAGTATAACTACCTGGAGTATATACACCTTTTATATCCATATTTACACCACTATCTAACTCTATAGTATCCATAGTGAACTGTACTGGTTTAGTACTATCTTCTAGTTCTTCTAGATTTAAATAAATATTCTTATACATTATATGCCTTTTAATCGTGTTAAAGATGTAGTATAGTCCTATAGGACTATACTACATGCTATTTCTTTTTATTTATCTTCTTAGGAGGATTACAAGTAGGACAGATATTAAACTTATTACCATCTTTATCTGTTTTAACTTTCATCCACCCACCACATATTTTACACTTCTCTTCTGCTACTGGTAGGTTAGACATAAACTTACAATCTGGGTAACCTGTACATCCATAGAAGAAACCGAATCTACCTCTATGTTTAGCTAGTGCTTTACCACATATAGGACAATTACCATTCTCTTTAAGTTCATTAGGATCTACTGGTAGTTGTTCTTTCTCTATATATTTACATTTAGGATAGTTAGAACAACCTTTAAAGCTACCATATTTACCTTCTCTAATATAGAGCTCACCACCGCACTTAGGACATTTCTCTCCAGTTGGTATTGGAGCTGGTTTAAGAGATGGTAGATCTGTATAGTATTGTTTAACTTTATCTAGTAGAGGTAATACATACTCTGCTAAGACTTTATCTCTAGTAGTATGTCCAGTTGCTATAGAGTCTAGTTTAGATTCCATATCAGATGTAAACTTATCATCTACTATATCTAGAAAGTACTTAACTAGAAAATCATTAAGTTTCTCTCCAGTCTCTGTAAGAAACATAGCTTTACCTTCTGTTCTTACATATCTACGATCTAATAGTAACTTAATAGTAGCTGCATATGTAGATGGTCTACCTATACCAAGATCTTCCATAGTCTTTACTAAACTAGCTGCGTTAAATCTAGCAGGTGGTTCAGTTTGTTTAATATCTATTTTAACATCTTGTATTTTAACAGTAGAGCCTATAGCTATATCTGGTAGGATTACATCTTCAGTAGCTTTACTACGTAACTTAGTCCAACCATCAAATAGAACTTTTCTACCTTTAATATTAACTATGTTATCTTTACCAGTAACTACCATGTTCATATTCTCCATAGCAGAATCTGACATCTGGCACATCATAGTACGATTCCATATTAACGTATAGAGTTTAAGATAATCTGGATCTAACCACTTCTTAGCTACTTCTGGTGTAAATGTAATATCAGTAACGCGTATAGCTTCATGAGCTTCTTGAGCGCCTTTAGTCTTATTTTCATATACTCTAGGACTATCATTTAGATAGGTTTTACCGTACATATCTAATATCTGTTTACGTATAGCATCTACAGCTACATTAGCTAAGTTAAGACTATCAGTACGCATATAGGTTATAGCACCTTTTCTACCATTAGGCGTATCAACACCTTCATAGAGCTTTTGAGCTATAGACATAGTCTTACTAGGATCATAACCTAACTCTGTAGAAGCAGATTGTTGTAATGTAGTGGTCTTAAAAGGTGGTTGAGGTTTACTAGTAGTCTTCTTACTAGCTATATCAGTTACTTTAAAACTATCATTCTCTATAGAAGATTTAATAGAGTTAGCTAACTCTAGATCTTGTATACATTGTTTAGTAATCTTAAGATCTTTATGTTGTACTAATACAGCTGGTATATCTTTTTCTATAGTAATAGGTAGTTCATAATAGGTAACTGGTTTAAACTCTTTAATCTCATGTTCTCTATCAGCTACTAACTTAAGTACTGCAGATTGAACTCTACCTGCAGATAGTTTAGGTAGTACTTTATTAGATACTAATGGAGATAGTTTAAACCCTACTAACCTATCTAGCATACGTCTAGCTTCTTGTGCTGCTACAGCATCTAAATTAAGTTTCCTAGGATGTTCTAGTGCGTGTTTAATAGCACCTTCTGTAATCTCGTGGAATACTATTCTATCATAGCTTAATGGATCACCACCTAGTATAGAAGCTATATGATAACCTATAGCCTCACCTTCGCGGTCTTCGTCGGATGCTAAGTATACTTTCTTATCTTTAGCTTCCTCTTTGATCTCAGCTACTATGTCTTTATGATCTTTAGGTATTTCATAGACTGGTGTAAACTTATCACCTTCTATCTTAATACCTGTATAGAACTTAGGTAGATCTCTAATATGTCCTTTAGATGCTAATACTACAGCGCCATCTATAAATTTACTTATAGTCTTAGCCTTAGCAGGTGATTCGACTATAATAAGTTTATCGTATTTCATTATTGTTCCTCTTGTTGTTTACCTTCTACTAATGTAAGATCTTTAGAAACTTTTCTATAGTAGTTATTTAGTCCTATATCATATAGTACAGGATCAGCAGATAGATCTGCAGGTAGTCCATATAGTGCTATAAATAATAACCCTTTATATGGATTAATAAAATAGCTTCTATCTTTAGGATCGCCAGCACCTACTCTAGTTATAGATATAAAGTACATATCTTTAGATTTATTATAAGTACATTTTACTATAAGCTCATCGTTCTTATGTGTTACTGTACTAAAATCGAAACCTCTACCAGATATAGCATTAGTATCTACTACTATATACTCATCACTACCATATTTAATATTCTTCTTAGTAATCTTTTTCATTCTCTATACTCCTTATAAGATTTTCTTACCATATTCAAACTTAACTTTAAACTTACCAGTTGCATCACTATAGATATGTACGTTATCTATAACATCCAATAGATTCTCAGGTGCTATATTAACCTTAATAAGATCCATATTATTATCTTTATTAGAGCGCCATGGTCTATCATCATTAGGATTAGAAGTATCTACATTAAGATACTCTGCTCTAATAGATTCTAGTAGTTTAGAATCTTCATTAGGATTAACTATACGTATCATATTGATACCTTCTTTTACAGAAGTAGTATCAAGTTTAAGCTCTTCAGTATCATCAGTAACTACTAATGGTCTATAAGATTCTTTAAATGCTAACTCTTTAACATTTAAGATAGATATGATCCACTCTAGATCCCAGTTATTAGAATACTTAGCTTCTGACACTATAGCTTGTAACTGATCAAAGTTAAAGTTAGAGTTACACATATTAAGCTTAAGTAACTCTTTAGTAAACTCTGCTGGTACTTCATAGTCTTTACAGTACTCTTGTACTACAGAGTTCTCCATTTGATCATAAGTAATATGGTAACGTATACGCTCTGGTCTATTAAGTATATATCTATTAACTAAGTAAGTATCATTCTCTGTTAATAGAAACATTCTACGCTTATTAGAATCAGATAGTAGTGTTAACATACTATTTTGTATCTCATAGCTATTACCAAATAGTTTACCAAACTCGTCTATAAGTATAACAGCATTATCTAAGCCAGATATAAAACTAACTAGCTCTAAAGTAGGTTTAATCTCGGATACTACTATAGCTGTTATAGGTACTTCTGATATAGGCTGTGTCTCTACAGCCATATTCATTAGTAGTTTAGTAAACAATGTTTTACCAGAACCTTTTCTACCAGTACAAAGTACTGAAGCTCTACCGTTAGGCTGTGCAAACCTATTCCATATGTATTTAGCTTTAGACTCTGCAGAACCATAAATCTTATCTGGTAATTTAAACTTATCTATTAGATATGTAGCTAGCTGATAAACAGGTTTCTGTTTATCATTAGTAGCATTAACTATTCTATATATCATAGCGTTAATTAACCTCCCTTAGTTTATTAGTTAGATCATATAGCTTACTAGTAGATATATTATCAGACTGTGTAACGAAATATGTTAAACCATCTGATTCATAATGCTTAGTAATAAAACCAAACTCATTAGCAGCCATAGTAAGAGATTTACTTTTCTTAGACTTACTAAGATAAAACTTATACTCTTCTGGATTAAGAGTATATACTGTAAATGAAACTAACGATATACCTAAGTAAGATCTACTAGATATACGTTTATCTACTCTATGCGTATAGGTAGGTGTTACAAAGGTTATAGAGTATGATCTATATTCAGAATCAGAATCTGAATTTAATACTATCTCTATATAGTCTTCTGGATTAAAACTATCTATGTTATAAATCCTAGCGTATTTATAATCATTAGTTAGATTAATATCGTGTAGGTGAACTAATGTTCTGTTCACAGCCTCAGTTTGTAAATCGTTAAATGTCTTAGACATTCCATAATAGCACATATTTGTATCCTTAAGATGGGATATTAAAAGAAGTTAATTAACTCTTCTATATAAATAATATCTAACTGTATATCTGTCATTCTGACAGATATACAGTTAGATGTTCTCTTCTAGTATAAATAAAAAAAAATAACTAGAGACAGAGCTTAGCTCTGTCTCTAGTCTTTTATTTTTGTGTTACTAGTGGCGGCACGAATGTCGCGTTAGTAAACAATAGTATACCAGCAGCTGCTGTTGGATCCATTACAGTTCCGTCTATATCCTTTTGACAACTATATTTGTTATTTTTGTCGTATGGATTTAACGCTGCATATCTGTATGTCTCTACATCGTATATCTTTTGGACTATAAATCCTAGTGATGAAGATTGAACACCATCTACTTTAGTAGATGGATGGCATTCATAGACATATGTTGTCTTGTCAGGTGTCCTATTGGCAAGATAATACGCCCTTATAGCAGATACTAACTCTTCTTTATGATTTAATTTAAAATCAATAACATACTCTTTACCAGCTAGTGCTATAAATGGTTCGTCACTTTGAGATGGCTTAATAGAGAAAAGGTAGTTTCCTTTTCCATCCACATAATCGCCTAAATAATTAGCATCAGCGGCGATTTCTAAGATCTTGTTTCCAGGGTATCTATCTCTTTGCTCCTTCATATCTATCCAGAGCCCAGAGTATTTATTTATGTGTGTATCATTCCAGGCATGCGCGCTGTCCATAAGCTTTCTTGCGTATGTATAAACAGATTCTTTACTATCATAATCAACAGGTACTGGTTTAATAGAAGCATTTGCAATATCTACTGTATAGCAACTTCTCCAGACGAAATCATGTTTACCTCCATTAGCATCTATGGCTGCTGAATGCAATAGCTTGCATCCAGGTAAGCCGTACTTATTCGTTGCTTCAGAATTGTTATATCCATCACTATCGATATTATACTTAGCACCGTTTATATAGGTAGAACTATATACTTCTATATCTGGATCTTTACGACCAAGCGCTTTACACACTTCATTACCTCTTTTATTATCTAGTTTCTTAGTTAAAACATCTTTATAGCCAACATTGAGATTAAGTATAATTAACTCTACCTGATACTCTCCCTTATTGCTGCATGAAAATTTTCCTATAACGTCTTCGTTATATCCTACGATATCCCCTAATATAGGTCTACCATCCAATGTTGTATCCAGTTTACCTAAAAACTGATACACATCTGTATAAGCAAATACACTACTTACTGCTAGTAAACTAGCTGCTACTACTTTTTTCATTATCTTACTCCTTAGTATAAATTCATTATTCTTTATAAAGTTAAAATTTAAGAGTAGATACTTTAAAAGTATCTACTCTAACCTAATTATTTCTTACCTACTACTGGATGTGATTTCATTTTACTAAAAGAAACTTCTAACACTTTAAAGTATTGTGCTTGTGATAGCTCTTTATTAATCAAACTTTGATCGCATTTAAAACCTTTATTAGTCCATGCTGGGAAAGCATGTACTGCATGTCCATTATAGATTACATATACATAACCAAATAGCGGAGAGTTTTTATCGCGCTTCTCCATAGTAGGTACATCGCACGCATAAAAATATGAACCATTGTTCATATCTTTATTATATGCTTTATAGTCTGCCGCAGCCTTATTGAAATTTTCGTTTACTGCAATTTCTATTTCTTCTTCAGATGGCAACACAATTAGTCCTCTACCATCTCCATAACCGCTTACTTCTCCTAAGTATCTACCTTTTTCGTCAATCTTTTCACCTGGTATAGTAGATGCTTTAAGTAGCGCCAGTATTTTACCTTTAGGACTATTATCGATAGGTTCTTCGGCTCTAGGTACTGCGTTAGTATTTACAGAAGTATCTTGTGCTTTATCCTGTACTTTAGTCTCAGCTGGTGCAGCAGCATGCTCATCGTCTATAGCAGATTTTCTATTCTCGTCTATTTGAACAGGTTTAGCTACTAGTATACCGGCGTCTTTTAAAGCTTGGTATTGCTTATGATTTAGCTCTCTACCCTTATCAGCTGCATTACATAAATACGGAGACTGGCCTTTAGAAGCACCATTAGGTACAGGTGTTTTGAACACAGCTTTACCATCTACTACAATGTATGCATAGTTAGTAGGTAGGCTATCAGAGCCTTCTGCTATAGAAGCAGACTCTTCGCAGCCTAAAACATACCTACCACTATTATTACCTATAGTTTTAACATAGCCATCGTATGCAGCTTTAAGAGCCGGATGTTTGGTAAAGTCATCTTCTGTTATATCAATAACTTTATTTCCTATTCTTATACCAGGTTTATCGTTAAAGATATTAGTTTCATATAGCAATACACCATCTTGGTCTACTACACGTCCAAACATTTTGTCGCTTAAAGCTAGTTCTTTAATCTCTTTAGTAGTATACTGATATCTGCTATCGCTATCTCTATCTAGCCATAAAGCATTTATCTTATCGCTATTATTAGCATTCCAATCTAGAATGGCTTTATAATGGCCGTTAAAATAGGTTGCAGTATGCATACCAGGTTGAAACTTAGTTAGGTACGCTTTAGCGCGGAATGGGTCAAATGGCAATATACCTTCGCATACTTTATTACCCACAGTTATAGTAACGTTCTCTTTACTATTTGTAACGTTAAGAAACTGTGATACGCACTCGTCTCCGCCGTTATACTCTGGTGTACCATAATTAATTAGCTTTCCGTGTGAATCTATTTGCATTATAACTTCTGTTTTATCCGCACTATTTACTATCGCGCAAGCTTCATTTTTACCTGGTATATTCGGATAAATAGTAATGTTATCTGTATACCTAGTATAAGTATTAATAACATTAAAATTCATGTAGTAGCCACTATCATCACAACCAGCATAACCTACAACAGCACCGCTTCTAGGCTCTATTAAAGAACCTATATACAAACCAGGCATATTAGCCATAGTGCTATTTATATCCTTTACTGCACTATCAAACTCTTCAAAGCCAAGCGCAACACTAGCTACTACTAATGAACTTAAAATTACCTTTCTCATCTCTTACTCCTCTACTTTTGTTTCTTTATGTTCTTCGGCTTTAGCTCTAAAATAAGCTTCAGCTGTACCTTCTTCAGCGCCAAACATAGCTTCTAATAATCTAAAAGCACCTTTTAATTCGCCACTAACCTCTGCACTTTTTACAGTGCTTACTACATTTTCCATTTTATTCTCCTTATAGGGTTATTGTTTTTATTTATAGAGATCTATAGACCTTTATGGATCTATAGATCTTTTTTTACTTAGCTAATAAGTTATATGCGGTTAACCATGTAACCACATGTACTTATTATTTAAGTTTTCTAGATAGTTTAAAACATTGATTAAATAACTACCTGCAGTAGCCTCATCAACGCTTTCAATACTATCTAGATTACTCTCTATACTTTTAAATACAGAGTATAGGTTATCATTGGGAAATGAAAACCTATATAGATAGCTTTTTATAGAAGCTAGTAAGTAATGGATTCGGTTTAATAGATCTGTCTTGCTAACTTCTTTATGTAAAGCATACATGTGTTAACCTCCTTTCTGCTCTGCACCTAGAGCTTGAGATATGTAACACACTCCAGCTGGCTACTATGCTCAGCTGGAGTGTGTTACATACTGAAAGAAGGTTAAAGTTTTATTTAAAACGCTATGCGCTTTATTTCGGCTATCGCGTTATCGTAGCAATATTTAGTGTTTTCGCGATAGCTCGCGATATTAGACATATCAGCAACATATTCGTCGCAATATGTCTGCATAACAGCAATAGCACGTATAGCGTCGAAGACTGTGCTAGCGCGAGGTTTAGATGTCGACACTTTTAAGTCGGCTATTTGCATACCTAAGCCACGAACAGCGCGATATAGCAAATCATAAAGGCGGCTTTTACCGCGTTTGTCGAATTTGCAAATGAATTTTGTTTTTAGCATTTTAAGCCTTTATTTGTTATTATAATGTTGGGCGCTTATGGTAAATCCAGTCGTAATAGTAGTCGCCCATTACACTGGTTTCCTCTAGCTCAACCCAGCTGTCATCGTCGAATGAAACCCAACCGCTTATATTAGGGTTTGTATCGTCGTAGGATTCTGGCAAGCTATCCCATGGTATGGTATTGCCCTTACCAGACGCTTCCACCTTGTTATTATCTGTATATATAACGAATTTAAACTCGTTAATAATTACAGACTCTTTAAACTGTAACTCTGATTTTAAATTTTGTATCATTTTTAACCCCTTAGGTATTGTTTATCTTATTTCTTTACCAATATTTTCTACGTCTACCTTAGATTGTAATATTTCAGTCTCCAGAATTAAATTATCTGTTGACTTAGTATCATATCCTCTTATTAGATGTATAGTATTAGTATCGCATGCTGCCTGAATTGCACTATGAACTAGTACATGTTCTGGTAAATTTACATCTGCGTTTAATAGCGCTCTATAAGCGCTATTAAACATCTTTATAAAGATCTCATAATCACTTGTAGATAGTGTCCATATGTGGATAATTCTATATCCGCCTATTTCGAAACTATCTACAGTTTTTAATATTATAAGATTCATGCAGCAACTCCATCGAGGTGTTCAACCTCGATAATGTATTTAGCTATTTCTAGCTCTGCTGGCGTTAAAGCACGATCTGTGTCGGATAATGTAGCATTATCAAATTTGAAGCGTGCTACAGGTATAATACCATCGCTATTTCTTATGTACAATGTAATACTATATTCAGTTACAGTTGCGTAATCGTATACAATATCATCTGTACTTTCAGCTACTGGTACATAGCTTGTAAAGCATTCCTCTACTCTGTCTTGCAATTGAGCAAAAGTCCAATCGCCATTTGCGAGTTCAACATCTTTGGTATAAGCCTCAGATGCTTTATATGTTTCAAGACCTTCACGGTCAACTACGTCTTTAAAATAGTTTACACTAACTATCTTTTTCATTTTTTTATCCTTTACGTTATTTATTTTAATATTAAAGCCAGTATGTTTATACTAGCAACTACGGTCTATCAGTTTCCCACCTTTTTTGCTTATAGAGTTTCTATAGAGTGACTAGATCGATAACAATGCTAATACATCGTTATATAATAATCTAGCAAACTCTGGTTTATTATCGTAGTGTTCGTACGACCATTTTATATATTCTAGCCGCATATATGCGTATATAAAATCAGCTGTCTTAAAACTACGGTATTTATTTAAACCATAGTCTAGCATTTCTATAAAAGACATGCTATACCTCCTAACTCCTCTATCTAGCATTGAGGTAAACTAAGAAGTAAGAGTAGGAAGGCAATCCTACTCTTACTTCTATATATATAATATATAACTGATTTTTTGTCACTTTGATACCTTTGATGTTTTAATTGTATCAAAGTTCGACTATATCGTTTTCCTGGTTTAAATTGATAACACTAGAGTACTAGACTATAATCTAGTACTCTAGTGCATCTTATTATAGCATTACGTTAAGGTAATACTCTTCTAATCTTTTACCATGTAGAAAATCTGATCTTTTAAAATCTACTAGTTTAGGTATAGCTTTTACTGTACCGCGCTCTCTACACTCGTCGAATATACCTAGTGTAGTTATAATATAGCAGAAGTCTTGATACTCTTCTTCTGTACCATTAAAGTCATCTCCGTATGCAAATACAGAAGTAACCATAAGAGAACTATCTTTATATTTTCTATAAAGTAAGTTAAGTATCTCTATCTTAAGCATAGATACATAAGTATCTTTCTCTTCTAGTATACCTCTTAGTACATCATATAGAGATTTTACTAGCTGACCATATTTAGCAGGGTTATATACATAGTTACCATTCTTAGTAGCAGCATCAAACTCTTTAAAAGTTTCTACTATAGATTTATAACTAACATGTGTAGAAGCTGAAATCTTCTCTAGTTTTTCATCTACTGTAAGTGTAGTATCTGATAATATACCCTTTACAACGTCAAAAGAAGCTTCAGAATCCTTTTTCTTACTATCTGCATACTTATCTTCTTTTTTAGTAGATTCTTTAACTACGGGCTCGCTAGATGCCTCTACAGCCTCTTTTGTTTCTACTAGTTTTTCAGTTGCTTCTGGTACATCTACAGTAGTCTCTTCTTCTTCTGTAGAATCTACAGTCTCTTCAACTTCTTCGTTAAGCTTTTTCTTTTTAGCCATAACTCTATTCTCCTTATTGTTAATATATTAGATATATGGGATCAGTCATTCGACTAACCCCATATATCATCGCCTAATGGTTCACTAACTTGTAGTTCTTCAGTCTTAGGTTGCTCTACTGGCTCTGGTTGTTCTACAGTAGCACTCTTAGGCTCTTCTGCTTTACTTTCCTCTGGTTTACTCTCTGATGGAGCTATAACACCTATAAGTTTCTTAAGCTCGTCTATGAACTTATCAGATCCCGCATTACAAATAGGTATATTAGAACTTATAGCTATCTTCATTGGCATCCATACACTACCAGCATTTTCTATCTTAAAGCTCTTAGTAAAAGCATTAGCACCGTCTGGTGTATATGTAAGTATGAATGCATCTGGATCGTCACAATCTTTACCTAGTAAAGTTTGTACTTCTCTAGCTATTATACATCTTACTATATCTTTTTGTTTAGTAAAGGTCTTATGTACTCCACAAGCTACTTCATAAGCTATTCTAGTAGGTGCATTAGAGTCTATTGGAAAGCCTTCTTTAGGACTATCAGCTTTCTCCCATAGTTTATAAACCATAACTCTAGCGCCTGGTATAGAACGTATCATATTGTCTACTGGAGATCTAAGATCACCTTTAGATCTATAGATAAATCCTTTAGTAAATAACCAATGGCAAGCTTTTCTAATTATATCTAGTTTATCTTCAGGTACTTTACCGTTATCGTAAACACTAAAGAACTTACTAGCATTAGATTTAAACTTAAGATCTTTAAGATCTTTAGGTACTATATTAGTATCATTATACAAACTAACTTTTCCTCTATTGTAGTTACTTTTAGAACTACTTCCTGTACTAGAAGCTGGTCTACTAGCTTCCATTTCTTGTTTTACATCAGATGGCTTACTATCTAATGCACTATCTAAATCAAAATCTTCCATATAGGTTAACTCCTTCTAATTCTATTCACATACTCTGCACTACCGTATTTAATAATACTAGTTGCTCCATAAATACTATCTGAACTAATCCAATTTATATTATTAGTACTATCATTAAGTATACTTAAACTAAACTTCTCTTCTGTTCTACCACCTCTAAGAGCTGACATTATCATATAGATAGGATCTCTAGTATATCTAGACTGTGATGCTGTTTCATAAGTATTAACAGGTAGATATAACATATTACTATAGTCTATCCTATTAGTAAACATATAGTAGCCATTTAAGCTACTATCAACAGGCATAGTAGGAGAGAACTCTAAGTATTTATAAATAACTTTATATTCAGATAGACCACTCTTTATATCTGGTACATCTTCTAAATAAGATTTCTTAACAATAATATAAGGATGCTCTGGTGGTATACCAATAACAACCTCTTCATCTTTTCTATTCTTAAACCTAGCAAATGTTACATCTTCTCCTACTAAGATAGGGTGTAATATATCATCTTGTTTTACAAATCTAATCTTACTATACCACTTCTTAATAGCATCCTTAGCATCATCTGTAAATAGAGCTTTAGGTATATGTATAAAGTGTCTAGCTATATTATATAGCATCTCCATAGATAATGTACCTATAGTATACTCTGCAGTATCACTTTTATTAGATCTAGGAAGTAACTTAATCTCTACCATATTTCTATTTATTACCATAGGTATCATATAGTATAGATTTTCAAAATGACCTAACATCTTAAGTTCTATTCTATTATAGCTTCTATTTATATAGTGTTGGCTACCAGGTATTCTATAATATATATCATCGTTACCCATTATACCCATTGAGACCATATCTTGTATCTTACCATGTATAGATCCTATAACATATCTAAACTGTGATAAAGCATGATCTGGGTTGATATTGGCATCTACTACTACTAACGTATCTCTATATAGAATAAAGTTAACAGTATCTACACCATCCGTCCTTACGAGAGATAGCGAAGTATCTCTCTTATCTTTAAACATTAACATTATATATACTTCCTTTTGTTATTCTAACATTTCTATAGGATTAGCTAATACTAACTTACGTACACTAGTATGCATCTTCTTAAGAGAGTTAGTCATAAGTACTGATGAAATATCAGTAGCTAATATAGTAACTCCTTTACGATAGTTAGCTAGGTTTTCTCCTGCACAAGTACTACATATAGTTCCATCTGTATGCTTACAATATAGAGGTGAACGTAGCATAATAGTCTTACCTACTAGTTTACTACCATCTTCTATCTTAACTAACTTATTACCATCTAAATAATATCTACCTACTAAAGTATTAGCATTATCTTTAGTAACTATAGTCTCTTTAGCTATCTTGGAACCACAATCACCAGTTACTATAGATATACCACCTGTAGCTCTTAATAGGTTCTTAGCTGCTACACCACCATTCTTAGTTTCATTACCACGAGAGAAACTACCTGCTCTAGAACTATTATAGATAACAGTTAGCTGTTCTTTATCTTTAGGATAACCTTCTAGTAGTGAATTAAATACTAAGTTAGGTTCTGCCATAGAATCTTCGGAGAATCCAGCGTCTATACCAAATGCTAAATACATCTTAGCTCTAGCATTATCTTTTACTTTACCAGATGTAAGTATACCATTAGTAGGATCATCTTTAAGGTATTCAGCATCTTTAGCTTTAAGTAGGGATTGAAACTCTATAACAGTAGTCATGGACTTGACCCAGTTCTTACCATACTTCTTATCAAACTCTTTAATAAGTTCATTCTTATAAGCTACTATACCAGGAGGTGGTGTCATAGTCTTATAGGTAGCAGACACTGTAGTTATTCTACTTAAAGATTGTAACATAGAACAACTATCTACAAAGTTAATATACTCTGGTACTGATATAGTATCCTTCTTAAGTCCATCTAGTACTAGTTTCTCTAATGTACCAGTATCTATATTGTTATCATTAAGATAAGGTATCTTATTCTTAAAGTTATATACTAGTGCTACATAGTTTATTATAGCTCTACCTATAGTAGTATCTACTTGTGTATCTATATTAGGTAGATCAGCATTAAATAAAACTATAGGATCTTGTATCTGTAGTAATGGTACATCGGTAGTTCTACCTTGTACCTCTTCATAACTATCTCCTATCTTAACTAGGTATTTATTACCTTCTACCTTATAATAATCATTACTATTCTGTAACGGTATAGTCATAGTGCTATAATAGAACTTAAGACTAGTAAGATACTCCATATGTATTGCATATCTAAAATATTCATTAACTGTTACCACTTACTATCCTTTTATTAGGTTCATATACTCTAATATATTAGGTACTACGAATCTTAAACTATCAGCATAATCAATAGCTAATGACTTAAAGTTAATAGTATCTAGTAGAGTAGTTTCATCTTGAATAGGTCTATCTATACTAAGATAGTTAGCAGCTACTATCTCCATAGCTATAAGATCATAATCATCACCATGTACATTAAGTCTAGTATATAGTTCGTCTAGCATACTATCTAAATGATATTCTATATAGCCATAGTATAGAGTATCTCTAACTGCATATGTAGACATAAACTTAGGGGATATATCTACTAATGGTTGTACTTTAGCTATATCATCTGTATTTACATCTTCTATACCGCGATGTATCATAGACTTATAGAATAATCTAGTATGCTCGAACCAATCATCACTAACGTCTTTTACTATATCGTATAGATAAGATTTACCCATGATAGTATACTCAGATAGCAGATCTGTAAATCTCTCTATATTATCTATATCATCTGCTTCTACTATAGGTAAGTATTCAGTAGCTGTTGGTATATCAACTTGATATAGATATACTAGAGCTTGTAATATATCAGAGTAGCTATAAATGTCAGTATCCTCTGTATGTAATTCTATACCATATACAGATAGATAGTGATCTAATGCTCTTTTAATATAAATTTCCATATTAAGCTTACCATCTTCATTACTAGTAGATGTAGCTATAATATCTAAACAACGTTGTTCTAACTTATCTAAGTAAAACTTATCATGGTTTATATAGTGTTCATTTAGCTCTGCTAGAGAGTTAAATATAGATACTATCTTAATAGTATCTGATTGGTATACATTCTCTAGGAATTCTAATAGTTCTAAACCTATCTGATATTTTAAATCTTGTAACTCAGTTTCCATAGTATCATCCTCTTATTTTATCTCTTAGATCATCGATCCGAATGTAAACTGTATAAGAGTACTACTAGAGTATATACTCTAGTAGTACTCGGTATGTTATTAAATTACGCTAAACACCCCAACGTCTAAGAAGTTAAAATCGCATATAGTTCTATATAATAACTCTAGGCTCTTTAGACGCTCTTCAGAGAGATCTTTGTTCTCTATAGTACCAGTTAGTAAACATGGTGCATATAATTTCAACTTAAGCATATCTCCAGTATAAAACCCAGTTCCATCTGTAACTAACCTTAACCACTTCATAGCTTCATAGCTTATGAATAATCCTACATTCTCTAATACCCATTGTTTCTCTATATCCTTTAATGGCATATTGATTACTTTAATTGTTACATTAGGTATAAGTTTATATAGTATCTTAGTTAAGTTATCTATCTCTTCATTTGTAAATACATATGGAAAAGCATTTACATATAGTATAGCTTCTACATCTTTCTGTGCTGTATCCATAACATCTGAAAAGTAATCTCTTATTACATATGGTACTGAAGTCTCTGGAGCTGCTTTGAGTATATCTTTAGTACGTCTATCGTAATAGTAGTGGAATATCTTACTAGATAACGTACCAAAGTTATCTCTAAGTCTATACTTATAGCGATCTAGTTTAAAATTGATACCATACTTACCAGCTCCAGTTAGTGCAACTATAAGTGGTGCTCTAGTATCGAATATAGAGTCTAGATCTGTATAGACTCCTTTTATATTAGGTCTCTTACCCATTACTTACCTCCTATGTTAAGACTAGCATTGATAGTCTTATTTACAGCAGACATAGCAGACACTTCTTCTCTAGCATATAGTCTAGATCTCTCTATGTATATATCTCTAACTGGTATAGGTAACTCTAAGAAGTTATCTAAAGATATACCAGTGTATTTAAGTATACTAGAGTCATGATAGGTTCTTACTAAGTCATATCTAGGGTCGAAACCTCTAGCCGTTGACTCTTCCCTATAGAGTACATCCCCAAATACTAACTCTTCTTCTTTCTTAAACTTAGTCTTAGCAGTAGCTGTATTAAATATAGTAGTTAGTAACATTTGTACTTCCATAGGATTGAGTTGTTTCCTACCTTCTTTTATTAACTTAATAGCTTCTATATACTTTCCCCAAAGTATCTCTTGTGTCTCTAAGTAATAGAAGTTGATAGGTTTAACGTAGTCATCTTCTACCTGTCCGCTTGAGAGGCTAGCGATCGAGCGGTGAGGTCGAAAAAAAGTGTACTTATCTCTAGTGGTATAATCTCTTTAAGTCTATCTGTTAGTGATACTACGTTATTAGCTTTACACTTAGGGCAATCAAATGCTGGATAACCTACTATAGCTACAGAGCTATCTTCTATATACTTAAGTACAGCTTCTAAGAAATCGTCTATCTGATGTTGAGTTTTACCATATGTAATAAGTGCTTGTATAACAAGATCTCTCTTATTAAGTTTATTACCACGTATATTAATATAATCTACATAACTATTAAACGTACCTAATCTCATAAGGTATTTTACAGATTCTATCATATTGTCTCTCTCGTCATCTTCATAGCCTTCAGATAGAGATTTTCTAACAGTCTCTGATACATCATCTAGCCAATTTAGAGATTCATCTAGATAAGTTTCTAAGTTAGGTATTCTAAACACTACTTCCATAGTCTCTGTAGAGTTAGTAGCTTGTATATCATAAGTATTTTTAGTAATGAACTTAGTTAATTCTTTTTGATACCACTCTACTTGTTCTACTGTAACTCTCTTATCAGATACTATAGCCATCTGTTTACGCATAGGGTTAGATAACCTAGATGTATCTACCCATAGTAGCTTAGTAGGATCTAACTTAGCTTGTACTGCAAAGTTACATACTGGTGTATCATCTACTAACTGGTTTACATTCTTACAGTTAGTATATATATCTATACCAGTAGTAGACATACTAGCCTGTACTGCTAGGTATATAGTATTTAGATCTAATACTGAAATATACTTAAGTAGTTCTGATCTAGGTACATCTAGTGTACAACCCTCTATAAGAGACATAAACATCTCTATAAAGTATTTATGTAAAACACCAGCATCATTACTAAATGAAATACCTAATGTATCTTTACCTATAAGTAGTTTATCTTTAAATATCTTATTATGTAAACTAATAAGCTTATTAGAGTTAGGAGGAGTAATAACTACTCTAAACCCAGAGTGCCATAGTGGTATATTAGTTTTCTCTCCGGCACCTAGTTCTGACATAAACTGTGCTAATAGTAGATTTTGATTAAGGTTACTACCTTTTATATCATTAGCAGATAGTGTACGTATATTAGTATTTTTACCTTCTTCTACTATCTGGTTAGTAAAAGTAGACTTCTTATCTTCTAGTCTATCTACAAGTACATTATATTTAGCATAAGGATGGTATCTTAATCCATAGTTAAACACAGCAAAACCGTTAATCTGCTCTGGCTGTAGTGAATCATCGTCTATATTAGGATTATTACCATAAGCTTCATATAGCTTAGTAAGATCTTTAGAAGTTATACCTGGTAATATTGTAGGGTTATCTATATCAGCATCTTCTAACATAGCTACTACTTTATCTACTCCTATAGCTTCTGGTTTACCTTTAACAGGATCTAATATAGCATCTTTAACTGGTTGTTCTACTGGTACTTGAGTTGTAGTAACCTTCTCCTTCTCCACTTCATTAGCTCTATCCTGAACTGTCTCAGTCTGAACATTATGTACAGTATCTTGAACAGGTATATCATTAGTGTTATTTTCATTGTTCTGTTGTTCCATTTACACCCTCCATAGTAGGCAAGTTAGTATCTTTTAAAGATTCTACTATAACTTTAGAAGCATCATCTTCAGCTTGTGCTACACTAGATCCCATATCTAATATAGCTTCTTTAATCTCTTCATCAGCTTTAAACTGCACTGCTAGTTCTGGTACTACTTTACTACCTAGTTCTGTTAATAGGTTCTGTTCTGTCATATACTCCATAGCTATAGTAGCGACTTCTTGCATCTCTTCTACAGACTTACATATACCGGCTTTAAACTCTCTAGTATCATCTTTAGTTACACTATGCATATCAGCTAGCTTCTCTATCTGATCTATATGCTCTTTAACCAACTTAAAGAAACCATTTACAGACTCTTTAAGAACTAAATCAGTTTTTACTTTATCTTTATACTTAAGACTTAAACTATTAACTACTTCTACATAGCTAGCTAGCATCTCTACCATAGTAGTATTCATCTTCTTAAGCATATTCCAAGTAATCTGATCCTTAGAACTATCATAAGCTTTTTTAGCTCTATGTTTATTACGTTTTGTACTTACTTTTTTACCCATAGTACTATTCCTTTGTATGTAATATAATAAAAATCAAATATGGTTAGATCTAAGAAAAAAATAAATGCTATAGATAGAGTCTATATTAAGACTCTATCTATAGACTATAGTTAATATTTAATATCATTAGCGACTACGTACTCCTGTAGTAATCTTACTCTATATTTTAAATCTCGCATATACTTAGCACCAGCTGGACTATGTATGCCAGCATTACCAGCATTATAAGATGCTATCATTTTAGTATAGTCACCTTTATGTCTAGTATTCCAATACTCTAATTCAGCTAGAGCTAACTTAGCTCCTATTCTATCTACATAGGTTAATACAAATCTAAGCATATTCCTATGTGCCTTACTCTTATGGTCATAAGTAAATGGTAAATCCATATTCTTAATATGGTTAGCAGCTGTTGTTAATAACACATGATAAGAACCAAATGAACCAAATTTACCATCAGTAGGTGTTGACCTATTAACACCAAACGAAGACTCTTTCCAAGCTATAGCAGCTAATGTTATACCTAAGTCTTTCTCTTTACCAGCTTTAAGACTAAATAGTAGTACTTGCTTTTGATCTACAGTAAGTCTCTTAAGCTCATCTCTATAAGTACTAGAGAAACCTAATGTTAAAATACTCAACATTATTAATATAAATCTGAGCATCTTATCCTCCTTAGTATTCGGATATAGTATAAGTTATACTAGGTACCCTATCTTTTGTTATACAAAATTGCTCTTCACGCTATTTTTACTATATAGCTATTTTAATATAAGATCTATACAGAGCATAACTATTGCTCTGTAAGATCAACACCTTGTAATATACGCTTCTTAATATACTCCCAAGAGCTTTTAATAGTAAGTTGGTCTTCTATATCTAAGTCAGTATCATCTGTTATGTATTGTGTATAATACATAAGATCATCTTCACCTTCTTCTAGTAAACCATCTTCTACTTGGTTATATCTATGTCTATCTAGATACTCTAATTCAGTATCTCTATGTGACTCTGGACTATATCCAGTTATAAGTCCACTATCATAAGCTCTCGCTAAGTATGGACTAGCCATCATATACTCTTGCATAAGTTTACCAACAGCTATATCGTCAGAGTTAATTAGATATATAGATATATCTAAATTAGTCTTATATTGTAAAGCTGATAATTCATTAGCTAACTGTATATAAGCATCTGATTGATAATAGTTATTGATCTCTTGTATATACTGGCCATGTTTTCCACTAGACATAGTCTCTTGGGACATATTACCCATATTAAAAGTTCCTCCATAGGTATTAATACCAGCACCATATAAAGCACTTAAGTCACCTCTAGGAACATTAACTACTCTCATATGCCTCCTTCTTTCTATAGAATAATTTAAACTAACATTGCTATGTAGTTTCTATATAAATAATATCTAACTAACTTTATGTTACTTAGACACTATATAATATTAAAAGAATTTAGCTAGAGCTAGAGCAGCTTGTTGTGTTTCTTTTTGTACCCAGTTTTTCCAATCATCACTACCACCGCGTTCACGTAGAAAGTTTAACCAAGTATTATCATCTTCCCATGCAGCTAGTATAGTCTCTTTATAACGCATCTCTAGTACTGCACGTTGAAATATTTCTCTCGGATAGCCAAGTACTTCTAGTAGAGCCATTAGGTCATTAGTAGGTATCTGTAATAGTGTTAATATAAAACTATTATAGTGTCTAGTAGCTTCTAATGTCTCTCTAAGTTTATAGTAAGCTTGTTTAACAGAGTTAGCTAGTAGTATAGGCCTACGCTCTTCTATATCTGTATTATAGATACGTTCTACTAGATTCTCTGGTACCCAATAGTTACCTTTATCTAGTCTAACTACTCTATCAGATCTAGACTCTTTAGAGATCATAGTGTGTGTTACTATATGGTTAAATACAAACATAGGTACTTGCATCTTAAATACTCTAAATCCTTTACATACTGGATTGTAGGGTACATAGTCATACGGTATACCTGCTTTAAGCATAGCTCTTAAGTTAGTCTTACATAGGTACATGTTTCTATCCATTTGCTCTATAAAACCAAACTTAGTTACAGTATTAAGAAACCTATCTAGAGCCATATTATATTGTCTATTATCTTTAAGATGTAATATAACTCTATTACCGAATATTTCGAAATTAATATAGACTGGTACGAACTCTAAGCAACGTGAAGCAGTATGCATAGCACCTTCTTTTAGTAAGTGCTTATATCTAGCTTCTGGATTACTAGATTCCTCCTTACCGCGACTTACGGCACTGGTCCGTGACACGAAAGCTAGTCTTGCTTCTTCAGAACTGTTAGCTAACTCAGCTTCATCTGTCATGTCTATAACATAACCATTGATAGGATCGTCAAATCCTCTTATGTCGTAGATTACTTCTCTATTTTCATTATTTTCCATTTTCTCACTATCCTTTCCCATAAACTATTATTACTATCACTCTGTATACAGAACTTAATTGGGTTACCGTCATTATCTACTAGCTTACCAGCATATGCATAGTATACTATTAAGCTAAAGAAACTGAATATTACTATAGCTAATAATATAAACTCAAACTTATAAGCTTTCATAGCTTCTGCTAATCTTGATTTCTTCATAGCTCTCTATCCTTACTATATACTACCAAAAACTTCTATACATAGTAGTTAATAGTAATACTGATATTACCATATATGGTAATAAATCTTGTGTATTCATTTACTAAATCTCCATTTTTATAAAAACATTCAATATAGTAGCCTTAGTAGATTTAAAAAGTTTCTTCTACTTCAGTTACTATCTCTTGTATTATTTCAAACTTATTAGCATCAAATGCAAAGGTTCTAAGATAACCAAACTTGTTTCTATTATCTATTACAAAGTAATGTTTATATACTTCTGTAAAATGACATTCGTCATAAACTGTAACTGTATTAAGTTCGTATACTTCATCTTCTGTATTAGCTTTATAGTCTAAATCTATAACGAACATAGAATCTGTATATTCGCTATAGTAGTAGAATCTTAACCTATTAAACTCTTCAGTTTCTTTATTAATAGAATACTTAAGTAGCCCTTCTTGAGCTTCTCTTATAGAGATAGTAGTAAATCCAGTTAGATCTACTCTAGGTGCTTTGCCGTCATCTCTTATAAAGATAAAATACCAAGGTTCTTTGTACTCTCTAGTATTAACTTTACTTATAAAGTCTTCTCTGTTATAGTAGTTAATAACAGGATTGACTTCAACTTGATGTTGCTGTATTAGATATTTAATATCTACTGTTGTTGTAACTAACATATTAGCTAACATATCTAAGCTCCTTTTATAGTTATTTACCTAATGAAATCATATTTTCAAGTTTTGCTACTCTATCTTCAAGTTCTTTTATACGATCTTCGGTAATCTGAATATAACCAGATAGTAGATGGGATACATAGCCTATAGCGGCAGTATCGTTATATTTGTAAATATTATTGTCCTTAAGAACCTTTATTAAAACTTCTGGTAGTTTATCCTTAAGAACATTATAAGCATGCTCATTAACTTCATACTTTAAAATATAACCTAGAGGATCATCTTCTGGTAACCATTTGTTACGCTCTTTATACCCTTGCTCAAGAACATGTAGCTCTTCTTCAGTAGGTCTTAGCATACTATTATCTCCTTATATAAAAAAAGTAAAATAGAACTAGAGATATTAGTTATCTCTAGTTCTATATAGGTTATAGGGAGACTATAGTAGCTCCCTTAAGATTGTATCCTTTTCAGGATGCTCATGCTTAGCATTAAGATACTCTAGCATGATGTTATTAGCTGGTCCTAATAACGTTAAGTTACCACATACTTCATATGGAGTTTTACCAGGTACGGTGTACTGCGGAGCAAATCCTTCGTAGTACTCTTCCATCTCTCTAGATAGTAGTGGTATAAAGTTTAGTTCCTTAGTTTACTTAGTAAACTCTAGACTATATCATTATCTAATCTATATATTAGATAGCTCCCGTTTCCATAACCTAATATAAGTTATGTATGCTATAGTGTTCTAACTATAGTCTTACTAGTCGTTGAAGTCACATCCTATATATATAGGATGCTTTCTTGCGCCGATCATAGCACTTATAGCGTTTTTACGATGCCGTTATGAATCATTACTCTAACGGTATATTAGTCTATTACTAGCTAATAGTCGTATCTATAAGTTATGCTACTTCCCCGCAGTTAGAGAGCTTTTATGGTTATATAGATATATAACCATGGGGACAAATTTACTTATCCAGTACTCTATATACTCTCGTATATAGCCCGACTATATATTGTTCTATACTATATATAGAACTCTACCATTTCGCAGTATATAATGCTATACCTATATGTTCTAATATAGGTTTTACTAGTCTGTGAAGCCACTCCATATCTACTATGTAGACTTAGGAGCTTCCTTGCGTCGATTGTCCTATATTACTAGCCTTTTCACTATGCCTATTGACTAAATTACGTCATAGGTATTAACATCTATTTCTAGTGTTAAGTAGTAGCTAGTAACTTCAGGAGTTTCCCGCAGTTAGGTAGATTTAACGATGGCGTTAGTTATTCTCTCGTTATTTGTATTTTATAACCGTTAACGTCTAAGTTTTTCTTAATGCAATAACGAATAGTCTCATGTGGTATATTAAAATACCTAGACATTTCGCGCAAGCTATTAAACTCATACTTATTTATTCCATTATCTGCAACTACGTGTATACGCCTTGTGACAGGTGTCTCAGGTTCGTCAAATTCAGTTCCATCATCCACTTTAAATACCCAGTTGTTAAACTTGTATTTACCGTTGAAGAAAGCTGATTTACGTATTGACGATTTAGCTACACCAGTTGCAGCTATTAAAGGTGTTGTGCTATTCGCATATAAAATTTCTCCAGTTTCCAAGTTGTGAGCTATATATGCTAGTTCATTATTGCTAGTAATAAACTTTTTATACGTAACATATTTACCAGTACGTTCTATTTCGGATATTGCTTTGTCTAAAGATATATATTTCTTTCCATCGTTAATAAACCTACTTATATCATCAAGGTTATAGTAGATGTATATTTCATCTGGATTTTTTCTATTCTTTATAGTTAGCGAATATCTTGTACGCGTAATAGAGTTATACAGAACCTGGGCTTCTTCTAAAGTTACCCACTCTGGTTCAACCCCAGGTACATCATACTGCATCTGGTACCAATCTCCTTCTTGCTTTATAATATAAGGCTTACCTGTTTTTAAGTTAACATTCTTAGCGTTGATATAACCTCTATTCATATCTCTAGAAGCATCCGCTAATGATAGATAATGTTTAACTTCACCAGTGATAAGATTTTTAACAATACAAGGATTACTCGTAGAGTGCCCAAAATTATAAGCATTCTTTAGGTTTTCAGATCTAGTAACCCATCTTAAATTGACAGCCTTATTATCATTTTTAATACTATTAATATGGTCTACCTCTATCTTATGTTGTTTATCGTCATTTTCGCACCAAGCAGAAGCAACTAAAATATGGTGCCTAAATGATATGCCATTAAGCTCATGCTTAACATACTCGTGTTTAGTATCGTATAGAGATGGTATATTTATTTTATCTTTAACAATATCTAAAATATAGCCATCTTGAGATATTGCGTACATAGGCGAATATGGAATCATTCTAAACTCCTCTACACGTCCATGACGAGGTATATAGCGGTCTATTTTAATAGGATTCTTAAAATAGGCTTTAGGAGAAGTATTAGAGTAATGTGCAGAGCCTGGATTATTCGGTATGAATAATTCTAGATCTTTTACATGCTCTACGTACTCTTTTGGAAACTGTATTTTTAATTTAGCATAACAAAACAGCCATTCAGCTGTCACCTCTAATTCTACACCTTGCAGGTTAACGGTTAACTTATCATGTTTATTAAGTATAACTGTGCTACTAGGTTTACCAGGTAGATAAAACTCTTTTAAATGGTACTCCGCTTTTTCAGAAGTTTTCATAATGACTTTTATCGACTTTTCGTTTTTGATAGTATACATAGGGTATACCTCCTAATTTTAAAATAGAGTTATATTAACTCACATTATAAGTCGTTTTTACACATTTTAAAATACCAATTTTTTTATATCTTCATGCCATCAAAATCTGCATTTGGCCCTTTACATATGAGCTGGCTAAAGGCAACTGTCCGTATATCAGGCTCTTTATTAAACTTTACAATATAAGTAAGTTGGGAACTAGAAGCGAGAAGCGAAGGGTTACGATGCGATAAAGTAGCAATACCCTTACCATTCCTACTCTTACCTTCCGCTATCAACTCTTCTCCTATAGCAGCTATCTCTGGATCATACTTCTTAACAGCTTTATAGATCTTATTACTAGCTTCCTTATAACTATATTTACCTGTTTTCATAAGCTTATTTAGAACATGTGGTCTAAAGACTGATACTAACGTAGTCCAAGGTACCTCTAGTTCGTCATAAGTATGTTTACCAGGACAAGATACAATTACACATCTGAAAGTAAATGGTGATCTAGCTGAATATACATGCTTTCTAAAGATACCAGTCTTCTTAGAGAGATATGTTTTAACATAAAACTCTGGCATCTTGCCTAACATGCATACTGCTTTAGCTGTAGTCTTATCATAATCCTCTATATCTGCAGATAGATCATTAGCACGTCTCATCCACGTCGTAGCAATGTCCATAACATCTGCTAGTCCAGTATCTACAAACTTACCTTTAGTAGTCTTAGTAACAGCAAATAGCATATTGTTTATCATTGGTAGATAATCAGATAGTACTACTTGTTTTTGAGTATCCCACATTTCTAATATCTCTTGTAATCGTTTACCTTTATAGCCTCTTTGATAAGAACCTAGTGTAGTAAGATAAACTAATATATCTCTAAGAGAAGCTAAGAAGTTTCTATATGATCTATTATCATGCAGTACGTTCTTATTAATAGAGATAGATATATTAGATTTAGTACGTGGAGTATCTGTAAGACCAGTAAGATATTGTATATCACCATCTAGTAGAGCATTAAGCATAAAGAAGAACATTGGGTTAATGAACTTAAGTTCTGGTGTAAATGCTTTAGCCCAGACTACAGGATCATACTGTAAACTATGTGCTACTGTACCACAACGTGTACAACGTACACCTTCGTAATATTCTCCATGTAGGTGACCACATTTACATTTAGGTAAAATGTTAATAGTATCACCCTCATATTCGGACATAAGAGAATCAAACACTTGTCTAGATGATCTATCGTTATATATAGAGTGGTCATTAAGTAAGACTTTATCTATAGTAACTGAATTATAGAAATCATCTAGAGAGATTAGTTTCTGTTTTATAGACATAATATACTCCTTGTAGTTAAGATTAAAAAATATAGATAGAAAATGCTAGAGAGAGATTTATGTCTCTCTCTAGCCTATTATATTTTATTAACTACGTGGTGTATATAGGTTGTAACTATTCAATACCATATTACCATAACCGACACCTGGGTTAGTTATGTTAAGGAATTGAGCACCATAGTTAGCACCAAAGCCTAAGTTTTGAAGGTTAGTGAATGCACCTGTAGACAATCCGTTAGATTGAATCATGAAGCTTTGATCCATCTCTGTAACTAGACCAGATTGAACTGCAGCATTTACAATAGACTCTAAGAATTGTGGATCTAGAGTTAATCTAGTAGTTTTACCATCTATTAAGCTATCTGGTAAATAGTTAGCTAATAGTTCTATCTTAAGGTCGATGGTTTTATCGTTATCGAATGCCATCGAATTGAAGAACATATTAGTAGCTGTTTGATCTTCTAGTTTAGTTAGATAGATAAACTTGTCTAGTTCGAAGTCTCTTATATCGCGTTGAGATTTCTTAGTATTATAAGTACCAGCTGGTAAGATGTTTCTATGTGCTGCTACTCTACCGAATTGAAGTGGTGTACCACCTAATAGAGTTTGTACTGCACGAGCTACTTCATCTTTAGCTGCTGCATTAGTATCAGCATAGATTAAAGATAGTAGTGTATCGTAAGACTCTCCATATGTATTAATATCTAGAGATACCATTGGAGTCTCAGTACCGAAGATTTGCTCTAGTAAATAAGCTTTATCTTCTACACGAGCTGGTGATAAGCAATCAATAGGCTCTACTACCGGTCTACCATGTTTATCCATACCTACAGCTGCTTTAGTTAGTAAGTTATATAAACCTGGGTTATGCTCTTCAGAGAGCGTATCTATAACTACCTTTAGATATTGCTTATGAGATGCTACTAATGAACCTACTGCTACGCCTAGAATAGTAGATTGTAAATCTGGAATATACGTACGTACGTTAGTGATAACGATTTGTGGTTGAATAGTCCACTCTGGTAGTGGCTTACCTAGGTTATCAACACGTGGTCCACGGTATACTGGATAACCTGTAATATAACCAGATGCTTCTGCAATACGTACATCTCTATTGTATCTGTTAACAGTTCTAGCTCCAAAATTCTGATTTGAAGTGTCTTTAATATCAAGAGCTGCTGTAAAGTCTGCTCTGATAGTATTACCTAGTCTATCTACTATAACACCTTCTTTATGAGTTGCTATAGAGAACTTATAACGACCTTTACCATTATAGTTTTGGTTTAGTTTCTTAATATCTAAACCACCGCCTTTAGCTACTAGATCCTCTACGTAGAATGAGTTAGCAATAGAAACTGTAATACGCTCTACTAGTGTTAGTGGATCTACATTATAAGGTACTACGATACCTGTTACTGGTACTATTGGTAAATCTGTTCTTGTTGTAGCAACGATTTGATCTACTGCTAGACTATGCAAAACTGTATCAATAGCATCCGCATACGTAAATAAGTCATCGTCTGCTGGGCGTTTCTCTTGTTTAGCAATCTCTGCTAGTCTTAGAGATTCTTTAGCTGTAAGTGACTTACGTCCTGTACCAGCTAGTAGCACTATATAGTAAGATACTCTAGTTTTCTCTTTCTTATAGACACATAGTGAGCTATACTTAAGAGATGTGAATATATCTTTATCCAAGACTATTACATCTAGAGGATTGTTCTTAGCTTTAGAGATAGCTTCGATCTTCTCTTTAAGCTCGACTAAGTTAGTGGCTACGCCACCAGCAGATATAATACCTTTTGTAAACTCTGCAAATGGGTCCATTAGACCTTCTGGTTGTCTATAGTTATTGCTAGCTGGTTTCTCAGCGACTGATTCTGGGTTGAAAACATTCTCATTGTTGTTTTCTACATTTCCGATTGTAACTGCCATGAGTCACTCCTTACGAATTTTAATATATTAAAATAGAAGTTAGTAACATAACCTACTATAGTAGACTATAATACTATATATAGAATTAAGATACATAATCTAGGTAGTCTATACTCTGTCCGCCAACATAATATATCTATTATCTCCTAGCTTATGTTCTTAATCCATAACAGATTAAGAACTAAAGTAGTTTGCTATTACTTCTATATAAATAATATCTAACTATAAAAAAGTCACTTTGACATCCTAATAACTACTATAGTATAGATATAAGCCTATTGTGGAATATAAGCCTTTTATTCATTCCCTTAGTATAACCTTTCGGCTATACTAAGGTTGCTTATATAAAATTTTAGTTCAGCTATAGCAATATAAAAATTAAAAATACTTATTTAAGTTCAATCGCTGACTTATAACATTACTTAGTAGGAGAATATATAAATATGCTAGAATTATTTACAACTAAACTTCCTCCTATCTTCCAAGGTATAACAGTTAACCAAGATCTTAAATACATAAGAGAGTATTATAATGGTGTTATAGATAAAGTAATCTCTTATAGATCTGAGAATATATGGTTCGTAAAAGGTGAACATATACTTAATAGATTTCTAAAGTTATTTCTATCTCCAGAAGGTATGAAAGATATAGAGTATTTCAAAATGATAGACACTTACTCTAATAGTGCATGTAGAAACTTACAATTCTCTACTATGTACAATACTGGTAACTTCCATAAGAATAATATATTTAAAGGTAGTACTGAAATTTACTATGTAAAATCTGAAGTACTTCCATTAGATAAGATTGGTTCTACTTGGAAGAGCTATAATCCTATTAAAGTACTATATACAGATAATAGAGTATTTGATATTACAGTACCAGATAGTATGTATAATAATGAAGTATCTATTATAATGGAGATAGATCTATTTAAACTTATGTTCCATTATAAATACTGGTACGAAGAGAGAGCATTTAGAGATCTTGATAACAGTACTGAAGCTTACTTAGGTTCTTGGCTTATGCCAACACTACTAAGAAGCTATCTTGATTATACTAGTTGGAATATAGCATCTAGACTTATTACAGATAGAACCTATATACCAGTATTTAGATCTAAAGTACCATTTAGCGTATCTGACTATACTAAGAGATTAACTAGTGGATACTTAGAGTATATAGATAGATTTAGATATACTAAAAATAGCTTTAGTAAGATACTAGAGAATATACCTATGATATATAGTGCTAACGCATTAGAGCTAATGAATCTACCTAAAGATTTCTATACTAGACAATCTATATGGTTACCATTATATTGTAGAATGGGTGTATTGATTAGTCTACTAGAGCTTACTGGTACTAATGGTAAGATAGCTAATAGTAACTTTACATCTGGTATAAAGAGAACTGTTAGAAGTATACTTAACTTAGAACATATACTACCTGATAATACTCCTAAGTATATAGAAAGAGAATTCTACTATATGCTATTTAGATTAGAGAGATTAGCAGACTTATAGATAGAGTAGAGGAGTGTTACTCCTCTACTCTATCTTCTTTTACTTCTTCTTTAGTTTCTTCTTGTAATACTCTATCTAGAAAATCCTCTACAGAACCTTCTATAGTTATAGTACCATCTACTATACCTTGGTTCTTAACTAGTTCTTGAAACGTAGCATCATCTACTGTAACTGTAAACTCTACTCCATTATCTATAACTTGTATATCTTGCATATATTACTCCTTCGTTGTTGTATCTGGATACTCTCTTAGCTCTACAAAATCTGCATTAGCAAACCTACTATACATAGACTCAAAATGGCATACTAAGACTATTTGATTAAAGTTATGACTTAATACTCTATCTATAACATCATAAGCATTTACTCTATGCTCTGGATCCATAGTTCTACCGAACTCGTCTAGTATAAGAGGAAAACCTTGTAAACCTAAGTATTTAATAAAGACTATCTTAAAAGCTAGATTAACTATCTCTTGCATAGAGCTAGATAACTTAGATACATCTTCTATAGTCTCATCATGGTTTACTTTTACTTTAAACTTGTAATTAAGATCATTAGACTCATCTACTTCACAAGGTAATAGTTCCATATTATAAGACCATACAGAGTTAATTATATTATTCATCTCAGATAGAAAACTATTAAGAAAGCTATTAATAGATTTAGCTATTAAACCACCTTCTGGAGATAGTGCTGTAACCATCTTAGATACTACAGATAGTTTAGTCTTATTAGTAGATATAAGATTTTGTATATTATTTATAATAGCTTGGTCTGCATTAGAATCAGAAACTTTCTTCTGTATAATAGAAAGTTCTAGTTTAAGATTAGAAATGTTCTTAAGTATTCTATTATTAAGCTTAGTATATAGTTTATAAGTAAACTCTTTAGATTTAAACTGTTTAAACTCTTCTATATCCTTAGTAAGGTTAGTTAGTTTAGTATTATACTCTAAATACTTAGAGATATTCTCTATATGCTTAATAGTTTCTAACTTATTATCATTAAGCTTATTGATTTCAGCTTCTAATGTAACTATAGAATCTATACCTAACTCTTGTGCTAACTTAGAAGCTTCTTCTTTAACCTTAAGTATCTCTGTAAGTTCTTGATGTTTTTTAGTAGCTATTTCTAGCTCTTTTAAAGACTCTAGAGAGACTCTAGCGTTATTAAGTATAGTTGGTATAGCTTCTAAGTTATCTTTGCCTACAGGGGCTAGAAATGACTCTAATGGGCTATTAGAAAACAACATAAGAACTTTATCTAATAGTTCTAAGTTATTAGCTATATGTTTTATCTTAACATCTAGATTCTTAAGTATTACTAACCTATCTTTAAGAGTAGACTCTATAGCTTCTATATCTTTCTTAGTCTTAGCTATCTTATCTTGTATTGTATATTGGAACTTATGATTACAGTTAGGACAAGTTACCATATGTTCATGACTATTACGCTCTAGATCAGCTAGAGTATTTTTAAGTAAACCATATTTACCTTTATCAGTATCAAACTCTGTCTTAAGAGTTTCAAACTTAAGCTTAAAACTATCTAAAGACTCTTTAGATAAGTGTTCTCTATTAGAAGGTTCTAATAGAGTAGTAAGATAGGTATTGATCTGGTTAGAAAACTCTAATAGAGTATTAGATAGATTATTATAGCTACCTATAACAACATTAGCTGGTAGTGTGGAAGCTAATTTATTCTTATACTCTAGAGTAGAAGCTATAGCTAACTTAAGTTGTTCTATATTAGATTTATCTCCTAGTATCTCTAGTGTTTTAATAGCTTTAGCTTTCTTATCTAGATCTTTATTAATCTGATCTAAAGTAGCTTGGTATTTACCTAATTTAATACTAGCTGTATCTATGTTAATATCTTCTAATTTAGATAGTTCTTCTATAGAGTATTTAACTCTATCATAACTATCGTAAAGTAATTTAACTTTATCTTCTGTATATTGGTTACCGGGATAATCTATCTTATAGAGAGATTGTGTTAGATTAAATATATTATCCTCTAGCTCTTTATTATGTTTATTAAGTCTATCTAGCTCTTCTTTAGATATAAGAGAAGTAGTCTTTTTAGCTAACTCTTCTTGTTGTATCTTAACAGAACCTAATAAGTCTCTAGCTCTAGATCTTAAGTTATTCCATACTGATATACTAAATGTATAATCTATAGGGGATAGTATAGTAAACCAATACTTTCTAGTAGAAGGCGACATAGTAGTTAAGTTATCAGTACCTAATAAGATATTAAACATATTAGGAGTAAGTTTAAAATGCTCTTCTACTAGCTGTTTTTGTACTACAGATGTACCACCTGGATTAAGTTCAGTATCATTCTTAATGAAACTATGTTTACCTTTAGCTACATAACCAGATGATATAATATAAGTATCATTATTTACAGTATATTCTATAAGCTTATAGCCGCCATCTCTATAATCTTTTTTAAGATCTGCTGGTAGTGGATTTAACTGCGATAATAGAGAAGATTTACCCATACCATTAGGCCATGCGATAATAGAAATATTACTAGATGGAGTATATATAAAATGCTCTACTCCAGATAGAAAGAATCTTTTAAATTTATGTAAAATTAATCGTTTTAATAACATAATGTATTACCTTAATATAATCTTATTAACTCTTATAAGTTAACATAGTTAAAAATATAAGCTAGATAGAGCTTGTAGCTCTATCTAGTTAATTTTCTGTTAGCATAAACTCTTCATCTTCATCTGGAAAGTATTTATCTACAAGTTTTACTAATTCTCCGAAGTCGTCCATGTTTCTAACGGATTTGGCTTTATCTGTAAGTATTTTCATAACGTCAGAATCTTCTTTAATAGGATCAGCATCTTCAACAGGAGGTTCAGTATCAGCAACTATATCATCAACTGTTGGTTTATAAGAACCTATGATACCCTTCATAAGTGTAATGTTATATTCTAGCTCTGTTTCTGACATACGGCACGGATCTAGCTTTCTATAGTAATTAAATTCCGGTGTTAGCTCAGAATCTGACATTTTCTTAAGTACATTAGTCTGGTTACTAGTAAAATTAGATTTAACAGCTGTAGTACTACCAGCTGTTGCTATACCGACTATAGCTTTACCTGTATTAGTACTTAAGAATTCATTAACATCTTTAAATATGTTATCATCTTTCTCTAGATAATCTTTTATCTCGTCTCTATAGCAGTATGCAGTACCAGCTGCGCCACCTACAGCTATAAGACCAGTTAAGATCTTCCATTTATTGTCACATACTTTATCCATAAAAGATTTCTCTTCTTCTGGCTGTTTACTACGTGATAACTCAGTATTCCTTAACTCTACACAAGTATCTGCATACTTTCTAATTAACTCTTCTTTTATTTCCATATTATACTCCTTTTAGATAGCATTATTGCTATACTCTCGTATAATTTACTATAGAGTATAAAAAAATATAAGTATAAGCTACAGTATAACCTATGGTTATACTGTAGCTATATATTATTTCTTTAAGTTATTCTTTATATCAGTAACTGGGTTACCTCTATAAGTTTCATCTACTATCTTGTTTATACTATCTGTAAGAGCTGGATCCTCTACAGCGTTTCTATTAGCTCTTAATAGATCTAATATTCTCTTATGTAGTATAAGACATTTTAATAGATTGTCAGTAGGTTCTAGTCCTTCTCCCTCAAAGTCACAGTCTATCTCTGGTATTCTAGGAGCTACAGGTACTTTAACCTCTTTTGTTTCAACTTTAACTATAACTTTAGGCTCTTGTGGCTGGTTAGAGCAGCCTAGAAACATATAGCCTATAGCTAATAGTACCATTATTGTTATACCTAACTTAAGCATAGTTAGGATTCTACCAAAATCAAAATTTTCATTATGCATTGTTATACCTTATTTCTATCATCACTATCTAAAAAATACGGGATTAATATAGCTGTACCTACAAATATTGTTGTAAATAATATACCCGTAGTTAACCAACTATCCCTTTCTATAAAATCCTTTTGACTATACCCTACTATACTACAGGCTACCATAGATAAGAATCCTAGTATATAGAGTATAAGCACAAATACCTTAGCTCCTCCAGAAAGATACATTTCTGGATAGTCATCCCTTATGTCATTTCTAAAATCCTTTTCTGTTAACATAACCTTTCTACAAGTCCTTATATTTTATTTTCGAAATATTCTCATTTACACGCTTATAATCTTCACAAGTTGCATTCTTTTTATCCTTAACTTTGACAATCTTCTCTACGTACTTAATAACTTCTTTAGGAGTTTGATTCTTCCATTTAGTAACTTCAGCACGTAAAGCATTTTCATTAACTTTCATATTCTCTATAGCTGTATTAGTTTTATCTATAGCAGAACTTAGGCCGTTATTATTAAGCTCTAATGTAGCTATCTCTAATTTAGCTATAGTAGCATTAGCTTCATACTCTTTAACTAGCACTTTATAAGAATCTATAGTAGATTCATATTTCTTAATATCATTCTTTAATAGCTTAACATAGGTAAGTATACCTACTACTACTAAAATCACAAGTAATCCTGGTAGCCAACTTTTAAAGTTAGCAAAAAACATCTTAATTCCTAATGGCAACATATCTTTATAACTCCTTTTTAATTTATTTGCATATAATCAGTAGAGTATATAGTTTTATAGTTTTTAACTATAGAGCATAGAGTAGTATTTAAACTACTCTATGCTATCTAATGATCTAAGGTTAACTTAGATCAGCATTTAGACTATGTAGTTTAGGCACTACATAAGCTAAATATCTTTTAGCTTCATAGCTATTTGGCTTTAAACTTTTAAGCTCTGAAGCAACATTGTTTAACACATTAGCAGTAGCTAGTTGATTCCTAGCTACTGCTTTATGTTTAACATCGTTTACTAATAATATAACATTATTAATATCCGCCATATATTATCCTTTCTACTAGCTAATGCTAGTTAAATTAATAAGAGTGCGTAGAAGCTAGATACTTCTACGTACTCTCTATATGAATAATATATAGTTAATATAATGTCATTCTGATATAAAATAAAAAAATATAAGCTAGAGATAGAGTCCATACATAGGCTCTATCTCTAGTAAAGTATTTTCATAGCAGGATGTTCTGGACTTACTGCATAAGTTTCTTTCTTCCAACTCTTAGCTATATCTATAGTACAGCTCTCTCTTTGTCTAAATAGGTCATTATGCTTACGTAAGCTACCACAATAGAATGCATCGTATATAGTACTTACACCATCTATCTTACGTAGTCTACCCATACTTTGTCTATTAGACTGTAATGAACCCATAGAGATAGTCTGTATAACTGTTATAAGGTTAGGTATATCTATACCAGTACTAGCTGATAATGGAGTAGATACTGTTATATCAGAATCCATTATACTTTCATAGTCATCTTCTTCTACATAGGTATTAATAGTAAGATCTGGGTATATACCACGTAGTAGATTAGCGAAGTGTTTACACATGTCTACTAGAGAGCAGTATATTAATAGTTTTTGACCATCTTTACGTCTCTTAATATAATCTCTCTCTACATACTTTAATATCATTTTATCGTACTGAGATAGTAGATGTGGTCTAGAGAATAGATACTGTTCAAATGTAATTTGGCTATAACCTTGTGAACCAGTATGTTTTACTTTTCTATTAGCATCTTCTATAAAATATCTTATGTTATTAACATCTATGTGGTTATTAGTATTAAGATCTACTTTAACTATATTAGCATCTGGTACTACCATATCGTAGATAAACTGTGTATGTTTATCATTACTAGCTAAGGTAGCAGTAAGTAGTATATACTTACTTACCTTAAAGTATAACATAAGTTTACTTACATTACACATCTCCTGGTGCGATTCATCACTAACCATAACTCCTATACCTAGTAACTGCATAAGATCTTCTGGAGCTACTGGATACTGTTCAGATTCAAAGTTCTCTCTTTTCCTATTATCGTATATATTAACATATAGACTTAATGTACGTAGAGAGAATATGAATATATCATACTTAGAATTATATTCATTAGGATGCAGCATAAGATCCTTTAGCTTTTCACTACCTTGTATAACACAATATTTATCTTTTATGTTATAGAAGTGTTTATCCATATCCTCTTCCCACTTGTCTATATACTTAGGTAATATAACTATAGCAGTCTTCTTAGCTATTTTAGACAGTGCATAACAGCACATAAGGGTATTATGTGTTACTATGTAGTTATCAGCTACATAGAGCTGATCTTCTGCTTCTACCGATATACAAGTAGCTTCATCTTTATCAACCTCTACTATATCTAAGATTCTTAATCTTAATGGGTTAGTAGGCGCTTTAAACTTAGTACCGTAGAAATACCTATTAGGTTTCTTAGACTTTATAAAGAGTTTATAACCTAAACCATATGGAACTAGTTTAACTATATCGCCTACAGACCTTACTAGCTTCTGTACCGATTTAGCTAGATCTTCATTATCTAATGTAAGTGTTATAGCAGTACTATCTGGAGCATTGATAGCTATAGCATTATTAAACAGCGCTCTTAATAGCTCTGTCTTTTGCTCTATACTAGCATTGTAGTAAACTTCTGGTATAAACAGAGATTCTTTAGTTATACCTAGTTCTTTTAATTTAGCCATATAGCTAAACTCTGTAGAAGTTAACCTATATTCGTTATATACCTTATTAATTATAATCTTTCTAGTAAGCTTAGAAGTTTCTGGTAGTTTACTAGTTATAAGATCTACATAATCAGAATCATCTGTATTGATAATAATACCATTAGATATATTAGAAGTAAGTATAACTCCTAATATAAAAGGATCTAATGGTAACTCTTTATCTTCTGTTACTTCTGGTTCTGGTAGTGGTATATAGTGCTTAAGATCTTTATTCTCTGGTTTCTCTCTTTCTAATAGTAACTGCTTAGTAGTAAGTACTGCTTCAGTACCATCAGATCTATAGATTAACCATTGGTGCTCTAAACCAGCATCTATAGTTCTACCGTCTAGGAATACAAACTTATATAGTTTCTTCTTACCTTGTGGAAATACTCCAGTTACTTTAGTAGGATTACCACTAGGATGTATTACATAATCTCCTACTTGTAAGTTCTCTATAGCTCTCCATCCATTAGGTACTCTAATACGAGTACCATTACGTAACTCTTTACCAGAACCCATAATAGTAGGTACTAGCTTAACGTAGTTCTCTGGTTGTGTAAGTTCATCTGTAACTACTTTTTGATAATCTCTTAATGTAAACTGATCAGATCTAAACTGAATATCAGCTGGTAGACCATAATCTTCTTTACTATAGTTCTCTACTTCTATTTGATCACTAGTAAGATGTGAATAGTAACCTAGTGTAGATATAAATAACTTAAGTAATGAAATATGGAATGTCCATTTCATCTCAGATGGTTCGAATATATAGTAAGGTTTATCAGGTACTCTTACTTTTTTACGTAAGCCTCTGTTAAACTCTAGTTTATAAGTTTGATATGGTCTAGCAAACTTTTCTATAGTTAACATAAGCGTCTTATCTAAGACAGTAGCCACGAAGTGGCTAACATAAATCTCAACCTTTATTCTCTTCATAGCTACTCCTTATATATTTAGCTTAATTTATTATAGGATGTTTTTCAAAATCTTCTATAGTCTCTGCTGGAGCTAAGAATACATCCATAATATGATTCAATGGTTGTGTTGTACTAAAGGCTTCTGGTACCATCATGATCTTCATATGGTCTTCATAAGCATATGCTGCTCCCATACTGCCATTTTTCAGTATAACTTTAGTGTTACGAACTGAAGCAGTATCAGAACCGTGTGCTAATGAGAAGTCTCCAGCTTCATAATTGTTAATAGAATAACCAGCTACCAGTACTTCTAGTAGTGCTATATTAACATCTAATCTACTATTAACTTCTGTAAATAGCCTATGTAATAAACCCTCTTGAGAGTTAATACTAGTTACATCTTCTTCTACTTCATTATCAGCACTAGATTTACCTTTATTACCATCAGCACCATTAAATATGTTACCAACTCTATTAGCCATACTAGGGAATGAGAACTCCACATCTGGAATATAGATAATAGGATAGTTAAGATTCCACTCTGCTAGTGGAATGATATAGTTATCATCTTTATCTAACTTAGCTCCTACTTTCTGTATATGGATTAAAAACTCTGTAGAGAAACTACCTAATCTTTTACCTTTACGCATAAAGACTGGTATCTCTGTAACTTCTCCAGTTACTCTATTAGTCTTAATTAACCATAGTTCCCTAAGATGCGATACAGAAGCTGGCGTGAATCTACGTACATCTGTATTAGGCATAATATCAGCTAGACCTCTAGCAGATTTAGCAGATACTTTAATATCGAGTATGAAATCTTTCTTATTATCGAACTCAACCTCTCTATTATCCTTTACATAACGTTTACGTATATAGACATTCGTATTATCATCTTTCTTGGTTTCAAAGTCTCTATCGGCTGGTGGGTCTATAGTAACTGGTAGAGCATTTGCAGATGATATTTCGTGTTTAAAAGAAAGTATCTTCTGTGTTATCTCTTGTGTCATAACAGTAGCGCTATAGTGTCCTATATGTGTCTTAAGAGGTAAGTTATAAGCTAATTTACCTAAACATTTAGAACATATACAACGTTTATCTTTCCATCTACATTTATAAGCTACTCTAAGCTTGATAGTCTTACCTATAAGATGTTTATCAGTTGGTTTTATAACCTCTTCTTTACCAGTCTCTTCGTTTAGATAATACTTACCTACTAAAGCTGGTAAATGACATTTCATAGGGTTGTCTCTAGAAGATGAAGCATCTTCTACTTTCCAATCTATATATTCATGCTGTCCACAATCTCCGTCTACAACTCTCTCTATACGAGCCATAACTAACTGTAGTTTTCTAGCCATATACTCAGAGTTAGAAACTGCTGTAGTAGAAACTTTAAGAGCTTTAGCACCAGTTTGAGACTCCATACCAATCTCGTCTATACCATACATACCAGAAGTAAAGCTAGACGGAATAGGTTTCTTATAGAGCTCTTCAGATAGGTTAGTAATATTACCTCTAGGTCCTAACACTTGTCTAAGTTGCATCTTGTTCATAGTACCTGATATATAACCTTTAGCTATCTTATTACCATGGTACTCTTCAGATAGTAGGATATTATGTAAAGTGGTATATGCTTCTTCTACAGAAGCTGCTACTTCATCTGTTTTACTAATATCTACATTAGCTACTTTACGCATAGCTTCTACTAGATCTGAGTGTAACTGAATATCTAAGAACGTATGTATGTTTAAAGATGTTACATAGTCTAAGTTATCGAATACTATCTCGTTATAGATAGCATTGAACGTTGTATACATCTTTTTCCATATAGGACCTAACATAGCTCTAGTATTATTCTTCTCTAGTACATTATCTACAATATACTGTAAGATAGCTTCATATGTTTTATTAAGTGTTTTAGAAACATAAAAGCCACTAGAGTAATAGTTCGTAATATCGAACTGTGATAAGACAGGTAAGTTATCGAATAGTTTAAGTACATCCCAAACGTAACGATTAACTACAACCTCTCTAAACGTAAGATCCTTTAGAACACCATCGTCAAATCTAACTGTTATGTTAGTCTTTAAACCATGGTTAAGCTCTTGTGGGGTCTTAGACATAAGCCTTTGTGCGTCTACAATAGGTCTATGTGTAACTTGTTGTTGTTCAGCTTTAGCTTTAGCCATATTATACCTCCGTTATTAATAATATAGAAAGAATACTATTATATACCTTCTATATTAATAATATCTAATTGTTATTAAGTCATTCTGACATGTGATTTATATATACCAATATATCTACTAACTGGTAGATAAAAAAAATAAAATGCTACAGTAGCTAGGTTATTAGCCTAGCTACTGTAACTTCTTTCAAAATTGGTAAAAAAGGAGGTATATGTCTTATATACCATGTTAGCTTATTAAGAGTATAACAACAACGAATATACTCTTAACTATACTAACAGTTGCTCCTCTTTCATAATAAGAGGAGGTTATGTAAAATATGTAAGTATTCTACATAACCACACGCTTAAGTTGTGATTTTAGCATTTAACTATATGCTAAAATATTATTAATACACTCCGTCTATATAAGTATAGTCCATACCTATAGGTTTAAATATAGAGTGTACTAACTTAACAGCTGAATCATTACCAAATGGAACTTTAGTTCTATCTACACCTACTTTCATATCACACGGTCTATCCGCGGATAGTATATTATGGTATAGTGCTTTATGTGTTGGTACGCTATTAGCTCTATCTTTAAGCTCTGCTATAGCTTTTCTACCACCATAGTAAGAATATAACCTACCTTCTGTTTCAGATAGTATCTTAGTAGGAGAGTTTCTAAACGGTAGTCTATCTCTATTAGCAGCTGTTACTGATATAGGGAACATAAAGTTATTTAAGTTAGGACTAGAAGTAAATAACATGTTATCGGCAGTCTTACAAATCAATATAGTATATAATGGTGCTATAAGTTCTTTATCTTTAGTTACAAAGTTCTTAATAGTAGTACCATCTTCTTCTAGTACAGGTATAACTATATTATCTCTAGGAGGTTCATACTCTGTACCAGTTATATCCATAATGATTTGATATAGACGTTTTTCATTACTTAGTTGTTGCATAATATAGACTTCTTCGTTAAGACATACATTAAGTACTTCTCTCTTTTGCTCCATAGTGGCATTAGCATATGCATCAAACTGAGCTGTATTGAACTTACCTAATAGACCCATTAGATATGTAAACATAGCTTCTACTGTAGCATCTGGTAGTTCTTCTGTATTTCTAGACCCATTAGCCATTTCACGTAGTTTAGCTTGGCAATATCTAGAAGCACCATTGATCTCATGTTGGTATAACCTAGCCATATTCATTCTAGATATAACAGAGTGAGAGTCCATGATTATATCTGCTCTGCCATATTTATTATAAGGCATAAGATGATCTGGTCTAACGTCTGATATAACACCTTTACCACCAGACTGATCTGATACTTTATGTCCTTTACCTAACGTAACTGTATAACGTATAGTTACTTCTAGTCTATAGGTATCTAGATCTTCACTTCTATTAGCTAATCCTAATGTCTTAGGTAGTACATTAGAAGCTGCTTCTCTAGCTTGTTTAATATCCCTAGATAATCTAGTTAAAGTAGGATTAGTCTTAATGTTAGTAATATTAGCATCATGTGCTACTTTAGCAGCATCTACTATCATACCGTGTAACTGAGCAGATTTATGTATAACTTCTTTACCGAAGCCATAATCTCTATCGTGTAGCTCTTCACAAGCACCGTGATATGCTTTTAGTAGATCTTCGCAATACTTCATATACGATCTAGCATACTTATCAGCTAGATCTCCCATACCATGGTATAAGTTAGATTTAGCTTTAGGATTCTTATAGCAGATTATATCTACTACAACTCCAGAATCTGTATATTGACCATTACCAATATCTACTTTATCTCCTGGTCCGCGTACATAAGTACATTTATCGAATGTAGGATCAAATGTTCTTAAGTCTTTATTAGAAATAAGAGCAGATGCAAAATCTATAGGATCATCGTCAGAACCAGTCTTACTAGAACTGAAATCTTTAAAGTTTCTTAATGCTACTAGAACACTATCTGTAGATATTTTATCTCCTATCTCTGGGAATGGTTTATACTCTGTATCTGTACCATAAAGATTAAGAGGTACAAAGTTAGAACCAAACTCTACTACTTTAGTTTCAAATACATCATAACGCATTTTCTTAGCTAAAGATTCTGATATGATAACACCATCCTCTGCTATATCTGGGTGCGTACAAAAGCACATATTAGCATTAACACCTAATGCATAACCGCTATGATCTCTAACAGCTGGAGATGTAGCTAATCGTGTACCTTTAGCTAATCTAGAATCTCTCTTAATGTTAGCTAATACTTCGTTATTAAGCTTATAAGTAAATCCAAAGTTCTGGTGGAAACCAGAGTGGAATATAGGTACGTCTATAACATCTAGTTCTTTATACTCCTGATATGTATCAGGATCTAAATGTCTTTTAAGTACTATAAGTACTTTTTGTGTTACAGCATTTACATAACCATCCGTATTACCATTATATCGCTCTACTACTCTTAATACGGTACAATCTTCTTCTGCCACTGGGCCAAACGTATGTATTGCTAACTGTTTATCAACACCAGTTTGGACTATAGGTATATCACCATCTACTAGAGTAACAGATTGTGATTGGTGCGCTGTATACATATACGAACGAGCAGATGAGTTATGTTGTACTGCATAGTTTACAGCATGTGGACCTATAAGCTCTTCTCGTATACGTAGGTCTGGATCTACTGGTATGATAACATCTACTTTAGATTTCTCTAACGGAACTCTAAGATGTTCATATTTTGATTTGGACATGGGTATAGTCCTCCTTTCTTTACCTGTTTTTGAAATAAGATAAAAACGTAAGTAGCGTAGAGTCTATAGACTCTAAACTACTTTAGTTCTATATAAATAATATATAATTATAAACTTTTCACTCTGATAGCTATACTAGAGTACTTCTTGCTTAGACTCTGATAGCATATTACTAAGATCTTCTGTAGTAAACTCTATATCATCAGCTCTAGCTTTATTAAGTAGGTCTTTGATATAGTTAGTTAGAAAAGCTCTCTTGTCTTCTTTAGTAACATTAAAATTATCTACTCTAGCATCAGGTTCTTTAGCTCTGGCATTCTCTTTATCTTGGTACTCTAATTGTGCTTCTACTTGTTCTAAATAGTCTTCTAGTGTAATACCTAATGAACAACCTTTATAGAATAGTTTAGATACTATATTCATCCAGCTACTAGTGTTATAAAGAGCTGAAGATACTTTCTTATAGATAGCTAGTGCTCCTAATGTATAATATATATTATCATAAGCAAATATAGCATCATACTCTCTATGGTCTAATATATTAACTCTTGTAAAGTGTCTAGTAAGTTTTTCTGTAAGATCTCTATAGTTTACATTACCATCTGCATTCTCTAGTATGTAAGATTTAATAATAATTATTATACCTACTTGTACTAGGTTAGTATATTTACTCTTAAGTTCATTACTTAGTGTACCTTCTACAAATGGAAATGGAGTATATAGTAGCATCTCTCTAAGAGCAGCTTTAAAGTCTGAAAACTCTTTATCTAATGTAGCTGAAGGGAAACCAGCTTGTAGTAGTTCTTTTATATCAATATCTACTGTATCTTGTCCTTTATACCTATCTAGTACTTGTACTGCATTAGTATAGTTAGGTAAACTATTCTCTTCTTCTATAACTTTCTTAAGTTCTTCGTTAGTTTCTACATTATGAAACTTACGTAGGAATATAGTAACTTTCTCTAAGTAGTCACCTACATGATCTACGTTAAATCTACCTTCTATACGTGTATCTCCAAATAGAGAAGTACTAGACTCGCTTACACGAGTAAAACGCTTATTAGCTTCATTCTTTAAGATAGCTTCTTTATTTCTATCTTTAAGCCCTGCTATAGTCATCTTCCGTCCTTTATTAAGTAAAATTTTTATTTTATTCAATAAGAATGTCCATCGGTGATTTTTTAAACCTATAGTTAAGGAAGAATATTATGGCTATGACTAAGATAACTAATCTAATAGATACTGATAATAAATCTGAATATATAACTAAGATGTGGACAGCAGTATATCCAGTACTTAGAGAGAAATACGTACTAACTAGTAAACTAGGCAAAGTTAATATAGCAGATGCTAAGAAATATGAAGGTGATCTAGAAGGTCTACTAAGAGATAAACTAGAGATAAGACAAGAGTATATACTACCCACTATGTTAGTAAATGGTTACATCAACAGTCAATCTTATAAAGGAGATAAGTTAGAGTTTGTATATGTAGATGATAGAATGTTAAATAGATACTTACAAGCATTTAAAAGATCTGAAGTTATAAGAAAAAAATAAAGTATAGTAGTAGTAACTAGTGGCGGCTAGTTACTACTACTCTTGTATACTATTGGAAATATCTATTTCCATATGGGTTCATCATACCTGGATTAGGTTGTGGATAACCCATCATAGGTTGCATCATAGGTTGTTGATACATCATTTGGTTCATCATAGGCTGTTGATAGAACTGTTGTTGTACTTGTGGTTGTACAGCAGCTGCTTGTCTAGCCATAAGCATTTGATTAGCTTCTGGAGTATTCATCTCTGGGTTAAGAACTGATACCATCTTAGGAGCTACTGGAGCTGTAGTTGGTGCCATAACTGGTTGTACATTTTGCATCATAGGTTGTACAGGCTGCATAACTGGTGCCATAGCTGGTTGACCATTAAATGGCATCATACCAGTATTACCAAACATAGCATTTCTACCTCTTAATAGCATATCAGTTGCTGATAAGCCTACATCTTGTTTAACACCTTGTACTGCAGCTTCTCTCTCTACTGTAGTTTGTTCTACAGCTGATTGTAAACCAGGGTGAATATTATTAAGATTCATATTCATACCCTTCTTAGCATTAGATACATCAGTTGCTAAGTCTACTTCTTTCTCAGTAGGTACTTGAGTTAACTCGGCTTTAAAGATAGTAGTAGATTGCTCTATATCAGAGCTATTGAAAGTAAAGTCTATTTTAATATCTTTAATCTCATTTGGATTAGAGTTATACATAGACTCTAAATAACTACTGATAACACCCATAGTGTTTCGAAATAGTAACATTAATGCTATAAAACCAGGAGCTTCAGTATCTTTAGTACCAGCTACTATAGCACCTTTCTCATTAGCACCTACCATAAAGACTGTTAATATATCGTTAAAGATCTTAACATCTTTATATCTTAACTTAACACCATTAACTTCTATCTTCTTAGCTTTATCATCTTCAGTACTAGACTCATAAGCTTGTAGAGCTTCTTTAACATCAACCCATAAGTTACAAGTTAACCTAGCTTCTCTAGTATTAGAGTTCTTATCTGTTGCTTTCTTAGTCCTTGGTAGTACTAAGTTAAACAATGGTTTATCTATACTCTGTACATATGATAATATTAGTTTTTCCCAACTAGCTATCATAGTTTCATCTACAGCTTTACCATTAGCTTTCATACCAGGTATATTTTTATCTTTAGCTTCTGATATAAAATCTATAATAGCCATAGGTAAGTTCTCTTGTAGAGCTGGTGATGTATATGTAATCAACATAGCTTTACCGAATACTGGTAGTGCTAATGAAAAGTTAATCTTAACACAATCTTGTAATACGGATAAACCAACCCCATCTTCAGATGCTTGTTCTGCTAACGGATTGAATATAAGAAACTTTGGTACATATTTACCGTTATTATCTAAGGTAAACATATCTTTAAGATTCTCTTCTGTAGGTAAAGCAACACCTTTACCCTTATGTCTAGTTATATCAACCCAGTCTTCTCCATTCTTACATTGTAAGAAACCATTATCTGTAACACGTATTGAAAATGTTTTCAATAGGTTAGTATAAAAATCATTAAGTTTCATCTACATACTCCTAATATGTGTTTATATTCATATTCCCATTGAATGGGCTATTGAAACCATCTGTACTTGGTTTCAAACTTATATTGTCTGTTATTTCATTTACTAACAAACCTAAACTAGATACTAAATTAGTCTTAGTATCATCACTACCTACCATAGGTGTAAAGCAAGTATCTCCAAATGTTGGAAATCTATAGAGTATAGGTTCTTTACCATCTAGAGATATGGATATACTAGTGTCAGTAGTAAGATCTATATTAGCTACTACATCATACCTAGTATTACCATTACTAGATAACATTGGATCTATTAATATCTTAACAGCATTATCTAAAGCTCTAGATAGTAGCATAGGCGCATTAGGGTCATTTTGCGCTACGGCATAGCTCCATCTTACACTATTACCATCTACAAAGTATTCTGGCTGTAGTGCCATACCAAATCCAGACTCTAATGGTTTATAGTTATTACTAAGTCTAATAACCATACTAACTACAAACTTCTCTGTCATAAGGTTAGTTAACATATTATGTAATTCAGTTACTAATGTAGTCTCTCTATTAGCACCTAGCATATGTTCTGTATATTGGCTATTGAGTATACCGTCAGTAGCAAATCTATTATCCTCTATAACATTAGCATATACTATACGATCTGAAGTAAATGTTCTATCTATAGACTTGAGTTGTTTAATAGTAAAAGACTCTTTAAGAGGATTTAAGTTAACTTCTTGTAGAGCTTGTATAAACAAATCTGTACTAAGTATATTATTACGTAGTCTAGAAGTAGCTTCTATTATAGCTTGATCTGCTCCAGAGTTAAATAGATTATTATAAGCATTATAACTAGAGTTAGCATCTGCTACTCCATTTACAACTGCATTAAGTATCTTATTAACATACTGCTTACCTATAGCATCCTTACGTTCGAATGCCATAGGTTCTTGACTTGCTCTTGTGTTTACACTATATACAGAACCTCCAAAGTCTTTATCAACTAGAGAGCCTGTTATACCAGATGTAATATCAGATGGTCTTACACATACATTACAACTATCATTTTGAAAACTATTTACAGAGCCTACACCAACATTCTGTATGTTAGTTATAGTATTAGCATTAGCATTGATAGAGATCTTCTGTATGCTATTTATGTTAAATACTAAGTTTTCATTTGGATAGGTAGATCCTGTAATATCTCTTACTATAAACTCTCCACTAGCATCTGAATAACCAGTTACTATAAGATCGTATATGTCAGATGTAGAACCATATACAGTAGTCTCTGTAGGTTGACATCTTACTATCATTTTGAAAGTATATCTAGGTGCATTCCATCCATTGTCTATATTAGCATTACCTACTGGCAATGCTCCCATCTTCATAACGTTATTCGTAGATTGATTTACGTTAGTTAATGTACCATTATTTCTACTAATGTCTTCTACTATTCGGTCTATATCTCCAACATTAAGATTTGTAGTAAAACTACGTATAACTTGTTGTTGGTACCCATAGCTTCTTGCCGGTGCGACTATGAGTTGTTGTATAGTAAAGTTAGCATGTACATTACTAAGTTTTAATCCTCTATTTACCATAGCCCCATATGGACTAGGTTCATATGGTATGTTATATTCCATATCTTACATCCTTTCTATCAGTTTTCTACTCTTTGCTTATTTTTCATTACGTTGTTCATTTTCTATTAGAAAATCTATAAGCACATTACTTATAGTGCTTACTATTATATCTTTTACACCTACATTAAGTATGCTAGGTACTAACCAGTTATACTTGTTGATCTCTAGTCCCATACTAGATACCCAATCTAATATAACTAGGTCTCCTGGGTACTCTTGTTGATCAGATTTATTAGACTTACTATCATCTTCACTTCTCTTACCAACAACTACTTTTCTACTAGGGTAATACTTCTCTAGCTCTTCTTCTCTATAGCCTTTAGCTTTAGTACTATTGATATTAGTAGCTATATAGTGTACGCTATCAGCTTCCATACCAGATATACGTTTACTTACTAATGCATATGCTAGTGGAAATGCTTTCATTCCGATTAATATAGCATAGCCTACCGCTATTAGATTAAATATGCTATTAGCTTTTAGATATAATAAACCTCTAGGGTCTATAATATTCTTAAATATAGGACCTAAGATATTGATATGGGTATTAGTTATCTTATCAGGTGTAAATGTAGCTGCTAGTGACATACCTAGTTTGATATTATCATCTGTACATAGCTCTCTTACCTTAGGAGGTAACTGTTTTAATATCTTATCTACAGTCTCAGTAGCCCAGTTTAGCTCTTCTGCTATACCTGGTGTTACATCTGTAGCTAGTCTATAAGATTCTATTACAGACTCTTTATCTTCTGTTTCTGTTTCAGACTCAGATGGTTTATTCTTATTTCTAATAGTATCGTTACTATTACCTATAGATTTGATACCGCTACTGATAGTACCATAGATCTGTCTTACTATGTCTTTATTAGTACTATCTGCTTGGTCCATAAGTAGTATCTTGTTAAATATAATCTTAGCAAGATAATACATTGGTATCTCTTCTCTAGGTAACTGGAAACTTAATACTTTAGACTCTCCAGTCTTCTCTTTATCAAATACTTTCTCTACAGTACTACGTACATAAGCTACTAGTTTCTTAAACCCAGCTCCTTGTGCTATAGGTTGCTGTCTTATCATATCTAGCATCTGTAGATCTGGCATCTTCTTACTACCATCATCTGTACTAAAGATCATTTGTGCTAATGGTCCTGTTATAGCTTTAAATATTACTATAAGTACCATAAGTTGTTTATAATCTTCTTCGATATAGGTTTGATCTCTAGATCCAACACCATCTGTTACCATAGTAGTATCAAACTCTGATTTAATAACAGCTGGTATCTCTAATGGTTGTACTACAGATATAAAATCGTATATAGAGTTGCTATCTAACATGTCTATGATCTTAGTTAGCTCTATAGTAAATTTAGCTTTAATAGCATCTGACTCTACATCAGATGCTATCGTGTAGTCATTTGCTAAGTTAGATATAGTTTCATACTCTCTATAAAGTTTTTCTATATATTCATCACCTCTCCACTGTACATAGTTATTAAGAACACTAAAAGCTCTATCTATCTCTTTTACATTCCTAACACCTAGCTCTGTATTGAATACTGTAAGATAACCTGGATCTTTTATCTCTCTTAGGTTACCATTAGCCTCTTTAAGTTTCTCTTTAGTAGCACGTACTACGTATATGTCTGTTAACATATTAGTTTCATACTTAAGATAAAACATATTTACACTCCTTATTACCATATTGTTTAAATGTTAAAAACTATATTACTATACTAGTTCCTATATAAATAATATCTAATTAATATTGTGTCATTCTGACAGTATATATAGCTAGATGCTTATTCTAGTATCGTTTATCTATATACCTACTTTAGGTACTATTGTAGTAATGTCATTAGGTTTATAAGTACTATTACTTATGTTATCAGTTACTGATTTATTCTTATTATCTTGCATATTTTCTATTTCTTCTAGGTAACTAATTACTTTACCAAAATACCTTTCTGTATAAGCATAACTTAATTCAAGTTCCTCTCTGCTCCTACCATCTACTGTAGAGCTAACAGGCGCATCTGCGCAACCCATAAGAAATGTAACCGGAGTGAATCCGTTATAGTTAACAGTAAAGTTATAACAAGTTTCACCACGCTCTAAAATAAACTCTCCAGCTAGCACTTTATTCTTTTTAGCGTTACCTTTAACCTTCTCAGTTTCGTAAATATCTTCTGTTATCCTATTAAAATTAGGATATTTTCTTATGTTATCTAAAATCCTACTAAATAGGCTATATGCGTATTGTGTTCCTATCTGCACTGTGCGATAGTTTTCAGCACCTCTAGCTGAATTTACCATGTCTAAACCTAGCGATAAGTTTATACAACCGTTATAACTTCCTATTGCAAACTCTGCATGAGTATCTGTCTTATAACCATTTTTAGCCTATTTAAGCTTATAGAACTTTCTTAACTTAAGTCTAGATGGTTTTGTTATAATAACCATAGTGTTTGTATATATTAGCATTTACTCTCCTTTTACTAACAAAATTCTTTATTCATATCTACGCTAAACACTAAGAAAATAGTACACGTTTTCGACAGGTCGATCAACCACCCCTATAATTAATAATTATGCCACTATGTAAAAACAGGGTAAATCTTATATATTATTATATGTCGGTCGAAAAGTTAATAAAGACATATATTATATATATGGTGGTTAAACCGATCAACTACCATATATTAATAAATGCAAAAAACCCACTTTTCAAAAACCCTACTAATTAGGTATAATTCTTACAGAGTATATCTTAACTAAAGCTCTAGGTAGTATACTACTAAAAGTATTACTAAAGTAATACTTCTACTAGTATACTAGTATACTAGAGTAAAGTACTAGAGTATTTCTAGTATAAAACTTAGTTAGTCAGGTTTTTGAAAAAAGAGCTAAATTCGAATTTCGATTTTTACCGTTGGAAAATCGAATTCGAATAGACTTAAGCAAAACGCAGCAAAGGATTTTACTAAAAAACTTTCACAAGCTAAGCTTGTAAATTGCTAAGCGTTAGCGTAGAAATTATGTCTAAACTGTCGCGTTTTGAAAATTTCACTTTTTAGCCTTGTTCAGATTCTAGCCTTATTTTCTGTTAAATCCAATCTAGCCAAACTAGTGCTTTCTGAATGCCCTTTAAAGGGGTCTAGCGTGCTCTGTATTGAACGATCTAGGTTCGGGTAATACGATTACATTACCCGGACATGTCGTCGCTCTACGAGCCTCCTAGAGGCCTTAAAATCGATCCATTTTTTAACCCCCTTAAAATCCGTATGTTGAACTTCGAATTCGAGTTTGCTAATTTCAAGTTTTCAAAATCTGGATTTAAACCCAAAATCGAAATTTGAGTTTAGTACTAAATCGAAGATGCCGATTAGAGCTCCATTCAGGTACCTAGAATCGACGATCTAGGTCTTAAACGATAAATCATATTACTAAGAATTAACATCGCTCTATGAGGCTCCTAGATAGCTTAAAATCGGTCTTAGTTTAGCACAGCTAAAATCCGTATAATTCTAGCTTAGTTTACCAGTCTAACCGAAGGTTAGACTATGTATATATATATTATATATCTTTAGATATATAATATATATATACATAGTCTAAATTTCTACAAAAGTACTAAAGTAACACTATACTGTACTGTTTTTATAAACATTAATAGAGCTATCTAGGAGCTTCATAGTTAAACGATCTACCTTAAGAAGGTAATCATATTCCTAAGCCTAAGATCGTTTAATAGAGAGCAAGTATGAAGCTCTAAACGGTATAGATATTTACCACAAAGTATAGAAATAGATTTTTAATAAAAAATGTAAAACTAGTTTAAGTTTTCTAGTTTCAGATCTAGATTCTGATTTTAGAAAATCTCGGATAAAAAAGCGAATTTTCTCTAGGGAAAAGTAAACTCCATTCCCCTTAAAATAAGGAGAATGAAGCAAAATTGATATAAGTAGTTTTTGATAAAATCAACTAGTAAAATCTTAAAGTAACGGTATACTGTATTTTCTATAAAATTTAGTTTTATAAAATCTGAATTTTCCCCGGAGAGAGTAAACTCTAAACAACGTAAAATAAGGCAAATGATTAAAAACTTACAAAGTCTTAATAGACTCTTACGTATACCAGAATAATAAACTTAAACTAAACTAGCTACACAGTACCTACAGTGGTACTGTGTAGCTATATGTCTAGCTATAGTATTTAGTATTATTTTTCTTACAAGTATAGTATTAGATTTTTAATAAAATAAAAAAAAGAAATAATCACAACAATTACGCGCGCGCGTTTATATCCTGAAGCGACCAAATGAGGGAGCGAAGGGGGCTAGAGGGAACCGAGGGGGTCGGGCCCGGAGGAGGGAGCCCGACAGAGCGAGAGAGAGAGTGTGGGAGGAAGGAAGTGTGAAACGATTTTGACTCCCACACTCTAAAACGAAAAATTAGAGATTTTTAAAAAGTAAAAATAAGAGAAAAATAAAAATACCAAAATATAAAAATACCTTACAGAGACTTTTTGGGAGTCTCTGTAAGGTATATAAGTTTTTTAGATAGTATAGCTAATGTATACTAGTAGAGCTAATATAAGCTATTCGATAGGTGATCTAATAGGGTACTAGATAGGAAAATAGTACTTATGTTAGATTAGAAATTTCTAAAGAAAGGAGACGTGGTGTAATGATCGTATTTACGCTAGAAAAGTTCGTAGCTAATAGCGGTACTGCAACTCAAATTGGTACAACATTTACATTAGCTAGGGATGATAAATTCTTAGATATAGTACATACTGAACGTATAGATCAACCTAATGATTTCCATAAGTTTATATACGAACCTATGTTAGTACCAGATGTTAACTACTATATCAAAGCTAGACGACATTTTAGCGAAAGTAACCTTGACCATGATACACCCAGTAAGATAGTAAGATTTGATAAAGTCAGATCTGAAGCTATGATCTACAACAGAGACAACATAGTAGAGACTCCTTGGTTAGACGTTAATGAAAAGGAACTTATGGATCCTGATAGTAACGAGTTTACTATAAGCGGAAGTGAGTTCAAGAGTAATATGTCTGGTCATGAGTATAGCCACTGGATAGTAACAGATGGTAATGATCAAGTTCTATTTACCTCTATAGAGGATAGAGAGAATAAGAGAAGTATTAGAGTTACTAAAACACCTATCATAACTAGTAAGACTAAACTAATATGCTACTTGATATACGGTAGTGGTGTTGGTATAGAATCTGAAGTTAGTAAGGTAGAAGTGGAACTACAGAAGTATAACTATGAAGTTGTATCTGATATAGAGAATATACCTTCTGGGGTAGCGTATGATTTAACGTTACGTAGGTTAAATAGCAGTGCTAAAATGAATATTAGTAAAATCGAAGTAGTAAAACCGGATACTACTGAAGTATTATACAGTGTAGTGAACACTGACGAGCAAGAATCTCTAACATTTAGCTTGCCGTGGTATTTATTTAGACACAACAGCATGGTACAGGTTATCATCACAGCTCTTGATGTAAAAGATGGTGTAGGACATAACAGAATAAATCTATATACAAGTAGTAACGTTATAAGGGAACTAGAAGATCCTAGCTATAAGTATGTAGGTAAATTCAAAACTATAGGTAAAACCAACGAAGCTGACTATTGCGATAGTGTAAGTAGTATGGAGTTACCAGAAGGTTATATACCTATGCCTATGAACAACAGTAGTCAACTACTGAAATTTAAATTTGAAAACGATAAACTAGTTAACACTGGAGAAGCTCTGAAAGGTGTAAGCCTATTGAGTATAAACAACAGTGGAACGTTTATCAAATACACCGAGAACAATCTACTTGTGATTGACGGTTGGAGAGATATGGGGAGTGACAAAGAACCAGTATTCCTCGTATATAGACATAACACACATAGTGATACTTATGATCTTCTCTCTATGATAGAACATCCTGAAAATGATAAAAATACGGCAGCTAGAAATGGTTCACTAGCACAACTAGATGAAAGCACGTTTGTATATCTACCTGCATTCGGTAGTAAGCTATATAAGCTAGATGTGATAAGTGGTAAGTGTACTGTATTAGAAGAACTTGTGTCTGATAAGAAAGGTACAGAGTACTATAAAGCATTCTTAAAACTACCTAACCAAAGGTTAGTGATACAACATGGTGATGAATCTAGTATGTGGAAATACGAGATTATGAAAATGACATTCGAGAAGTCTATAAGTTTAGATCCAAATAGTTTTACTAAAACAGAGATAAACAGTAGATTTTTACCAAATGGAGATAATCTAATATTTAAAACAAAACAAAACACTACCGATACAGACCCTAGTCTTATGGTATATAGCTATAGAGATCATAAGTATAAAACTATAGATGTAACATTTGAAGCTGGAGAGTTTCCAAATGGCTCTATACTATTACTCAACAACGACGTTATACTTACTAAACGTAAGAATAATGGTCCTGGTAGTAACGATACTTATATTACGTATAAGTATTATTAAGATAAAATACTAAAATAATAAGGAGAAACTATGGCAGGTTTATTTTCAACTGGTGCTACACCTAGATTTGTTCCATTAGGCGCTAATGACAAATCGATTAAAGCACAACCAGTAGATCCTGTAGAAAGACCTAGTCACCTACCTAAATTTTACATATTTGCTAGCAAGGGACCTTCTAAAGACAATATCGTATCTGGTGGTGCAGCTGTAAACCTATATGGTTCTGATACTTTTGACGAACATAGCCCATTCTTTACACACAGTACTAAATTCCTAATAGGTTGTACTGGTGCTGGACAACAAGTTATGGTCCAAAGGTTATTACCATCTGATATAGGCCCAAGAAGTAACATAGCATTGTATATGGACGTACTAGAGTCTGATATACCAAACTATAAGAGAAATAGTAGCGGTGATGTAGTAAAAGATACTGCTGGAGCACCAGTAGTAGATGATGCTAAACCAACTGTTAAAGGTTATGAGATTAAGTTTGTAACTGACTACAACAGTACTGAAGAACCAGTTCAATCTGGATTACTAACAAGTAAACCAGGTGTCATGATGAAAACTGTAGTAACATACAGAGATAGTGAAACTGAAACTGAAACAGTAGATGTTCCAACTGGTAGACACGAAGTACAAAGAGTAGGTACAGGCAGATTTAATACAATAGTAGAGGATAACCCAAATCCTGAGAAAGAAGAGCTTACAGCTGTAGAGTATAAGCCTAAGATTAGAACTAAACTAGAGACTGCTAGTGGTGCTGATAGTAACGCTAAAGTAGAGCTTAAAGAAGTTGTTGTAAAATGGGATATGCTACCTAGTATACAAGATGTTGTAGATAAAGCTAATAGCACTGATGAAGCTACTAAAGCTACCTATGATAAACTATACATAGACAGAATAGCTACGTATATGGAAGATGCTATAAATAACCCTGGAGTTTATGTACAAACTACATTAGATGGTGGTAAACTATCAGATCCATCAGTAGCTGCTATACTTAAAGCTGCTAATGATATGGCTGCTCAACAAGCTGAGAATACTTCATTCGGTCAACCAGATTTTAAAGATAAATATCCTTGGAACGCTATGAAGCTAGTTGCTAAACCAGCTGACTTTGCAGAACTAGATGCTTCTAGCTATAAAGATAATATAGCTACTATCTCAGCTACTATAACTAACAATGTTAAAATTAGTAGACAAGAAGAGATAATGGAAGATAAGCTAGTAGAGATCGTAGATCATGTTACTAGACCTATTAAGATAAAAGAAGAGAAAGAAGTAGTCTCTACTATGTATCCGATTATGGAGTGGAGAGCTAAATACCATGGTAAATCTTATAACAATTTAGGATTTAGTATCAATACACAATACCTAAATGAATTTAACAAAGTATTAGCTAAAGCTGTTAAGAAATATCCATATACATTTAGCGTATATAATAGAGCTAATGAAAAATCTTCTGGAGAAGTATTTAGAAGCCTATTCGGAGAGAACGAAGTTGAAGTACTACTATCTGGTAGTCCAGTTATAGATCCATCTCTAGAACAAAGAAGAGATATACTAAATGTATTTAAAACAGAGTTCTTTAACGAAACTGATCCTATCAAACCTTACAAGCCTTATGGTTTTGAAGATCCTTACTTTTACGATAGTAACCTAGAGAAACTTCTTAAGAAGTTCTTAGAGTCTGAATCAGAAGTTATTAGCTTTGAACCAGCTCTATATGAAGCTGATAATGAATATGCTAAGAACATAGACTGGTATGACTTTGATGCCTTAAGTAAAGAAGATCTTACAGATCAGTTTGGTCTTATTAACCCATTCACTTGCAAAACAAGTAAAAACGTTAAACTACAAACTGTAAAACTATCTGAAGATAGACCTAAACTTAGAGAGAATCTAAAAGAGGTTAATATGTCTGCTAATAAACCAATATTCTTAGCAGGTGGTTCAGATGGTACTATGGATAACGCACACTTTGAAGAAGCTGTTAAAGCAGAGTTCTTGAAATATGCAGATCCTGATAGTGAATTACAAGAGTTAGCATATGCTATAGAGAGTTGTATTTGGGATAGTGGATTTAGCCTAGATGTTAAGAAAGAGATGATCAACATGATCTCTATTAGAAAAGACACTATGGTTGGTCTAGGTACACATACTGTAGATGGTAGCAAACCACTACCAACATCTAAAGCTAGAGCTATAGCTACAGCATTGAATGCTAGATTGAAACTAAATCCAGAGTCTACTTACTATGGTACATCTGTAGCAAGAGGTATAGTCGTACTAGGTGCTGGTGAAATCAGTACAGAAGATACTGGTATTACATATCCACTTACATATGACATCATGGTTAAGACAGCTAGATTTGCAGGAGCTGGTAACGGTAGATGGAAGAGAGAGTTTATATTCGACCATGGTGAAAATGCTGTAATAAGCACTATGAAGAATATAGTACCAGAGTTTATACCAACTACTATTAGACCAGTACTATGGACAAGTAACGTTATCTATCCACAACGCTATGATAGAAAGAACCACTTCTTCCCAGCATTACAAACTGTATATGATAACGATACATCAGTACTTAACAACTACTTTACTATACTTGCTCTATGTGATGTTACTAAGATTGGTTTCGACACATGGAAAAACTTTACAGGTGTTATAAGCTTAACTCCTAATGAGTTTAAAGCAGAAGTAGAGAAGTTCGCTACTACAGCTGTAACTGGTAAATATGCTGGTATTATTACAGTAGTACCTGAATGTGTTATAACAGAAGCTGATGAAGCTAGAGGTTATAGCTATCAGTTAGTATTTAAACTATATGCTAACAATATGAAGACAGTTTGTGTATACACTACAGAAGTATATAGAGCTGGCGAAGAATTAAAATAAGGAGATAAGATATGAGCGCAAGATTAGTAGACGCAATATACGACGCTACGAGAGTTAACGCTGGGGCATCTCCTACGTTAGACTTGAACTATGGCGGTATGATGGGTGTAATGCCTAGATACGGCTTTTACGATAAGAATAGTAAGAAGTACTATGGAGAGTGGATCAACGCTACTCCATACGTTAGAGAGAACATACTACCAGTACTATTAAGCTACCCTAAGTTCTTAGACTGGGTACCTGATAGAGAGCGCTGGATCGGTATGATGAAAGCTACTTTTGAAACACATGCACAAAGCATAGATGGATTAAAAGCAACTCTAACACTAGAGACAGATACATCTACTAACGTAGGTGGTGCTGGTGCTGTATTTGAAGTACCAACTAATGCTACCTATGAGCAAACTTCATTGTCTTATACATTCAAAGAGAGAATGGGTAGACCATTTAATAAGTTCTTTACATTCTGGATAGAGTATGGTATAATGGATCCATATCTTAAAGTACCTAAATCTTTAAGATACTTAAAAGATCCTACTACTAACGAAGAGTTTAATATGTATACACCAGACTTCTACTCAGCTACAGTATTATTTATAGAACCTTCTAATGGTAATACAACTGTTGAGAAAGCTTGGTTAGGATTTAACATATTTCCTAAATCTGCTGGTACAGTTGAAGGTAAGAGGGATCTTACTACTGCTAAATCTACAGAAGATGTTAGCATAGACTTTGCTGGTATATTTATACATACAGACTCTGTTATTAAGTTAGCTAAGTCTATATTACCAAAACTTATCTCTATGTACGAAACTCCAGATTATCAACTTACAGTTCCTATTGCTGGATTCGATCCTGCTGTTAAAGATAACCAAACAGCACACAGTACAGATAGAGAACAAGGTAACGGTGATCTTGAGTATGTTACACACCCAGGTGTATACAATAGTTAATATTTACATACTAGTAAATAAAAAAATAAATATATGCTACAGTAGTAACCTTACGGTTACTACTGTAGTTAAAATTAACTTAGAAAGGTTGCAACTGGCAATTGCAGCTTACTTAACTAGAGCTGCTGTAAGTTCTTCTTTTATACCAGCTATAAAAGATTTACTTACTGTAGAGTCTTTAATCTTAACAGCAAGACCAGAGTTTTTGTATGGCTTACCTGTAAGTGCGTTAGTACCAGATACTTCTCTAGTAATAACACTAGAGATTTTACCACCTCTAGCATATGGAGTCTCTACAACTACTGCATTAAGAGATTTATCTTTCTTAAGCGTAGCTTTAGCAAATTCTGCTGCAGACTGTACTGCTGACTCTGCATAAGCCTTTGTGAAATCAGCTACGGCTTTAAATGTGTCGTATTTGATCTCTGCTTCTTTTAGTGCTTCTTTAAATCTAGCACCATCACTATAGCGAAACTTATTGACGTGTTTTGTATCGTCAGCTTTCACCAACTCGTATTTTTCTGTTTCAAATTTGAAACCCGCATTTTCCATGGAATGCTCCTTATGTGTTTTGAAATTAGAGAAACATACTACAAGCGTATGTAATATATCTACTCAACGTAGAAATAGTGTAATAAAAAAAACTACACATTTTAGCTAGTCTAAAATTTACTAACTACGTATAAGTACTCTATTACGTAGCTCTTGATATGTTCTTCTATATAAATAATATCTATCTAAGATTACGTCACTTTGATACCTACGTATAGAGATATTTATTTTTATCTAATGTCTCTATATAGTGTGATCTAATGGTAGTTTCAAACACTGTATTGATTATAGATTGTTTCTTTGTTTCGTGCTATAATCTTTTATACTCCATTAATAAAAATTCTACTACTATTAGATCGTTTATCCTATTTAAAGTTATGCTACAGATGTTCTATACGAACATCTGTAGTAGTTTATTTAACGCTATGGCTGATCACGTAGATATAAGGAGTACTGATATGTCGGTAGGTACAAAAAAGATAACAACACAACTATTAGATTTAAGTGTTAAAGATAATTTTGAATCTGTACTAGATGGTACTGGTAAGCCACTCTCTATATTAGATTCTTTAGGATTTGGAGAACTAGGTAGTACTATTAATAAACTAATAAATAAAGTAAAGTCTGTAGTTAATAAAATACTATCTGCTATAGGTAATGTACTATCTAAGATAGGAGCTTTTATTAAGCGCATACTTAAAGCTATAGGAGATATACTTAAACCAATCTTTAAAGAGCTTATGAGAATCTTAGGTATACCATTAAAATGGTTAGGTAACTTAATGAAAAATGCACTTAAATTTATAGCAAGCTCATTAGGCACCCTAGGAGGCTGGCTAAAGGACGTTCTCGGTCTGGACAATGGTATGGGTAACATGAAAGACTTCGCGTCTCTAGCGGTCTCTGACATAGCTAGAACAGGCTTTTTAGCATCCATATTTGGATACTACTCTAGAGATAGACATGGACTAGGTTCTGTTACTGATAGATTCGCTAGAGAGTGTGGTTTAGAACCAGTAGCTAAAGCATATCGTAAACTCTTTTACCATGGTAAAGGTAATAGAGACTATTACGATACATATAACGATATGTTCTCTAGGTATCCAGATAGAGATGAAGGTAGAATATACAATGCTTATTATAATAGAGATTTTAAATATAGAAATGATTATTTTAAATCTTTAGAACTAGCAGACTTAGGCTCTATCTTTACTAGGTTTAAGTATATGCAACTAGATGGTTCTACTCATAAACAGTTAATAGAACTATCTGGAGTAGATGATCTTGATAGATGGCTACCTAAACATAGAAGAGTAAATTCTAATAAAACATATGAAGAGCTTAACCAACCTAGAACATCTTATAGTAACTTAGAAAAGCTTTCTATTATACGTAAATCTAGCTCTAGATTAGAACATAAAGATTTAGAATATAACGATGTAACTGGAGATGGTATAATTAATACCTATACTGCTAAACGTAGTATGGAAGATACTATGTTACGTAGATATGAACTAGATAAAGGTTCTACATTTGAACGTTATTACTATAAAGGTCGTAGACCAAATTTAGAAAAACCTTTAGAGTTTACAGGTAAAGACTATACACCTTCTGTAGCGATGGACACTACTAAGAAAACAGAAGCTGAAAAGATAGGTAGTACAGTAGGTATAGTAGGTATGAAACTTAAAGAACCTGTTACGTTCGCAGAGTCAGATGGTATAACTAAAACAGTTACTGTAGATACTAAACAAGCTGATATTTATAAACCATCAGCAGCTAGAACTATTAAATTTAATTTTGATAACTAATAACATATAGAGTAAGTACATATGTACTTACTCTATATGTGTATTTTATTCTGCTCTAACTGAAATACCAGGTAAGGATGTAGTCATATTACCTTGTGCTGTAAATAAGCTTAATGGTCCATTAAGCATATCGCCAATGTAACTAGCTCTCCTATGTGGAGATATTATAGATTTTATATTAACCCACGTTCTAGATAGTCTTTGACCAACTTTATTAAGAGTATACTTCTCTGTCTGTATATCTCTACCAGCTAGTGTAGCTAAATATCTACCTAATGGTGTAGTATCGTCCATACCAAATGTCATTATTTCGTCGAATATACCTTTCACTACAGGAGCTGCTGTTAGTGTACTAAAATCAGTTACTGTAAAGCTTACATCAACACCTAATGGTTTTCTAGATTTAGTAAACGGTAGGTTAGTAGTACCTCTAGTTATAGATAAAGATGTTATCATACCTAGCTTAATATTTTGCATACCTTGCATATTAAGACTGCATAGGAATGGTGATGTATATGAAGCTTTACCAGTAGCTAGTGGTAGTGTACCAGCTAATAGCATACATAGTGGTATACCTATAGATTGCATCATACTGTAAGCATTACCGTATACACATGCTAGTTTCATATTGTAAGTTATAGAAGGAAAGCTTACAGAGCTATCTGACCATCTCTTAGGTATATCTATATAAGCATCTCCAAATATAGTTGCTAATACGTCTGTAAGGCCCATAGTAACGCCACTAGCACCACCCATGATAGTTTCTTTTACAGCACCCATAATAGCACCAGTATCTATAGGTCCTCCTAGGTTACCACCAGAAAAGTTAAACTTAAAATCTTGTGCTGTACTAGCTACTGATTTTATCATACCACCAGTATCTATATCTCTAATATCATTACTAAAAGATTCTGTTTGACTACCAGGAAAATCAACACTAAATATAGCAGATAGCCCACCATCGTGTATAACGGAATCTGCTGTAGACATAAAGTTCTTATACCAAGGATCTTTATCTTCAGTTCTCTCTCCGTTAAAGTTATGTGTAAAACCAGAGCTATAACTAGATCTCTCTTTTCTATCTAGTTTATTTATAGAGTCTTGTAGTTTACCTTTCTCAGCACTTATATCAGTATTTACTTTCTGTGCTTCTTCACCAGCAGATTGTGTTATATCATTATCATCCGGATCCCACATATGAGAACTCTTAATAGCTTTATCTAAGTAAGATTGAAATGTACCAATCTGGCTACTACTTAACGCATATGCAGATTCATTAACATCTGAAGATATATCTTCATTACCAGTAGGTAACGCTAGCATAGCACCATAGCCATCTATCATAGGTATATCTACATTATGCTCTGCTTTCTTTCTGCGTAAGAAATCACGATACATGGCTTGTGGATGGGCCATAACCCCAAATACATCTATCCAACCAGTCTTACTATCAAATAGTCCATAACCAAGTATATCTGCTATAGCTTGTAGTTCATCTTTATTAAGAGTAGATGGTGCTCCTAAGTCATGTTGTAAATCAGCATACTTACTAGCTTCTAAGTTCTCTATAATAGGACTTATAAGTTTAAGTTCTGTAGCTAGCTGTGTGGCTAAGTTATTTACTACAGACCAATAGCTATGCATGGTAGGTTTCATATAGTAATAGTCATAGCTATTATTCATATTTAAGAATTTACTTATAGCTTTTACAGCCCATATGATACTAGCTGTTATAGGTATACAACTGAATACTACTACTGTACCTATCATCTTACCAACATTATAGAATATAGGTTTTCTACCAGTATTAGCAACTACAACATCTCCATAGTCTATAGCAGACATCATAAAGTCTAATAAACCATTGAACTTCTTAACACCAAATGTTAGAAATACTAAGTTAGCGTTATCGTCTATAGCTTCGCTATAGTACTGACCCATACCTAAGTGTGTACCTTGTTTAGTAGGGTTAATATCAGTAGGTTTTCTACTTCTACCGAATGTAGGGTTATATCTAGGTCTTATATCGCAATATCTAGTCCATTGTGGTTTAGGGTTACAAGCTAAATGACCACCTAGTCTAGTATCGCTATATTTAAAACTTGCTGTAGTAAAGAATCTACCATGTGCTAATCTTTCGTCTGATAGCTCTTTGTTACTTATACCGAATCTAGTTCTAACCCAATCTAAATCTAATACTTTTACATTATTTATATGTCTATTACTAGCAAACTCATCTAGTATTCTAACATCGTTAGTCATCTGCTTAGCTTGATCTACTCTTACATAGTTTCTAAGTAAAAATCCTCTTTCATCCCACTTCATCTCTTCTTGTGCCATAGTGGAATCTCCTTCTAGTTATAATTTAGTATAGAGTATCTGGTCTACTATTAACCAGATACTCTATACATGTTATATTACCAGGTTAATACCTTATTAATAGGTTTACTACTGAATTGTCTCTTTAAGCTATTAGAAAGTATTTTAATATCTTCGCTATTAGCTTCTTGGTTAACAGCTGTTTTTACATTAACCATATCTGCTATATCAGATTCTTTTACATTCAATGTTAACATGTTGTTAACAGACTCTGTATTGATATTCTTTTCATTAAGCATATCAAATGTATTAGCATTATTTATACCAGGTTCTGTTACCCAGTCCCATGTTAGTATGGCTGTAGTATGTTTAATAACTATACCATTAACTACTTCATCTCTACTTAGTGATCTTACACTAAATGCTACGTTTCTATCTTTAGTCTCTAGTGCTTCTCTAAGGAACTCACCTTTAGGACCTGATGGTTTAATCCAACCTAACACTATAACTATGTTACCATAGTTACCAGCTATATTACATCTATCATCAGTATTCTGTAACTCTACTTCTTTAATATGGAATGCTACATTGTTCATATCGTAACCAGCATTCCTATTCATAAACTCTGCCATACTCATGCCAGATATGAACTTAGGATGGTCCATCTCTCCTAATAGATAACCTTTCTTTATTCTTCTTCTAAAGAAGCTATTAGGGTTATTGATAAGATCTTCTATACCTTTAGCAGTATAGAATGCTCCACTACTATTAAATACGTTAAAAGCACCTAATCTTACTTTATAATAACCTTCAGCATCTTTTTCTATAGTGCTAGTATTACTAGGTTTATATTTAGCAGCATTAAGTACTATTCTAAAATTATTATCCATCTTACTTTACCTTATCTTAATTATTTTCTTAATATCTTAGAAATATCAGAAGATTCAGTTTCATCTTCTACTATAGCAGATGTTAAACCAGCATCAAAATAGTTACCTATAAGCTTAGCTGCTGTATCTTTAAAACTCTGTACATCAGCTAGTTTAGTATAGACTATCTTCTCTTTAAATATATCATCTCTACTATGTATAACTTCTTTATATGGTTTCAATCCAGTCTTATCTTTACTAATAAGACTAGCTAATATATCAAAACCTACAGGATCATTACCAATGCCATTACCAGTATACTTCTTACTATTTCTAAATATATTAGAAATATCTTCGTAGTTCATATACCAAGGTACTTTACCATTATTATAAAATTCATCTAGTATATTAAACATTATACTAGTATCTTGTACTAAGTTGTTATTAACTACTACAGTACTATCTTTATAGAACTTTAACATAATATAGCTAATTTCACTAGTAGGTAAACCTTTTATGTTTACCATACTAATTTTATCTGGCTGTAGTGATTGAAACACAGGTTCATTCGTTATAGCATAGTTATTGTTATCGTCTACTATACAGTAGTAAGATATTAAGTTAGTTATTTTATCTAAGAAGCAGAGTCCTTTAGATGTAAATCTAGAAGGAAATAATATTCTAAGATTTTCAGTAGCAACAGTTTGTGTACCTACTATCTTAAGCTTCTTAGCTATCTCTTTTGGATTACGTTTCCAACTACTTACATCTATAGTATCTGCCATACTAATACTCCTAGTTTATCTTAAATATCTTTACTTGTCCTAATAGGAAATCTGTTATTAGATCTGTTAGTACATAGCCTAATACATCATCAACTCCATTAGCTTCTTCTTTAGTAGCTATATACTTTTCACATAGTCTAATAAACTTATAGTAGTTAGTTTTATTAAATAATAAGCCAGCTACTAACTCTATACCTATATTCTCTATATTCTCTAATGTATCATTTAGTTCAGATTTTCTAAGTATATCTTCTACTTCATTTTTAAGAGATGGTATATTACCACTAAAGCTACAATAGCTTAGTAGATCTTCTGGTAAGCTCTTAAGTACTTTTTCTAGAGATCTAGTATAGATAGCTACTATTCTATTACGTTTTACTATAGGATTTTCATAGTTACTACCTATTACAAATGTATCCCATACTTTAGATAGTTTATCTTTATTCATTAGGATATTATTCTTTAAGTTATAACCAATAGCTCTCTCTTTAGGTTCAGTAACAGCTAAACCATATAATGCGTCTACTATACCTACTTCATTATCCATACTATCGAATACTGGTTTAAATACCATTACATCATACTTATTAACTTTACAAGTACCTAGAAATAGTACTTCAGCACTTAATGCTTTATCATATAGCTCTATAGCTTTAGCTAAGTAAGTTTCTAGTTTCCATATGATTCTATCTAACTGTGCTACAGTTATATTAAGTTCAGAACTACGTTCCATCTTAATGTAGCTAGCTATAAACCAAGCTTTAGCTATATCAGTACTTCTAAATAAGCACTCATCTGGATCTAATACAGAGTTAGCTAGTTCGTAATACTTAGTAGGATTATTAAGATCATCTTCTGTAAACATTGCTTTAATATATCTATCTAAAGCATTATCAGGATTCTTAATAACAGTTAGTTCTACATATGGTAGATCATAATCTATATTTCTAGTTTCATTCCACTGTATAGGGTTACTAAACAACTTAAGTTCGTTAGCTTCTTTAAGTAGATCTGGTATATCTATCTCTACTAAACCGTACTTACTAGCTTCAGATGGTTCTCCATTAGAAAACTCTTCTTTAGCATAGTTAATAAACTCTAATAGCTGTGCTTTAAAATCATTTCTATATAGTTTAAGTTCAGAACACATAACAGATGATATTTTCTCTACTACTAGAGCTCTATTAGCATCATCTGGTTCAGATGTATTCAATACGTTAAGTCCATTACTATAGTCAAAGTCTAGCTTCTTACCTCTCTCTATAAAATAGTTAGCTAACTCAGATACATTATTATTTTTATATAGGTTATCATATGTGCTCATGCTCTTATTTACCTTCCACATTCATTCTTATACGTTCTACAGAAATATCAGATAGTATATTAGATAGTTTATCTCTATCTATAGTATCTAGTATATTATCATAATCTTTATGTATTACATCTAGTACACTATCAACTGTAATAGACACTATCTTACGTATAGTATCTTCCATTTGTGCTTTATAGTTATCACTATTCATAATCTATATATCTCCTTATAAATTTCTAAAATACATCATAAGCCCTTATATAGGCTAAAATCACGTATCTAGAATTTCTAGTACTGTTATCAAGATAGCACAGTAGAGTACATAGTACTCTACTGTGCTACCCAAGCAAAAAATAGTGAAAAACTGACGAAATATATACAAAGACCGAATACATGTATATATAACATACTATCGATAGTAAGCTAGAACTCCCTATCAGCAATGGAAAGAATATTTATAAAAATCCTAACCGAAATACATTTTTATTACATCATCCTCTACCTTCTTAAGTAACGTAGTAGTAGTACCTATAAGGTTAGGACTATTAACTATACGTGCTGATATAGATAGGTTACTAAATACAGCATCTATAGCATCTCCAGACTCTGTAGTCATATCATAATCAAATACTTCACCTACAGTACATTTAAGTTGGTTAGCTACTATACACTTATCACCAGTACCCATAGTTTCATTAACATCTATATAGATCTTAAGTTCTAAGCTATCTGGTTCTAATAGTTTACCTTGTATAGTATAACCAGGTCCTACTTTACCAGTATAACCAGTAGCTTTAGTTAATACTTTATCAGAGTATGCTATAAGATCTTGTACAGACTTACTAGCTTCTTTAGGATCAAAGTTATAGAATGCTATTACTTTAGATACAGTACCTTTAACTTTAGCTTTAGGAGATATGGTAGCCATATCATTTAGTATAGCTAAAGCTTTTTCATCTAGAGAGCTATCTAATGCTATATCTCCAGATACTGTAGTTACTATAGTATCATTAGGTTCTACTTTATTACCTATATCTACTAGCTTAAGTATATTATCAGACTTATTAATAACTATAGATTTTACTTTAGTTAATGTAGTACCTAATACATTATATAATCTATTAGAGATAGCTATAGAGTCATTCCAGGTTTGTGGATCTTCAGATAGCATAACATTAACCATAGTACCTTGTTTATAGATTACTCTTCTAGTATTAAATACACAAGGTTCGAAGAATAGTTTATCATAGACTAAACTATCATCTTTTATAAATAGATCACCATCTTTAAAAGAAGTAATCATTTCATGTGTATAACAAGTACCAGCTTCTTCTTTAGAAGTCCAATTATAGAGTCTATAAGTTTTAGTAGTACCAGACTTATAAGTAACTGTAATGTTATTAGAAGTTACTTTATCTACAGTACCATCTTCTTCTGCAGTTACTACAAACTTAGGACCTGCTTTTATAGGTACTATGGTTTCATAACCAGTTAGCACTCTAGAAGCCGTCATGTTATTAGTAGCTACAATGTGAGAGCTCATTATGCTAGAGAAGTTGAGCCTCTTAGCATCATCTGTTATACCGAATGGTGTTAACATACTAGATGTACTTAGCATATTCTCCCATTTCAACTCGTTACTATCTTTACTAGTATCTAATAGACCATTGATAGTGCTTATATTAGGATTAGCTGTCATATAGGCTGTTATACCTACAGAGCCACTATCTTTAGTAGCTTCTGATACTATACCTACTTCTGTAGTATTGAACTCTCTAGTACGTTTTACCATACCTTCTTTTCCTCTACCTCCGTCTCCTAAGTATGTAGTATCTTCTTTCTGTTTAATAAAAGCTAATGGATTAAGATCATCTACAGCTACTTTACTATTATCTCCCATTATCTTTTGTAGTATAGCATATTTATCTAGTACTATATTAGCTCTGCTAAACATACTAGCATTCTCATAGTCTTTATAAGCATATACTAATGTCTTATAGATTATACCAGCTATACGTTCATAACCTTTAAACATCATATCAGTAACAGAGTTAGGATGTTTAAAGTTATTATCTAGTAACATCTCAGTAGCTTCTATTAATAATCCTGTAAAACTCTCTGGACCTTTAGTTTGTTTAATAACATTCATAGTCATAGGGTCTATAAACATAGATTCTAATATGTTAATTTCATTTACATACTTTACAGAACTACTTAAGTTACTATAGATAGTAAAGTACCTATGCCATATGTTAGTAAAACTTACTCTAGAGTTAAATTCGTTTATATTAAAATCTTTAATAAGTTTACCTATAGTACTAAATCCAGCTAGTATAAGATCTCCTATACCATAGTCTCTAGTTATTATTAAGTTAACATCTTTAAACTTAAAGCTATATTGATCTTTCTCTAGTTTAACTCTAGTTTTACTTATAGAGTATCTTACTTTAAGTAACTTCATTAGGTTTTCTAATCCTAAGTAGTAACTTAATAGTAAACCTATAGGTATAGCTTCTTTAAGTAGAGCTACTCTTACGAACTCTATAGGCATTTCATCACTATCTATATTAATAATATCGAATAGATTACCTAGTTCATTTAGTTTACCATTCTTTATTTCATATAGAGTGTTCATAAAGTCCATAGCTAAGAAGTTATCTTTATAAGTACCTACTATAACTACAGTACCAGCTTCTAGTTTAACTATATCATCTGTAGTATAACCTGGTAAGAATGTAGCTCTATTATCATAGTTAAAGTTAAAGCTATAGTCTCCGTAGTCGAAAGATTTTACCATAGAGGCTATCTGTGCATATAGAGTAGGTAACTTAGCATCTGGTATCTCTATACCTAATGAAACTACGTTATTACATTTACTATCATAAGCTTTATTCTTAGGATCTTCTTTAGCTCTTAGTTTCTTATAGAACCATTTACCTACATTAGCATCAAAAGCATTAAAAGCTTTACCTACAAACAGTTTACCATAGTAAGAACTAAGTACTACTGTAGTAGGGTCTATTTTACGACACAGCATGTCAACTTTTTGAGTACGTAAAAGATACGTCTGATTATTTATACGAAATGTACCATCTTCGTTTATATAAGGTATATCAAATTTCAATGTAGTTTTCTTACCTGTTATATTCATTATCTCTACTACATGCTCTTCTATATCACCTGTTATATCAGATACGTCATTTACAGTATAGCTTAATATTACATTATTAAGATTCTGTAAGCTATATACAGTTCTAGTTATATCTTTTCTATATTGTTCTCTTAAGTATTGTTTCTTAGCAGTAGCTGCTATATTCTTATTAATAGCTTCGTCGAATATAAGTACATTAGAAGCTATAGTAGCTTCAGTATCGTTTATAGTAAAGTTATCAAACTCTCTATCTAGCATCTCTGCTACGGTACCACCGTCTTTACCTACTATAAAAGGATTCTTAAGATCATTCTGTTTATTAAAGCTATCCAGATAGCTCTTATAGGTAGCTTTACTAATAGCTTTAGTCTCTAGTAGGTAATCTAGCTCTTTAAGTGTTTTACCAGCTAGTTCATCTCTGTAGTTATACTTCTTAAGTTCTTCTATAGATTCAAATACTCTATTAGTAGCTTTAGCTATCTCAGCATCTCTTTTATCTATTTCAGTTAGATCAAAATCTTCTATCTCTGGTATAAACGTATCTAAATCTAGATCTATTAGATCAGATCTATTTTCATCTTCATACTCTTTAAGTACATCATTAACAGATAGTTTATCTTTCTTAGCTATAGACTTAGCAGTTCTTACTAGCTTTTTCATAGCTATATCTTTATTAATACTCTTATCTACTTTAGATAGTACTGATGGACTACTAGTTAAGAACTTACTTAGTGTAATATATAGTAAGTATCTTATAGTTTCTGCTTTAGCTTTTTCACTAACATAAGAACTAGTTTCTAAGTTAATATCGTTATAACCTAATGCTTTTAGAAAGTTATCTAAACTCTCTGTATTAACAGAGTATTTATTACTGCTATACTCTTCTACTATAGTATATAAGTAATCTAGGTTTATTAACATAGATTTATTTTCAAAGCTTACTAGTAGATTAGTTAAACCTAGTTTACTATTAGCTATCCTATTAAATAAACTAGTAGATTTAGTCTCTGGTGTTAACCACTTCCATAGCTCTATTAGGTTAAAATATCTATAGTCTAATTTACTTATAGCTACATTAGATAGTTTCTTACTAAAGCTATCTAGTTCTGACATACTAGGTAAGTTCTTAGGTATATCGAATAGTATAATTCTATTATAGCTAGATAGTGATTTAAGATCATCTAGCATTCTATTAGCTACATTGTTATACTTATTAAGATTTATACTAGGACTATTAGTATAACTATATAAGTAGTTTAAACATCCATAGTTATAGATTATATTATTACCTTTATTCTCTATTACATTAGGAGGTAAGAACTTAAACTTCTTCTCTTCTTTCTGTAGTATAGATATAGTCTCTTTAGGATCATTATTAAGTTTAAAGCTACCTTCTGTTATAGATCCAAAGTTAGTAGGTGTTACTACATTAACCTTATTAAGATTACTAAAATAAGGTATAGATCTACTTACAGACTCTAAAGCATCTGTAGGTTTAAAATAATAGAATATAGTTTCATCTGGTATTATTAAACTATCAGACTTAACCACTGGAGGTTCTATAAAATCTATTAGTTTAGTTAACCCAACTACTTCGTAAATATTGTTAAATTTAGCCATATTTACTCCTTAGGTCAAAATTTCAGTTATGCCCAGCATTTATAAGGAAAACCTTACTATCTCGGGATTTTTGATCAATACGATACTATACTATATAGAAAGGACAGCCTATGGGATTTTTCGATGGTTTATTCAATACAGACGTAAAATACGATGCTATAAAAGATGAATATACTCTTGTAGGTATGTTAGGTTTAAAAGAAGTTACTAATAGATACGGTAATGATAATCTAAAGATGATATTTCACTCGTTAGGACTTACAGAATCTAAGTTCTACGGATGTTTTAAATATGAAGTAATCTCTATATTACAAGATCTTATTAAAAGACCTAATTACTATGTTAATGTTAAGAAGATAAAAGAAGTACTAGATAAACTATTAGTTATGACAGAAGATAAGATATTAGATCCTGATAATAAGTTAAACTTTAAGAATATAGAGAAGATGAAGTTTAAACCTTTTGACTATCAATCAGAACTATTTAACCACTACGAAAGCTATAAGAAAGATACCGGTAATAGAGGATTATTAGTAGGAGCCGCAGCTGGTACTGGTAAAGCACTAGCTAATGGTACATTAGTAAAATCTTCAATAGGTTGGGTACCTATAGAGAACCTTAAAGTAGGAGATAGAGTACTAGGTGTAGATAGTAACTATACTAAAGTAATTGGAGTATATCCACAAGGCAATAGAATGCTCTATAGAGTTACATTTCAAGATGGTAGAACTATAGACTGTGATGGAGAACACTTATGGACTATCTATAGCTATAATAAAGATAAAGATAAGAAAGATCTATCTACATTAACTACGTTAGAAATAAAAGAGCTATTAGATACACAGTTTACTACTAACTATAGAAATAAATATGGTATCTATATACCAGGTATATCTTCTAGACATACTGATATAACATTACCTATTAATCCATATGTACTAGGTACATTATTAGCTACTGGTAACATAACTAATGCTCTTATTATAAATACTAAAGATAAAGGTGTTAGAGCTAACTTAGTTAGTAAGCTACCAACTGGTATTAAACTAGATACTATAGACTCTACTAGAATAGTAGCTAATAGTGAAACTACTAGTTACTTACCAGTACTTAAACAGTTTAGATTACTTAATACAGTTAATGATGAACTCTATATACCAGAAATCTATCTAGATGCTTCTGAAAAACAAAAGCTAGAATTACTACGTGGTATGATGGATATAACTGGTTATGTTAACCAGTGGGGCGATACTGTAATGTATCTAGATAATAAAAGGTTAGTTAATTCAGTATGTAAGCTAGTATGGTCTTTAGGTGGTTTATGCTATACTAAAGAACCTGATGTAAGATTAGAAGATATTAAAGATAAATCTATAATAAGAAAGTATAGGTTAGTTATAAAACTAAATGTTACTGATGCTATTATAACTAGAGTAACTAATGGTGTAGAAAATCTATCTGCTCCTATAGAAGAGTATAACTTAATACGTATAGAGTCTATAGATAAACTCTACGATGGTTTAGCTACTTGTATTAAAGTAGAAGATCCTAAAGAACTATTTGTAATAGAGAACTATATAGTAACGCATAATACTTATATATCATTAACATTTAGCGAAATGCTAGAAGCTGATAAAGTATTAGTAATATGTCCGCTACCAGTACTAGAGAAAGTATGGGTTAAGTCTATAAAAGAAGAGCTTTATAAAGATAGCTCTAAGAATACAATATGGAGCTCTAAAGGTCCTATAGCTTATACAGATGAAAAGTTTATACTATGTCACTATGAAGCATTAGAATCTCTATACTCTATACTACCTAAGATAGCTGGTACTAGACTTACTGTTATAGTGGATGAATCTCATAACTTTGCAGATCCTAAATCTAAGCGTACTATATTACTACAAGATATAATAGCTAGATCTTTTACTAAGAATCTATTTTTACTATCTGGTACTCCTATTAAATCATATTCTACAGAGATTATTAATATAGCTAAACTAGTAGATGGTAAACTAACTGATGATAACTTTACTAAACTCTATAAGATCTATTCAAATCCTAATAAGTTCTTTAGATCTATACTACCAGGTAGATATAACGATATGACCTATGTTATAGAGAAGAAAGAAACTGAGTTAGAACCAGTTAATAAGATATACTTACCTGTTAAACTTAAGAACTCTGATGTTTATACATTACCTTATATACGTAACGAGATGAAAACATTTATCTATAATAGGATAGCAGAGATAGAAGCTAATATGCCTAAATACCTAGAAACATATGAACTATGTCTTAAGTTAGCAGTAGAGAATGGATTTGAAAAGAAGACTAGTTATACTATAAAACAATATAGAGATCTAGTAGCAGTTATACAATCTGCTTATAAGAAGAAACAGTTAGGTTTTATACCTAAAGAGATGGAGTTAGCTAATAAGATAGAGAATGCTATTAAAACATATCTACCTAATGAATTAGCTAAACAATGGACTGATATAAAAACTCTTATTAAGTATCCTTTACTTAAAGTACAAGGTGAGTGTTTAGGTTTAGTAGTTATGCGTGCTAGAATAAATTGTCATAAAGATATAGCAGCTAGTTTAGACTATGTTAAGATATTAGATAGTACGTTAAAGGATACTATTATATTTAGTAACTATGTAGAAGTATGCGATACTGTAGTAAAACAGCTATCTAACTTAAAACTTAATATGGCTACTGTATATGGTTCTACTACACATCTACTTAATAAAGAAGTTAAACGTTTTACAGAAGATAAAACTTGTAATCCATTAGTAACTACTTATAAATCTCTATCTACTGGAGTACCATTAACTAATGCTAATGTAATACTAGCTATAGATCTACCATTTAGAATGTATGTATTTGAACAAGCCATATCGAGAGCATGGCGCGTAGGTCAAGATAGTCAAGTAGTAGTCTATATACCTTCTTTAGATACTGGTAGTGTACCTAATATAAACCAAAGGAATTTAGATATTATAAGCTTCTTTAACGAAGAGGTTGAAGCACTAACTGGTTTTAAATCAGCAGTAGATGTAAAAGCTACCGATGATATAAACTTAGAATCTATAGATAAATTTGATATGTATCTTAAAGACTATGATACTGAATTGATACGCCATAAAGCTCTCTTATGGTAACTATGTAAATAACAAGGAAGGTGTATATGGAATACTCTACATATGATCCAACTAACGATGATCCAACTGTAAATTATAAAGGACCTGTTCAAGCTCCTATGGATAATACTATGGGTACTACACAACAACAAGTAGCGCCTAATCCTAGTATGAATCCTAATATGAATAACTATGATCCTACTACAAGTTATAATGGTGGCTATAACTACCAATCTAATGTAGGCTATAATAATTATAATAACTATAATAGTACTCCTAATGATTCTATATGGGGAGAGTTTATATTTCAGATACTATTTATAATAGTAATCTTCTTAACTCCATATCTATTCTTTATACTTAAGAAAGCTTTACTTAAGTTTAACTGGTTATCACCTCGTATAGCTACTATGTTAGAAAGATTAGAGCCAGTATTTACTAGGATGTTTCAGAAAGTAGGAGGTAAGTTACTTTCTAAGAAGCTACATACTAATATAAACGCAATGCCTGCTGAATCTACTACTATAGTAGCTGAGACTATATCAGATTCTCTTAAAGAGAAGCTTAGGGTAGATCCGAATGATCCTGCTTATATGTATCAAGAGGTTACTACAGTAGAACAAGTACAACAACCTAGTTTAGAAGATGATCCTACTGTAAGCTATGGTAAAACTAAGATAACAGATGAGAATGGTAACTCTGTAGTTATTACAGATACTACCGTATCTAATAAGACTATAAACGAACCTTCTCCTAGTAGCTCTATTAGAGATAAGATAAATATACTATTAGATAACGATGATGAAAAGCTAGAAGGCCTAGAAGCTTATGATCCACACGAGGTAATAAAAAGAAACTTAGGAAGGACTAAATCATGAACGCATTACAATATACGTTTAACAATATGATAAGAATGGAGATACCTATAGAGATACTAGAGCTAGCTTTTCCACAAAAGAGAGGTACAGCACCATTATCTATAGAAGAGAGAATGCTTATAGAGTGTATAAGACCTATAATCATGACAGATATGAATGCTCTAGGTGGAGAGTTAGCTTACTTATCAGTAGGACAATGTAACTTAGTAGCTGTATCAGATTACTCTTATAACGAACAGTTAGGTTCGTTCATTATAGACGTACCTAAGACTATAACTAATAATAAATCTATAGTCTCTGTACTGTCATTAGTACTAGGTGACTATAATGGAAATGGCGTATCTGGAGACGCTATGATGCAACAGTGCGTATCTCCTGTAGTAGCAGACGGTATGAGATTATTAGGTACTATGCAACCTGCTAATATAGTGCAAACTGCTAGATTAGAGCTAGTAGGAGAGAATAAAGTACTAGTAGAGGCATATCCGCCATTCATAACTTATGGTATACTTAAAGTCAATTTAGCTAATAATGCTAACTTAGAGAATATACAACCAGGTTATTATACACAAGTAGCTAAACTTATAACACTAGGTGTTAAGAGATATGTATATAATAAACTAAGAATACAATTAGATATAGGTCATATCTATGCAGGACATGAAATACCATCTTTTAAAGAGATAGTAGATAGTTATTCAGATGCTGGAGAGCTATATGCAGAACAGTTAAAAGTATGGGGTAAAGTATCTGTACTTAATGATAGTAGAAAGATGTCCCAATATACTTCTACTATGATAGGTATGATGGGTTAACTATAAACTAAGATAGAGTAGAGTACTATATGTACTCTACTCTATCTATATTGTTACTGCTTAGGCTTCTGGTTAGCAGACATAAACCGTTGTAGTATCTTCTCTACTTGTTCTAGTTTGATCTCTAGTGTTCTATATCTTACAGATTGTTCTTCGTATAGTACTCTCCAAGATTTATTATAAGATCTAGCTTGATTAGCCATCATCTTCTTATAGTTATTATAGTCAGTATCTGATATAAGCACTGTAGGGCCACCAGGTTGTTCTGTCATATCTGGTTTAATACTTATAGTATCATGTACCATAGTAGCTATATTTTCATATAGAGTATCTAAGTTAATATTATCAGGTACTAGACCTAAACTTAATGTAATAAGTCTCTCTGTAGCTGTATAACCTATAATAGCAGGCATCTCTTTAATTCTATCTGCAGGTACATATAGAAACTGCTGATCATCTACAGCTAGTGTTATAATAGGTACATCGCCTTCTAGATCTTCTATAAAGTCATCTTTAGTTAAACCATGTTTAATATAGATGTTATTAAGAGGGTCTAAACCATCATCGTGAAACGATTTAATCTTACGTATCTCTACTACTTCATACTCTTTTTTATTTATATCTGGATCATCAGCATATGGAGCATGAAATATGAATACTCCTCTAGTGTTAATAGGAGGGACTGTATATTTCATATTGAACTTCCTTAGGTATATTATAAATCAGCGATTGATTAGCTTATAAAGAAAAAAAAAATAAAGTTATTTAGAGACTATAGACCCTATAATGGATCTATAGTCTGTTAGCTAGAACTAAGCTGCTATTTGCACTTGAGACTTTAATTGTTTCAAATACAACTCTAGCCGAGATATAATCTACAGATAGATACTTTATTAGTATCTATCTGTAGTATAGTTTTATTTTACTATTTCATTAGTTATATTAGCTATAGTAGCTAATGCTTCTCTACCTAAGCTAGTATCTATCTTAGGATTTAAATGTATCATCTTAGCACTATCTATAATATCACCTTCTGTACTAAACCTTATAAGGCTACCTTTAGTCTCTATGATAACATGTTCTTTAAACTTAATATAGACAGAACCATCTTCATTAGTTCTTACACTATCTATACTATCTAGTAGCATATTTAGTTTATCTTCTTTAGACTGTGCTATAGCAGGTACTTCATAACGTTTAGTAGTTATGATAGCACTAACTTCTTTATTAACATTATTCAATATTCTATTATCTGTTTTAGGTTTATCTAGTCGCATATTACATTCCCACTTCCTGTTACTAATATACCACCACAATTAACAGCATCTCCTATTCTAACAACACCTCTACCATTACAAGTTACATCTGTAGATGCCACTGCAGATGCTCTACTGTGTACTGGAGAAGGTGAAGGTGAAGCATGTGGTTGTATAGCATCTCCTAACCTATGAACTCCTAACCCATTACATATAGTATCACTACTAGCTTCTATTACATTAGTAGGTGGAAAGCTACCATGTCCTGATGCTATATCTGTTAATCTTACTACTGGTGGCATAGCTATTCAAACTCCTTCTTTAGTTCTTCTAATGTATCATAGGTATATTTCTTACCATTCCTATAGATACTATGTTTTACTATCTCATCTCCTACTATAGTAAAGTTACTTAGTAAGTATGCTTCTAGAAACAATTGTGTATCTATGTTATTATTCCTAATAACTAATATATCTACATCACTACTTACAGTTTCTTCTTTAAACTTAGCTACAGTACCTTCTACTTCTAATAGAGTTTCTAATTGTGTCTTATATTGTTCAAATGTAGCTTCTAAGTATAGTGGTTTCAATATAGCTAATGTAGGTAGTTCATTACCATCTTTATCTACTAATGATTCTATCTCCCAAGTACGATACTTATGCGTTACTGTAAACTGAAAATCATATGTAGCATCTCTAAACCTACCTATAGATTGCCAGTTACTACCATCTAGCTTGATCTTCTCTTTAGGATATACATTATCTTTAGTAGCATCTTGAAAGTTAAACGTAAGTACTTTACCAGTTATTACTCCATTATTATCTATTTTAAGTTCATTAGGTATATTACCAGATAGACTCCACTCTATAGTCTCTTTAAATAACTTAGTTTCACTATGTTCTATAGTATGTTTAAAGTAATGAGTTTCCCATGGATTTATAGCATGGTATAGACCAGATTGATTAGTTATTCTACCAGTTGATGTTATAGTAGATTCCATATCTCTATTACCTCTTAGTTCAATTTGATAAGAGGAGCATTCATAGTCATAGTACCACCAGATTTACAAGTAGATGTACCAGATGAAGATAGATTATAAGCTCCGCCTACTTGTGTAGTTTTATTACCAGATACATTACCAGTTTGGTTACCACCTATAGTCTCTTTATCTTCAGCTCCTATCTCTACAGTTCTATTAGAACCTATCTTATGCGTATAGTTCTGTCCTGTAGTTATAGTAAGATCTCTATCATGGTTTATAACTATATCGTTATTGATTCTTATATTAAGTATACCATCTACAGATTTAAGTTCTGTATAGTTACCTTGTTGATCTACTAGTGTTACTATACCATCTGCTGTATTGAATATAAGATCATACCAGCTAGCTTCACCATCATTATTAGCAGTATGAAACACTACTTCTTTATTTCTAGTATCTACTAGCATATAGTATTGTTCTTCTCCAGAAGGTTGATTAGGTTTAGCATCATCTTTATTAGAGAACCCATATATAACTTTCTCTCTCTTACGTATATTAGTACTTATAGAAGCCCAATAGTATTCATCATTACCAGCATATTGGAATAGATGTACCATCTCTCCTATAGTAACATCTGGTGCTGTGATTCTATTAGAGTTATATAGATTCAACCACTTAGCAGTTACAGATTTACCTTTCTCTACTTGTAAAGATGTAGTCTTACCAGACATATTTACATTATTAAGAGATTTCTTCTCTTTTTCGTTATAGTCACCTTCTAAGGTAGGCATAGACTCTACCATAGTTACTTCTATACTATAACCATCTTCAAGTTTATCTTTAACTACTTGACCCATACCTACCATTTTATAATTTGTATTTAAACTATCCATATCTCTAATATCCTAACTCTGAAATTAACACATCTGAAGATTTATAGAATCCTAGTGCTTCTAATACAACATACATCATACCACAGTTATCTTTTACTATACGTTTATAGTTAACACAGTTAAAGATCTCATCTGGTAGACCTTTACCTTCTATAAGACTCATAGGTGGTCTAAATGTACCTATATTCTTCTTACCATACTTCTTAAGAAATACTCTAAACCTATTAGCTAACTCTTGATCTTCTAAAGACTCTAAGTAAGTATTCATTCTAGCTTCTGTATCTAAGTTAGTAGGTACTTTAACTACATTATAAGTAGGTTCACCAGGATAGCCATATTTATCCGAAAATACCTCTTTCCATAGTAGGTGATGTATATAAGGAGATTTCTCAGGAGCATCTTTATAAGATGTAGGATCTTTTATCTTATCAGTACCAAGTACTTCAGTACTACCAGTTTTAATCTTAGCTATAATCTCTCTTTCTATATCAGCTACTCTTTTTACATAACTATATAGATCTAGTTTCTTATGTTCTCTTAATGTAGCTCTTATCTCGTCCATCATGCCATGTCCAGCATTTCTATATTCTGCAGATATACTAGATGCTAATAAGTGTACGCCTTTAATCTCAGCTTTAGGTTCTCTTAGTACGTTACCTTCTTTTATAGAAACATCTGCAAAGTAGTGCTTACTAGCATTCATAGTTACGAAACTATTCCACATGAACTCATTTTTCATCTTCAGTGTTTCAAACTTACTCTTATCTAAGTTCATATTACCAGATAGTGTTTTAATATAGTGGTCCATAGTCTGGGTAGCTATTGTCATCATCGTAGATGCTACTCCTATAGGATCTCTATCTTCTCCATTACAGTTCTCTTTATACCAACGAGTCCAATCGTCATAGGTAGCACAAGTACTATCTGTATCTGATAATACTATACACTTTCTCATAAGCTCTTTTATATAAGCTATATTGATAGGACCTACTTTAGTAATAAGTAGAGCTTGTATTAGATCTTTATACTCTGTAAGACCTTCTGCTACATATTTAGCAGTAGAAGCTAGTAGATCTAATAGTTCACTACCTACCATCTTATCATACTCTATAACTTTACCTTTAATAGCATCTTGACAGATATTATGCACATGTGATTGTACACCTTCTTGTACATTCTCTATATCTTCTAGTTCAGTCTCTGGTGTAGTATAACCAGTTTTAGTAGAACTAAGTCTAGCTATAAGTTTAACCATAATATCTTTATTCAATCTTCTAAAGTTAAGTAGATCATTTGTATATAATACAGCTGCTAGCTCTAGCTTACTTAACTTACCTAAGTATTCTCTAATGTAATCTAGTTTAGCTGGTATATTCCAAAAGTTTTCAGTACTCTCTTTAACCATAAGCATAACATCAGATACCTCTGGATATACTATACCATATTTATCTATTACTTTCTGTAAAGCTAACATATCAGCATTAGCTAATACACTACTTATATAGTTCAATACGCTATCTGGATCTCTAAATATCTTATTACCAGATATAATAGACTCAGTTACTGCATTACCTATAGAGCTAACACATCTAGTTACAGATGTAAGTGTATAGTGTGCTGATGGATTATATAGTATAGTACTCTTACTAGCATATGCACCAGATAGAGAGTTATTAAATATCTTTCTAGTCTTTTGCATATTATCGTAGTACATAGCTTTGTCTTTATCACCGGTTTGTGTATAATAGAATAGCTTCTTCTTATCTTCTTTTCTAGCTTTAATATTAACACTAATAAACTCTGCATGTAAAGATTTCTTAATACTAGGATGTACATAAGCTGTAAATGATGGTACTAGTACATTATGTTCATCTTGTACAGATTTTATATAACTTAATAATGGTTCTGTATCTATAAACATATCTCCATTTTCAGCTCTATGGTTAAACTTAACTATAGGATTTTTAATAGGATATGATTTAAGTACTGCTATTACTTTCTTTCTAGCTTCTTCTACTGGTATACCTTTAGATTTACTAATAAATATGCTTGCTTGTTTTATATATTCAGACTGTGGATCTAATCTATTTAAGTATTCTTCAGTCTGTTTCTTAAATACTAATTTATCTACCATAACGTATTACCTTCTATTCTGTTCTTTAACATCTACTAAATCTTAAAAAATAATAATAATAGTAACTAGAACCATAAGGTTCTAGTTACTACGTTCTCCATATCAAAAATCTAATCTAAATTGGATTTTATCATACTAATATATATCTATATTTTTTTATATTCTATTTTACAACCATAATAGCCTAACTCTGTTAACTTAGCAGCCACTATGTTAATATCCTCTGTATTAGCATTAGGTATTTCTATCATTAGCTTAAGTTGTTCTACTTCTTGTAAGCTATCCATATCTATATACTCTAATGGTATCAATACAGTATTCTTATTAACAGCTTCAAATAGTATATAAGTAAGATCTTCTATAGCGTAATCTTGTTTAAGGTATCTCTTAACTTTTTCATGTAGAGTATGTATATCTCTATATGTCATAGCTCTATCTGCTGTTAATATACCTAATACTTTCATACTTCTATAGCTACCACCTAGTTCAGTTGGAGCTAGTGTTACAAAATCATATCTCTTGTGTAACTGTACCATCTTCTATAGCCTCTCTATTTGCGATATTCATATTAAGAGTATCATAATTAACCAGTGAAATATTCTGTACTGGTATATGATAGGTTAGTATCATACTACCATACTCTTCTATAAGTTCACGCAAAAGAATACTTATAGCTTCTAGCTCTAATCCATTGGTATTCATATAGACATGTTTACCAATCTCTGCTATCTTACTATTAATATAGTTATATTCTAGATCACCCTGTATAAACCTTGCTGATAGCTCTACTATATCTTCTAGTATGCTATATATACTAGCTTTATTACTAGTAGGCTCTAATGCTTCTATAAGCATACTCAGTTTACCTATTACAGGTAATCTTATAAGATCAGTACTCTGTACCATTTATTACCTCCTGATCGAAACATACCATTATAGATTGTTCTAAAGTACCATCTGGACTATCTATACTAAGTAGATCGTCCATAGTAAGACAAGCTACTGATACACTTATAATATCAGTACCCCATACCCACTTTACTGGTAAATAGCCACAACCTATACCAGTCTTAATATTGCTACCAGTCATAAACTCTTCATCGTTATACTTTATATTATACATACCTAGTAACCTAAGTAAGTAATTAGACATCTCTTCAAATACTCCACTTACATAGAGTTGATCTAATTCATCTTCTAATATAAGATCAGAGCCAAATGGTATCTCATTAGCTCTTATGTAGCTAGATATATTCTGTATATCCATTTGTATAGGGAAGAAATAGTTACCACTATAACTAGTATCTGTATACTCCATTAGATTCTTATAACTATAGTTAGTTATAAGGTAATCTACTATAAACCTAAATAAACTATAGTCATACTGTTTATGCATACTATTATATTTAGATTCAAAACTATCTACGTACCATCGATAAAAATTAGATAGGTCTACGTGATGTAGACCTATCTTAACTCCTTTGTCTATAAGTTCTTTTACTTTAACCGATAGTATATCAGATGGTAGTAAGCTACCTATTCTCATATTCTACTCCTTAGTTAGCTCTAATACTAACTTATCATTACTACTATCTAATCTAGTTACATTAACTTCTTTATAATCTATATCAAATACTAGATTAACCTGGTGTTCTAACCAGTCTGTTAATGTAATAAACTTATTATTAAAATCATCTTCTTTAATAAGTTCAAATAGCTGTATAGGATCTTTCTTAGAACCTATACCGATTAGAAAGTCTAAACCTCTTACTACTAACTCGTTATATAGACTAGCTTGTTTAAGTTTATTAGTACTATAGTGCTCTATTAGATATAACTCTAGATCACTACCGTAGATTAACTTATTAGTTATAGCTGGTCTATATTTAGTTAGATCTAATACTTTAGTCTCCATAGCTTTAATTAACCTTTACTAAATATCTTAATACTAAACTACCATATAGCTTAAAGTCAGCTTTATAGAACTCTATAGTAGCACGTTTATCAGAAGGACCTATATAGTTTCTTATTAGATAGCTTACTATCGGTTCTAGTATGTTATCTCTATAGTTCTCTATATACTCTCTCCAATATCTTATACTATGCTTATCTTCTATAAGATTTCTATATTCAGATACTTCTCTTAGTATAGCTCGACTAAGTATACCAGATGTATATTCAGTTCCAAAGTTATAAGTAAACCTGTAATCTATATACCTACCTATAACTTCTCCTATAGCATCTAAGCCTTCTTTAGGTATCATAGGTAGACCTTTAGGACATAGCATATCTTTTACTAATATATCTACTCTAACATCGCCTAGTTTACTATCAACTGCTATGATCTTAGAAGATATTCTAGCTTCATCTGGAGCTATACCTAGTTCCATTAGAGTACCCATAAGTTCATCATCTGTTCTTAATAGATTAGACATATTATTTAGATACTCTCTTATTTCATCTTTATGATTCATAACTCTATACTCCTATCTATTAGAAATCTATATAGCATATACCATTCTGTATATTAGAAAACTCTGGTATATGTAATATATCTAAATAAGACTCTTTATACCTATAAGAAGCTATTTCTCCTAATGTGTATATATAGATCTCAAAATCTTTAATAGAGAATACTATTAAGTTATTTTCTATATATGGTAATATAGGTACTATATAGTTATCCCAATAGTCATCTAGTAATCTTAATACTAAACTCTTACTACTAGGATCTAATATATCTAGATATTTATCTTCTAAGTGTTCTTCTATAGATTTATTTCTATCTACCTGATAGAAACACCAACCATTCTTATTAAAACTAGATCTCCTATAGAGCTCTAAGAAGAACCTATTAGACTCTTCAGCTACTCTACTTCTAATATACTCCATAAGCATAAAGCAACTACAGATGATAGGAGATAAGTTACCTTCTATTCTATCAAACTCTTGTCTAGAAGCTCTAGCTGCTCTAAGTACTGATTCTATCTTAGTTAGCCTAACATCTATAGGTATCTCTGCTACAAACTTAATATGTTTCTTAGCTATACGAAATCTATTAACCTCATCTAGAGCTAAAGGATTACTAAACCTCTTGTTCATATTTCACTCCTACTAACAGTTATAATATAATCTTTATAATACATATTTAAACTAACTTTAGTATCTATATTAAGATTAACTCTTTTAGACTTACAACCTAACAGAAATTGACTTAATGTAAGATGTACTATATCGTTGCTATAGATTAATACAGTAGCTATCCTATCTATATCAGCTTGTGATATGTTATAGTCAGCTTTATCATATTTAGACTCTATATTAAATCCAAAGTTTACTAGTATCTCTTGTACGATTATATATAGTGTTACTAGGTTAATCTCTACATAACCTGATTTAATAAGCTTATTCTTTCTATTAAGAGTAGTTACTACTTCATCTGGTATGAATAAACCATACCTGTCCTTTGTTTCATTAGTTAACATATACTTATTAACCTTTCTATAAGCAATATTCAACTTATTTCTAACTCTAAAATAATATAAACCTAGAGAGATACCATAGTGGTATCTCTCTAGTTATACTATAGGAACATTCCTGTTTCATCATCTTCAGCAGCATGTGTAGGAGCTTCTATCATAGTAGCTTTAAGTTCATCTTGTAGTTTAGCAGATGCACTATTAAGCTCTGATAGTTTACTTATCTCTTCTTTAAGTAATCCAGAAGATGCTACTATATGTAATGGAAATGATTTCTCTCCAAATAGAGCTAAAGCATTTTCAGATACTACAGTACCTATCTTATGGTGTAATACATTAAGACCAAACTCTACATCCTTACCAGGTGCTGTTAATGTTCTAGCTACGGTAGGTATACAATAGTTAGGTAGTTTGATTTCACCATTACCAGTATGTACAGATAGACTATATAAGCCAGCTGGTGTTTTAATACCTTTATAATCTTGCTGGTTGATAAAGTTAGCCATATCTGTAGAGTCTAAAGATTCATTATCTCCAGATAGGAATAGAGACATGATACCCATTACATTCTTAAATCTATCATTAGCTATAGATTCACCTTTAGTTTGTGAAGCATCCATCTCTGCATTATTAACATAGTATGTAATAAGACATTTACCTTTATCAGTAGCTTTCTTATTCAATGTTGCTAATACAGCTTGAGTATTTCTAAGTTTAAGAGCATCTCCTGAATCGCCTATAACTAGAGCAAATGTAGGAATGTTTTTATCCATTAAGTACTCTGCTAATAGTATACCGATATTACTACCAGAACCACCGCTAGCACTAAATACTAAACATACGAATGTATTAGTCTCTTTCTTAGTAAGCTTAATTTTATCTAGGAAGATAGGAACGTTAGCGTTGATCTCTTTAATCATCTCGACACTTCTGGCTCCGCCAGCTCCATTGATAATGTTCTTATCATTACTAGCTAATTTCTCTACTTTATAGAAATCTCCTATAGGATCTATCATATCATAGTTATTTTTACTAGTATCTATAAAATGGTATTCAATAGTACTAAATCCATCTCCCATACTTTCAAGACCTTTAATAGCCTTACCAACTACAGAGGTACCACCACCTCCAGCACCTATAACAACTAGTTTGTTACTCATTTCTTTATCCTTTTTTAATATATTTATAGTATTCTAAATTAACTATATAACGAGTATAGGTATGGCTCTATATTAAGGCCATACCTATACTCTGCTTATAGCAACATCATTATTTTACTTAATAGTAGTTATCATCACTGTCATCAGGCAGATTACGTATTTCAGCCGTTATACTTTCTAGTGCGTCTACTATTGTATTTCTAGTATCTGTAGAACAATAGCCTAGGATGCGTCCTAAAGATACTCTAGCATCTTCTAATTCATCTCTAGCCGTTTTGGGTTCTTCTACTTCTTCATCTTCCTCGTCTGGCTCATAATCTTCCCATGGTTTTGGAAAATTAGGATCATCTTCACAGCAGCAGCAATCATAGTAGTCGTCCTCAT